ATTTAATTTCTTCATTCTTTTCATCAATATCACCACCATCATACAAATTATATTGTTCAGTTACCAATTTTTTAGATAATAAAAATAAATAGTCATATATTTCATCAAAATTAGTTTTTTCTGTAATATATAGTACAGTTTTTAGTGCGATATTAACCGCTTTCAATCGGTGTGGCGTCATTGATGTCAACGTAAATCGTTTATGCCATACACCACTTATCAACTCATAATTATAATCATCCGGATTATCTACAACAGACCCTAACAAATCTAAATCTAATTTATCAATAAAACCATCTCTATTAACATCGTAAATTGGTTTTCCATGATTATCAAACATTATTGCCTGTGCTAAATCTGGTGAAACAGTTTGTTGACCAGATAATAATTCTTCCTGAGTTATATTTGATTTACCAACATTAGTGATGTCGATATATAATTTTGATTTATCAACCAAATTGAGTAATCTATTAGATTTTTCTATTATTGCATCATAATCTAACCCATATTTGTTTTTAATAACATCAAGAATATATTTACTATTCAATGAACCAGATTGTAATGATTTATAAGCCAATATACAAACCACATATTCAATCAATTGAGTAAATCTAACATTTAATAAATCACCATAATTGAATAAATTATAAAATGATCGATCGAGTTCAAAATCAACTTTCACATTATCATAATTAAATCCAATGTTACACGTTTCAGACACAGTAAATATCCTAAAATCAAAATGTTTGATGTCAATATTATTTTTATCAGTAGTAATAACTACCCCACGAATAATAACTTTTTTACCATCAACGAGAATTATCAATCCAAAAGCGGAATTTATAAGAAGGTCCTTACTATCTACAGTGACAATACCTTCATTGTCACTTGATTCATCAGAAACAACCACACCATTGTTATTTTCTACAATAAGTTTCAAAGAAATATTTGCCAATGTATGAATTTTTAAAGTGTTATCATCCCCCCATACCAACAAACATTTCAAATCATCTTGACCAACATTATCCGTTTCATACGTTGGTGAAATAATATCTTGTATAATTAATGGCAATTTATCGTATGGTATTTCATTCTCATAAACAAATATCGATACTTTTTTTGATAACTTACAACGATCATTTAAAGTTTCCTCATGTAACTTTAAAGCTTCTATACCTGCAAGATAACCACTCAACCGATATAGTGTATCAGTAACATCTATCCTAACCGTGCCAAACAATGATAATTTGTCAGAATTTAACATAGGTATATTAGTACGATTAAACGCATTTGTAACCAAATTATTATCTAGTAACTTTAAATATATATAAAGAGTTTCACTCAAATCATTACATAAATCATCTACAATTTTTAAATTACTCTCAATAGAATAAGTGGATAATAATTCTGTCAACTTAGAATTTTCATATAGATATTTTAACTCGTTTATCTCATTAACAACATAATTAATTGTATCTGGATAAAACACTTTTTTTTGTCCCTTGTAATCAACTGTCAATTTACTTGAATCGATAACATTGCCATTGGCATCTAATCGATGATTATCAATTAAAATCTTATACCAATCAAACGCAATTTTATACTCTTTGTCTATTATGGTATTACGCACAAATCCTTCCAAGCTACCCAATCTATCCTCAGTAATTATTTTTTTAGGTTTATAATCGTTCAAATCACGTATTTTATTACCAACACTATAATCGGTATCATCCAATTTAACACCACCATATCTATTATCTAACATACTCAGTTCAAATTTTAGATTTGTCGACCAAATTTTTGGTTGTGTTATAATATATCCAGTCAAATAAAATGTCATGGTGACAACAGCTGAACATTTTTGTGATTCAGGGTCAGTATCAATTTCAACAGAATCTAGAAAAACCTCAGTTGTAGAAATAGGTGAACCTGGCAATGGTTCAATTGTTACTTGTTGTGGTGAGTTAAAATATGGTATTATTTGTTCAGTTATTTCGAAAGCTTGATAATCGGATGATGCCCAACAAACCAACTCCATCGTAAATTTATATGGTGAGGGATTCATGGTAACATAACCAATGTTATACCCATATTTACGCATATCAACAGTGATAGTATCATGCGGTGCACGTCTTTTATCAGTATTTCTCTCAATACCAACCATTCTAAATGATAACATAGGAATACTAATATCCTTCAATCTATTAACATTTGAGGTTGCATCATTATCAACATTATTTTCAAGATGGGATATAACATCTGAAGGTGAACCATAATTGATAGGTACAACTTTTATCTTTCCAGTTGCATCAGAATATGGAATTTCAGAGAATAAACTCGCAAACCCAACCAAATATGTTTTTATTTGTTGACCATTGAAATGTAGATTTTTATTCATATTTAGTTAAACCTTATAAGTAGAAACACACCTATATTTATAACCCATTTGAAGAAAAAATATCAATTATAAGATTATCAAAAAAAGATAACCAACCTATAATCGCATAGTCATGATGTCCAATTCAGTATCAAGTGATCGTTTTTTAGGTTTACTAGGATTGTCGGATTTTACTTTTTGTTGTTTTATTTCTTCATTGGAAGCAATTTGAGTTTTACCATCCATGATATTTAACACTTCTTCTAACTTAGCGTATGTATCTTTATAGTTTTCACCAACATCATCAAACTTATCTAACTGTGATGTATAATTGTCATATGTCGCCTTATTCAATGTTAACATACAAAATATGTTTTCCCATAAATTTGCATTTCCATAAAAAACATCTGTTACTTTGTATCTAGTTACATCCCTAACAGTTTCAACTATGTCACCGATAAGTGGTTTTCTACCTAACTTTTCAGACAATTCATCAACATGCAAAAATATTTGCTGATCGCTACCCATTGGCATCATAACTCCCCATTTAGACATATCCATTTGATATTCCTGTGGTGTCCATGTACCTATCATATCAATAGGTTCTCCCAAAACGATGGAGTTAGTATCTTTCAAGATATTATCATCAAAAACAGTATTTGGATTTTTAGAATTTGGATCAATGGGGAAATATTTTAATGGGGCACCATTCAATCTAACTTTTTCTCTTGCGATGCGTTTGATTAACTTAATATCTTTCAATTTTGCATTATTTTTCCCAGCATATACTTTTAAAGAGTCAGGACCAGATTCTTTAATCGAGTGAGTTATTGAAAAACCGGTTGGTAAAATTTCATTTAAAAATGATTCTCTGTTCATGACATTTCCCGAATATTGATAGATACTATATATTTATGCCAAAAAATTATATTATCAATACGATATTGTTAAGAAATTTTAAATATTATCGTGTGTTGGTTAAATACAAAACCACTATAAGGTAACTATTTTTAGATGCGGACTATGCAAAATTTACCCAATGTATATGCCACCACAATCCAATACTGACTTATCCCATAATTCCTGTTCTAATTTGTCGATTTCAGTTTGAGCTTGAGAAATCAAATCGGAACCATTCATAGATAAATCATTTGGAGCAGAGACGCCAGTGTATTTACTTCTTATCAAACCAAGATTAAATTTTGCTTGTGCGAGTGCATATTTTTGTACCCATGGATCACCGTAAATTGGTGCCAAATCTTTATATTTCATAACTTTAGCGGCAACATTTTTATCAGTTGTAGGTGCAAAATCTGTTTGAAAATAACGAACGCCATCCTTATACAAGATACGAGTGTGTACCGGATTAGTTGTTTTTTGTAAAGCATTATCATTTTGTATCATCCCCAACATAGTAATCTCATATGCCTGTCCAAAAGTCTCAGGAATAAGTGTTACACCAGTTCCACCAGTTAACGCATTTATAGAAATAATGAAATCAACGTCATCGGGTACTAAATGATAATTTTTACCTGCGGTTAAACGCAATACCGTCCATTCTTCATTCCATGCTTCAGACGAATTGTGTCCATAATAATTGATGGTATGATAGATAATCATATCCAAATCGGAATCCGATAATTCAACATCAGTTTGAGAGGAACCCAACATAGATAAAATGTAGGTTTTTAAAAAATCTTTAGTCATTGTGAATTCCTCTAAACAAAAAAGTATATTTTATCTTTTTTTCAATAATTTATTTTTTACTTCTTGTGTTTCAGTATTATTTTCAGCAACAGTAACCACTGAATCTTCAACTTCGACAGCAATAGTATCAGTGGTAACATCAGCTACTTCTTCAACTTTAGTAATTTTATCTTCAACTTTTGCTTGTTGTTTAGCAGTTGATTTAACTTCATCAATAACTGGTTCAATTACATCTGGAACCTCACCAACCAATCTTAAAACTCGCAAATAACCACCTGTTAACTTTTGATCAACAGTTACTTTTGAACCTTTAAAAAGGGTAACAGTTTTACTCTTCCCAGGAATTGTAAAGTTAAAAAGTCCAGTTTGTGTACTTTCATATACATAAGCCATATTTATTTCTCCTAATTTTATGATATATTTATGATTCAACAAAAAAATTAATTTTCAATTAAACTAGTTGTTATTGTATGTAAATATCTTCTGAATTTCGCCTTCTCAGATTTTGCCCTTGAAAGTTCTTTTTCTTGTTGATTCAAATATTTATCATTTTTTTGTTGATGTGATAATTGTGTTGATGATTTAACAGTTTTAATCGTCACATCTATACTTCTAATTATGCGATCATAAAAATCTAATAGTTCCCTTATTCGAGATTTTGTTTGTCTAAGTATTTTTTGATTTGATTCTCCAGCAAGAATACTTTTTATTTCTTTTTCAGTAATAAATTTTTTCGTAGCCTCAGCTTCAATTTCAGACTTAGGACCACCAACATTAACTATCATTTATCACCTATTATTCAAAAATAGTTTTACCTTCACGCATTACTTTACAACCCAATTCATCTCTTGCAGGTTTTGTAAAAGTTTCACCAGTTTTTGGATTTCTAACTTTTCTATCATTTTTATGTTTTTTAAATACTTTAAATAATGAACCAAATTTAATTTCACCACCAGCTTTAACTTCCTCTACAATAACCTCCAAAATACCATCCCAAATACGATCACATTCAGATTTTGAAACTTTTTCTTCACCAATGATTTTTTGTAATTGTACAACTAACTCTGATTTTGTCATTTTTTTATTCCTTCTCTTTTGTTTAAATTTTATTAGTTAAAATAAGTTGTTTCTTTTATTTTTATTTATATCTTTTTTCCCGCAAATCTTATAAAATAAACATTTTTTTCATAATTTAGTAGTTTTTTTTAAAAAATCTATCAACAGGATGTATGCATATCCAATCGAATGTGGTTTTTTATATCTATACTTACCATCATTAATACCCAACAGCTTAAATTGCTCATCAAAAACGGGAATTCCATAAGTTTCATCTAAAATTTTTCTATCATTTTCAGATTTATTTTTTAAAAGTTTATCGGTGTGAATATAATTTTTCATTTTATCATAATTATGCAATGCACCCGGTCTAATAATAGCTATCACAATTGCAATATCTAATACAGATGAAACCTCAAACTCCCGCAAAATAAACGGATATTTGGTTAATTGATACGGAAATTCATAGTTCCAAAGTTGATGCCAATCAATATTATTTTCATCGATCAATTTAACGAAAATATCCAAATCCTGTGATGTAATACCATCCAAATAGGTATTGTTTAAAATATCTATCTTTTGGTATTCGCATTTTTCCATAGTTTTATAATCTAAAACAGCAACACCATTAAATGATGGAACTGTTTTGTAGAAATATACCCCTGCAGGATGTGGTTGTCTATCACCGCGATCGTTAATAACACATCCACGAATAAGGTTCTTTTTTATATTGTTAGATTCAAGCGATGGAATATCCAAATCTAAATCTGATAATTTAACCATATTTAATTACTCTCACTACAAATTCACATTCTTGGGTTTACTGATATAGTAGATATACCACGCGATTTAGTAACCATAATAATCTCTTTAACTTTTTCTTTAATTTCCTCTCTATGAGAAATCAGATACACTTTCATTTTTTCCTGCTTAGAAACATTCTTAATAAAAGTAAATACCGATTCTAATAAAGTACCATTTATACCACTATCTAACACCTCATCCATAAAAATAGCATCAAATTCAACATTATTTTTCAATTTAAATACTTTCATCAACGCCATCATTAACATAATGTTGCCGATTCTTTTCTCACCATTTGATAATGATCCCGGATTAACTTCCTTACCCAATTTCATTACTCTGATTGTAAAATCGGGATTAAATTGTAGATGAATATTATAATCGGGTATCAATTTTTTAAAATTTCTAAGAATTTCATTTGTTTGTTTGATATATCTTCTAAGAAATTTTCCCCTATTTTTAGGTTCCTCAGCTATTTTAATATAATTTTTCAAATCAGTTATAACTTCAACAACTTTATCTATAGTGGATAAATCAATCTCTCGTATAAGTTCTCTATTAGCATCAATTTCAGTTAAAAAATGATTTTCTTGATTAATAACCTGTTCCAATTCTTTTTTAATGTTTGTTAGCACTATATCAATGTTATCAAGTTCTTTTTTATCAACAGTTAACTCAATCTGATCAAGTGCATCTTTTATTTCCTGTAACAGTGATTTTTTTTCCGTTAACGATTTTTTAATTTTTGTTTCCGATTCTTCGTGCTTGGATACACTTTTATCTATCGATTTCATTTTCGATTCATATGATTTCAACTTTTCATCACTGGCCAATATCGCAGATGCATCCTGCCACGTTTGTTCACATGTGGGACAAATACTATCTTTTAAAGATTTATTTTTTTTCTTTTCACTTTCATATTTTTCAGATATAATTTCAAATTCTCGATTTTCACGCTCAATTGCGGAACATATATCTTTTTGTGCAACTTTTAATTCAGAAATACTTGCAGATATATTAATCTTATGTTCATTTAACTCATTGACAAAATCATATTTTTCTTTTTCAGTTGCAAAATCAATGCTGGCATAAAAATCAATTTTGTTATTCAATTCTGCAATCTCTTTTTTTCTTCTGGATTCAAAACGGTCATATGACGTTTGTAATCTTACAATTTGTTCTTGTATTTGCTCATTGGAATATTTTATTTCTTTTGCACTCGATTCTAAATCTGCAAGTTTTACTTGTTCATCTCGCAATTTATCTTTAATATCCGCTAGTTGCATATTATAAACATCAAAATTAAAAATATTCTCCAACACCTTTTTCTGGCTAGATGGCAGCATATTTAAAAACGGTTTATTATGTTCCGATGCAACTGAAAATAAAGATGTTTGTAAAAAAGTTTCAAAATTCATACGAAACAATTTTTGTATCAACACATCATTATCCTTATCATCGGCTTTAGATATATTATGCCATAAATAACCATCATTTGCAGTAATATCAGATACCAATCTATACAGATTTAAAACTTTTGGTTTTCTACCTCTTTCAATTTTATATTTGACTTTTTCAACAAAAAATTCTAACTCTACTAACGCATCTTTCCCTTTAATATAATTAACGATTTCATTCGCCTTAACATTTGAAACTGTTTCACCAAAAATAGCATATGTTAATGCTGCCATGAAGGATGATTTACCCGAACCAATTCTCGAACCCTCAGTATCTTTATCAATACCATCAACCAATATTACCGTAGATGAGAAAGTATTAAAATCCACCTCCTGCATCGCTCCATAACTATAAAAATTCTGAATTCTCAATTTATCAAACTTAATTCTCATATTATTCCATTCTCAATTCTCAAACAAAACACACAACAAACACCACATAATATATTTTTTCAAATTCATACTACCCAAGCAACTATACATCTTTTAATATTGAATCACAACTACTCTTGATACGTCTTCGATAATTCTCTAAGAAATTTTATTGATTCTCGATCTACAGCACCAACTAAATCTTTATTATTTTTTATCATCTCATTTAATACAAAATCCATATATGATTGATCGGAGTTTATTTTAGTAGATGATTCATCGTCAGTATCATCCTCATCGTCACTATCTAGATCATCCCATACAAAATACTGATCATCCAAAACCAAATCATTAATACCATGTGTTAGCAACAATTTTGATTTCAATTCCTCCAATTCAGAATATTTCAAATTTGTATCTATAATCAGTTTAAGATTATCACCAACAGAAAAAATAGTTGTTAAATCATCAATTTCCAATAATTCCGAAACCTTAAACCTATACATTCTTGGGTGATGGTATTCTATAAATTCTCTATCACCAGTATTCACATCTAAAATAGTCCACCCACGTTCATCGGAATCCTCACCATAAAAAAATCTACATATATTTCCAATATATGTTAATTTTCCCTTAGTTTGTTTTTTATGGAAATGTCCTAAGAACACATGGTTGTACTTTTCAGTAATTGTATTCGCATTAGCACCTTCTTCAGCTTTTATAAACTGATTTAACATAAAACCCTGTACCTCTATATGACCACACATATAATCTGCGATTGGAAATTGGTGATCTTTAATGTATGCATTTGGAAAATACGGTAACATATAAAAATTTTTATTATATATTTCAACTATTTGTGGTTCATCTACAATCTTAATATTTTTATATCCTGAAAAAATATGTAAGTTATGTCCATTTGAATCGTATGTTTTTTTAGACATATCATGATTACCTGCTAAAATATAAACATTATCGAAAGTATCACTAAGTAATTTAAACGCTTTTGCTAAATGATTCAATGTGCTAGTTGATATAGTTTCTTTTATATCTAAAGTATCACCCAAATTAATCATAGTAGTTATGCCGTATTTTTTCGCGTGTTCGCACTGCGTACGAACACCATTCAAAATTATTGCATCAAACTTACCATTTGATTTCCCAAAATGCCAATCCGTACTCATTGTAATTTTTTCCATAATCTCCTCGCAAAGCAAACAAAATAACGTGTTGTAGATCATTCATACAATACATTATACATTCTTTGTTCAATTATTATACCTTATTATTAAGGCATTTTTTTCCCAATTACGACATTTTTTTTCATATCACCGCTACCACAAATCAAGTAAATAACTTACATTTCTAATTTCCAATATGCTTTCTGTGAAATTTATAAATAGTTTTAATTATAATAATTAGTGGAGAAAATTCAATGGCACAAAATTTTGATAATACCCAAAAAATTGTTGACATTCATGGAAATACAGTCACGTATATAAATCCATCAAAAATTGTTAGTGATAAATTTGGATTGAAGCTTATTGGCAACAACTTTAATGATGATGCCGAAATAAAAGAGGTAATTAATGAAAATTTTATCGTATTAACACAAAACTTTTATGATGAAACACCACCCACAAATCCTGTTTTAGGACAAAATTGGTGTAGTTCAACAGATAACTTAACATACAAATGGTTTGGGCAAAATTGGGTGCAATCCGATAAAGATGTAACTTATGATTCATTTATGTTTATTAAATATGATATGACAAATGTTAAAGATTTTGTTCTAGATGAATTTGTATTTAATTTTACTATGAACAACATAAAGTTATACAACCAAAATATGTCAGATGTTAAATTTGTTATCGATCCGTTCGATTCAAGAAAACTTATTATCCGAGATAAAAATGTAACGATGCTTTACATTTTGGTTTTTCATCCTAAAGACAGGATTTCCAACCCAATTTTAAATAAAAAACTGGAAATATTTACAGCATCAGGACAAACACAATTCGATATAAGTACATTTTTAGACAACAATGAAATCAATACCTTATCAGTAGCTTTAAATGATACCATGTTAAAAAATAATGAATTTTTTATTGCTAATAATATTTTAAACATTGATGGTTTAATTTATAGAGTTAGAAAAGATAATAAATTAACTGTTTGGAAATATGGTGGAAGTTTAACTGGATACTATTCATCTTTTAAAATTCATACAAGTAGAAGTGAATCATTTTTAAGAATACCAAAATTTTTCAAAAACATTGAACAATTGGAATTAATAGATGTGGACAATAAAACCACTATAAACCCAATTGAAACTATTGAATATGACAATTTTGTACATTTCGAATTTTTAAATAAAAAAAATGTTGTTGCAAATATCCACGCCAGAATAATTTAAAAGGAGTTACAACTTTATGATTTTCCCATTAAATGCTAATAAAATTGAACAATTAGAATTAGACCCAGAAAAAGTAATAAACGGATATATCTGGTACAATACAGTTGAAAAAGTATATAAAACCTGGATCGATGGTGTGTTGAATGTATTCATTACTGATCACACTGTAAATTCAATAATGGTTGACAAATTATTGTTGCCACATCAATTTACTATTTCATTTTCAAATGCACATAGTGTCATCATCAAACATAATAAAAAAACAAAAAATTTTAACTACAATGTGTATGATACTATCGATAATTGCAATCTATACTGTTCTCTCGAAATTATTGATGAAAATGAGGTAAACATTGATTTCGTAGATCCAGTTACAGGTCACATCTTTATGTATTTTGAATAAGATTATTCAACGTAGGTAATAAATAAATAAAAACTCCAACTTAATTAATTAAAGGTGAACAATAATGATTAAAAGTAAATTACATAATCCTATAATCGCACAGAATTCGCATATCGAAAACGCGGTTGTACAAAAAGTAAATAATGATAACGAACTGGTATTTTCAAACCTTGATTCGATTACACCCGTCGTTCCAGAAACTGGAAGAATTTGGTTCAACACCGATAAAGGTCAATTTCATTTTGCAAACGTAGGTAATGGTGGTAATGGTAAAAATTATGTTGACGAATTTTTATCAAGAACTGATTTAAGAGCACAAGAAGTAGTAAGTAAAATTGATTTTCAAGACACTTTAAAAATCAATGATAAAACTGGTGGCAATATCTTGACAGTTGATTCTACTAGCAAAGACATCCATATTACCGGTAATTCTTTAAGTGCAACTTTATCTTCAAACACAACAACTACAATTGGTGGAACAAACACCCTAAATGTAACTGGTGATGAAACAGAAACATTTGGTAGCAAAAAAACTGAATCAGTAACATCAGATTCTACTCTTACCATTGGTGGAAAATACACTACTATTGTCACAGATGATGTTTCAGAAACATACAGTTCAAACAAAAGTGTTGCAACAACTAAAGATTATACTACTACAGTAGGTGGAAAATACACTTCATTGGTAACAGGTGTAGCTGCAGAAACATTTTCATCATCATTATCAACCACAGTAACAGGAAATTTTGTTGAAACCGTTGGTGGTACAGTTACTATAACAGTTGCAGGTAATGTTACTGAGAATTTTTCTTCTAACCAACAAACCAATATTACTTCCAATTTAGGTATCAAAGTTGGTGCAGTGGCAACTTTAACAGACGGTTCTGGAAATACTAAAGTCGAAGCAAATAATACAAACAATACATTAACTGTAAACTATGCTACTATCAATATTAATGGACAAACAGAAACCCATAAATTGAGTAACAAATTTACAATTAATGATGGTTTGAGCGATAAATTAATTATTGACAATTCAAATGATAAAATAACTGCTATCTATGATACTATTGAAAATACATCAAATATAATCAAATCTAATGTTGCTAGTATTTTTGCATTAACAGATAGTTCAAACAATGATAAAATTATTGCAAACCACGTTAATAACTCATTAAACATACATTATGCTGAAACAACCATTACAGGCAATGCAACTGTTGATGGTAATATGTTAATTACTGGTGATTTAACTATTGGTGGTCAAACTACAAAAGTTGATGTTGCCTCAGAAAATTTAAGAATTGCTGACAACGTAATCATTTTAAACAGTAATTTAACAGAAGCAACCGATCCAAGATTAGCATCAGCAATCGTGGATGGCGTAGATGTTGATTATAATGCTGGGGTTGCAATTAATAGAGGCAGTCAAGGTATTCTGGATTTAATCAAATGGGTTGAATCTACCGATACATCATCAAATGTCACCTTACGTGACGCAGTTGCAAAAACTTCTGTTTGGAATTATGAAGCTGCTACACCCGCATATGAGTTACACCAAATAATCAATGCATATTCATTAGCAAGAAAAGTTAAAGATAAATCAGGTACACATTGGGTTGGTTATGATGGTCATGAAGGTTTAAATTATTCGGCTGCAAAAGCTGCTGGTGCAACTACAGAAGAAGCGTTAGATTATTCATTTAAATTAGATGCAGATTTACTTGATAATTCTGTTGATGCTATCGTTGAAGAACTTGATAATCTTAAATTTGATAGTAAAAATTCAAAAAGAGTTGGACAAACCCCATCAGTAGGAACTGAATTTACTATCACTCATAACTTAGGAACAGTTTATGTAGATGTTAGAACTCAAAGAGAGGATGACGGTAAATGGTATTTTGATATTTTGCCTATTCAAGTAATTGATGCAAACACTATCAAAATTGTTGCTTCAGAAGCTACTAAAATTAGATATATGATTTCTGCCATTGAAGGGTTTGATGTTAATCAAGCCACAGAATTAGTTATCATTTAATAAAATCACTTTTTTAAAAGTCCACTAAATTGATTTTAGTGGACTTTTTTTTGCAAAAAGTTTTATTTATAAAATTATTAAAAAAATAAAAATAACGATTTATAAAAAAAAGGTAATTTTATTAGATTACTATAAATAAAATTTGAAAATAAAACAAAAATAATTATTAAGGAGAATGAAAATGTTAGTAGGCGTAGAAACACAACTTCTAGACGCATCACCATCGTATCCAGGTGGAGATTCGTCATTTATACCAACTATTGTTACATTTGCAGAAAAAGGTCCTGTCAACCAACCTGTTTTAGTTGGTTCTGCGATGGAATGTTTAGAAATTTTTGGTGAAGCTATTTTAGCTAAGAAACAATATGGTATGTTTGCAGCATATGAATTTTTTAAACAAGGTTCAGGTGCATGGATTGTAAGAGCAGGTGCTGATCAAGCCGGTTATGCTGAAACAACTATCAAAGCTAGAGATGGTAAACCATTGTTGACTGTTAGATATAAAACATCAGGCGAATTTGGTAATTCATTAAGAGCTGTATTCCAAGACATCAACCCAATTAATTTTGATGGTGTTGTTACTATGCAGGTTGTTATTGAAATGATAAACCCATTAACACCAGATGAATGGGCATTGACTGAAAAAACCCCATATCCAGCATATATTCCAGTTCCTGGAAAAAACAGATTCAATGTTGACTTTGCAACTCAAAGAGTTTATACTGCAATTGATGATGAAGATCAAGTAAACCATTTTGGTGAATATTTGTATGATGCAAAAACTGATAAATGTATCAAACAAGTAAATGAAATCGTTGCAAAACAACAAACTGAAGATTTTATGTTTATTTTTGAACGTGATCCATTTACATCAACTATTTTAATTGAAAAATTAAAAGCTACTGTAAATTTTGCAGGCGGTTCAAATGCAATTGAAACAGCTTGGGCACCAATTTTCAACTTAGCTGGTTTCAAAAAATATGATGCTGCAAGAGCTGAATTCAGAGCAGAATCAGATAAATATACAATGGCTAAAAATGAATATGTACAATTACCAATCAATGTTCAAAAATATGTCAAAGACAACAACATCTTAGTTATTGGAGATTTAACTCTCAGAGGTATGATGGAAGTTGTTTATGGTGATAAATTAAAAGATTGGGGTGTTTACAATGGTTTTGATACAACTGTAGGTTCAGTAGCTTATGCAACAGCTTATCCAGATGTTAAAAATCCAGCGGTAAAAGATACAGACACAGTTAAGTTAACAGACATCAATGGTGTTGATACCGATGTTCAAGTTGGTGATATTAGAAAACATGTAATGCCTTTGGGTGGCGATGTTACTAAACACAATTATTACTTATCAACTGCTGAAGATAAATTCTTAACACAAGAATTATTTGCTAAAGATTGTCCTCAGGTTGCTGGTGGTCCAGAAAGTTTGGCACCAATTGAAGGGACTGACCATTATTATAATGTTACTGTTCAATTCTCAAATGCTGCACAAGTATTAGCAGAAATTATTGAAAAAATGAATAACATTAAAAGAGATCCTGCAAACCAAGCATATAGAGTTGATGCAATTTCACCAGGTGAATGGGGTAACAATTACCAGGTATCTATCGATTATAATGTATCTGTAGATGAAGTAACATTCCACGTATTCCAAGAAAGAGGTCCAAACTTAGTTGAAGTTGAAAATGGTGTTTCGCAATCAAATAAAGCTGATAGAATGGCATTTAAAAACATCAAAATTAGTATTGCGACACCTGTTGACCCAACAAACACACAAACTATTCCTGTGAATGATGTTGATCCTGATACAGGTGCAGAATTACCTATGCCTTTGATGGGTGGTGCTGATATGTTTACAGAAAAAGATTACCAAAATGATGATAAACTAGCTCCTTACATCGCAGGTTCAGTTGCACATCAAACTGGTGTTTGGGCAGTACAAAACTTTGAAGAATTTGCATATAAAGCATTAGCTTGTCCTTATTTCTCACAATTTGGAATGGTATCTGGTGAAATGGTTTCTTTAGCAGAAAATAGAAGAGATTTCCATTGTATTATTGATACACCAGACGTTACAGCTGCATCAGTTGTAAACTGGAGATTGGATGGTAATCACAACTCTAAATTTGAATCGATTTACTTCCCTTGGTTGATGAAATTAGATCCATACACTAAAAAAGTTGTACCAACACCTCCATCTGGTTCTGTGTTACAATCTATTGCCTTAACACAGAAAAATGGTAAAATTTGTGATGCACCTGCTGGTACAAATAGAGGGGTTATCTTTGATGCTCAAGCAATTTCTAAAGACATCAAACTTTCACAAGTTACAAGAGATAGATTGTATGGAATGGGTGTTAACCCAATTGTAAAAGGTTTAACAACTGGTATTTGTATTATGGGTCAAAAAACCACCTATGCAAAAACATCACCAATGCAAAAAATTGGTACAATGCTTATGATTGAGCAAATTGTAAGAGATTTAACATTATCTGGTAAAAATTGGTTGTTTGATTTATCAATTCCATCACTTTGGTTAAATATCCAAAATTCATTCCAATCGTATCTAAACACATATGTATCAAGTGGTTGTTTAGCTGAAGCATCTGCTAACGTAAGTGCGGCATATAACCCACCAATCGTATTGGCTCAGTCAAAATTGAATGCACTGGTGGCAATTAAACCAAGTCCTTACATGGAACATTTGATCATCCCAATTTCGGTCAGCTGAGGTAAATCAATAACTTAGGAAGCCTTTTTTGGTGAAATGAAAATACCCAATTTCGATTGGGTATTTTTTTGTCTTTTTATCCTATTAGTGTTTTAACTATATTATACTATACGAATACGCTAATAGGATAAAAAGATGAATGAGATTAAAAACCCAACTCAATTACTAGCATCATTTCCACAATTGGGTTTCAATTTGGATAATTATGATATTGTTGCAAAATACGCAGGCTTTTTGGAATATGTGTTAGATGAAGAAATATTATTAAATATAGATAATGTACGATTACATGTTAGGGAATTTTTTAAAGAAGAATATGGTGTAACCTTTCCAAGGGTAAGTAAAAATTCATCAAAATTTTGGATTGCTAGAGGCTTTTCTGAAGAAGAAGCGAAAATAAGAACTAAAGAATTTTATGATACTAAGATAAAAAATAACCGTGTATTGCCAACTCAACTGCAATACTATCTGAATAAAGGTATGTCAGAAGAAGATGCTAAACAGGCTCTTAAAGATGAGCAAACCAAGCGTGTAAAAAAATTAACGGATAAAGAAATAGCTAACCCAATGCTGAGAAAGCAACGTTTGTGGAATAATATCGAATATTGGTTGAATAAAGGTTTCACTGAGATTCAAGGGATGCAACTTATTGAAGAAAAGTTTAAATCTAGAAATCTTCAAACGATGGTTAAATTAACTAAAAAATTCCAAGATAAAGGCTTGAATTATGATGATGCACTAGAAAGTGCTCAAAAAGATTATAAAAAGAGAGCAAAGAAAACTATGGATACTAGAATAGAAAATAATTCTTTTGGGTTTCAAAAAGCGTCAAAACAATCCTTGAAAGTTTTTCAACCGTTGATGGATAAGTTAGATGATGAAAGCATCGAGTATTTTGTGGGTGTTGAAGGCAACACAGAATACTTCTTAGCCTCCGGAACAGAATATTTCTACTCCTATGATTTTTGTGTTCCATCTAAAAAATTAATAATAGAATATCATGGTGAACACACCCACCCTAATCCTAATATGGATCCAGAAAGTTGGAAAAATTGGAAACATTGCTGGACTAAAAAATCAGCCAATGAGTGTAGAGCGAAGGATTTGAAAAAGATTAGATTAGCAGAGAACAAAGGATATAAGGTAATTGAAATTTTTGAAAGTGATAATTATGATTTATTGTCTTATCTTTTAGAAAACTAACTAATTTAGATACATTTAGGTTAAAAGGGATTTTTTAAAATCCCTTTTTTATGTGTGATTAAGAATATTTGTCAATATTTAATGTGGTGAATACTCGACTGTTATCATATTCAAGAAAACTATCGTCAAGGTTATGTATTGTGGATTCATCGACAATAACAGAATATTTAATTTTCCCATAAGAAAAAACGATATTTCTTACAATTCCAGTTAATATTTGTGATGGGAATTTAACTAATACAGGTTCACCAATTCTAAATTTACTCTCATTGGAAAAACAGTTGGTTTCATAATCATCTAAAGCATGTTTATATTGCATATCTCGATATACATCAACACAAACGTCTATCATTTTTACATTTCCTCATTCATCATCGTTTATTAGATTTTTTAATTTCTTCATTTTCTTTTTCACGTTGGATAACTAACTGATCTATCCAAAATTTTCGTTCATCTGGTGTCATCATCATAGTTTCACTGCGTTGTGTATGCATGTGATAATTTAATGCCCACACTTCAAAAAGTATATTTTCGGATTGTTGTTTTAGAGATTTTAATATTGGTAAAACATCTTTTGCTCTAAAATTCTTCAACCCTCTTCGGAGAAAAAATTTGTAATATCCACCACAACATCGGTTTTTTCTTTATAACCACAATGTGAACATTTCACATCTAAATCCATAACGGTACCAATTTTATTAACCTCTGTAAAATGATTAACAATAAACTTAAAATCTTTTGGGTTTGTTTGTTCGACCCATTGAGCGATTAACATTTTATCGGTTACTGTGTTCTTACTACCATTGAATTCAACATCAACTCGCTGAATACAACTTACAATTTTATCCAATTGTTCAGAAATATCATTATCATTAGCTTTTTGAATTTCAACAGCCTCTTTAAAAATAATAGGAATCATAAAAATTTCATAATTCTTAAATTTCAACATCAGCTGATCAAATGATTCTAATCTTCTAACAGGTAATTTAGTATAATCCACTTTTATTTCATTATGACTATTACATTCCGAACATACCCAACTAACTTTAGTCATATTACCATAAGTTAACACTCTAGCCTGTAACAACATTGATTCAACGTCAGCCCTAATCAACATTTCGGGTTTTTTCAATCCTAATATTGTATTTTTCAAAATAATCATTGGAGCTTTTAAATCTTCTACTAATTTCTGATCAGTCCATATTAATTCATCTTTAGTGGTTAAAGATCTAACCTGCACAATACCATCGGGGGTTATTCCATTCTCTTGAAAAATATCATGCACACTACCATCCTCAAAATATGGAATTCCCTTTGAAGGTAAAACCATCTCATAGTAAGTTGGTTCCTGGGTTTGTAAAAGTGGGTTAAATTGACTCATTTAAAAAATCTCCTTTTGAAATTTTATTTTTAGGTTATTTTACATTAATACATTTATTTATTAGAAAATTGTTTGGTTTTTTAAATAATTGAATAAATAAATAAAAATTATGATGGCATTGATATAAATAATAACAGATAGTTAAGAACTGGCTAAAGGCTTAAAGGAGAAATATAATGAAATTTGTTGAAATCGTGGAAATGGTTAGTGATATTGAATCAAAGTGTGAACATCTAACCGATGCTAAATTAGAATTACTTGAAGCAATTCTAACAGAAGGGTCGGAAACTTCATTTGATTTAATGCACCATATTGATTATTTAGTAGAATTTGTTTCAGCTTATTCTGATAAAAATGCTAGAACAATTACAGAATCAGTAAATTGTGGTAAAGTATTAGATGTAGTATTACAAGCAGTCCAAAGAAATACAAGAGATATGAATGCTTTTGTTACTGAAGCGTTAAATGGTGTTGGTGAAATTGATGTAGAATTATCACAAGATGAAACTAAATCGGTTACTCTACTTTCAATCGTAACAAACGCATTAACTGAAATGTATGGTATCAGTGAAGTAGAAAATATGCCAGCTGAAATGATTTTTGATATTGTTAATGAAGTCAAAAATTTAAAAATTAATGATGAAACCGATGAAATGGATTTATCTGAAATTGTTGAAGAAATTTCAGAAGCTTTAAAATCAGCAATCAGAGATGGTTCAATTGATTTTGACACCGATAATTATACAGGTGAAACATTATCAGAATTCTTAGATGATTATACTGATACAGCTGATTTATTAGAAGAAATGGCGAAGGTTAATGAAGAAACTTTATCAGAATCAAAAGATAAAGATGGTGTTCGTCTTATGAAAAAAGCAAAAGATGCATCAATGTTAATTGAAAGCAAATATAAAAATTGTGCTAAAGGTGATGTTGAATGTATGAAGAAAAAAGCGAAAGCTGCTAAAGAATGGTATTCTAAACATGAAATGCCTGGTGGAGTTGACGTAAATAAAGTTAACCTTATTGGACGTTTAGGTGCACACATCCGTGTTGCTAAAAAAGCATTCAAAAAATTCCACGGAAAAGATCCCACACCAGATTTGATCCAATATGTTTGGGTTCCTGGAATCATTAAAAGAATGAGAATGAAAAATGCTAAATTGAAAGGTAAAGCAATGATTAAAAAACAAGGAATGAAATAATTTTTTCATAGTTTGTTTTAAAAAAGGGGGAATATAATTTCCCTTTTTTTTGCATTTTAAAATTAATTTTTTGAGAATACACATCATGATTGTTACAATAAAACCAAAAATTGATAGTAAATTGAAAATAATGTTTGATAAATTATTATCGACTACAGACAAAACATTACCATTACATTTTAAATTTTTAAAAAATTTAACAGTCGAGTTACGTGAACAGTTTATGCAATACTTTTCATATACTACCAAATATGATTTAAAAGAATATAATTTACTACACCGGAAATATAAAAATAACGAAAATATGCTCATTGATGCGATTCTTGATATGGTTACAGATTATAAAGATAGTGCTGTGTGGAAAACAAATCATCTTGAAAAAATGAGAGGCATTTATTTAGGTTCAATGTACCAAATAAAATACAAAAATTACCACCATGATCCATTTCCACTCGTAATTTTTCTAAACAGTTATGATGTAAATCATCAAAATTTTCAAGCAATAAATTTACACTATTTTTTTCCACAATACCGAGACTATTTAATAACTCAAATTCTAAGAATAAACCAACCTAGAATAAAAAGTGGTAAGGAACCAATATTAACATTGCCTATAGTAAACAAATTAATACCAAGTGTAGGTATGGCTTATAGAAACTATAAGGCAGAAGAAATAAAAGTAATTGAAAGAATCAGTTACACCCGGTGGAAAACCTATTTACAAATCGATCATAGACAGGTTATACTATGATTTTTTTATTACTGATTATACTAACAAGGTGAATAAATAGAAATAGTTATAACATTGAGCAGATGGGAAAAAATATGAGAATTTATAATACACTTAAAAAAATGATTACTAACACGGATTCTAATGAAATTAGTGATGATTATGGTTTGACCGACAATTTCTCAGCATGTGGTATAAAAGTAAAGCTATCAAAAAAAGAATATTCTATATGGTCAAAACAATATTTCCAAGGAAGCACATCATATAAAATATTCTTTAACAAGGTATATAATAAAAATTTAATGAGAATGCAAACCATTATCGATGATGCGTATGCACTTGCAAAACAGGGATGTGTTATGCAAGAAACTTATGTAAGTTTCTATTTAGATGAATACAATTTTATAGAAATACCATTTGATATATTCTCAATAAATTATGATATAAGTGATGCTTCAAAACGTATGACTCAATGGGATATATCTAATAGAAAACGAATTCTAAAAAAATACCCAGAATATGAAACAGATAATTAGTCACATATGAAAAAATTACTGACCGTTAGAGTTTATAAAGGAATATACTAATGCCAATTAACAACAGAGCAATACAAGTAGAAACATCTGAATTTACCGACAGAATTAAAGATGCTGGAAATGATTTAGCAGAATTATCATATGTTATGCGGGATTTGGAATCAACATTAAATAATTCTAAAACAAGAAAGGCAGAACTTGCAAGACAAAAACTTACCGGTAGATTAACCGACGAGGAAGAAGCTGCATTGACAGCATTGACAGCTCAAATTGAAGCATTAGACGCAGTTAGAAAAAGAGGTGCACAAAAAGCAAAAAAATTAGATGCTCTGCAAGAATCTTTGGGTAGAAATATGGTAAACAGAGATCGGATGCTAGGTGATTCAATGACTGGCGTTCGTGGTGCATTGTTTCACGGTATGCGAGGTGTTCAAGCATTTACTGGTTCACTTGGTAACGTAGGAGAAAGTCTTTCCGAATTAAACACCGTAGTAGGTAGTACAGGAACACAATTAAACAAGTCGTCCCAGGATTTATCCATAGTATTTGGTAAATTAGCAGATGCAGTATTAAGAGCCCGTGGACCATTTGCAATATTAGCAGCCGTAATAGGTGCAGCAGGTATTGCAGTAAAAAGGTATCACGATAGATTGGCAATCGCCCGAGACATGGGTGGTGGTGCTGGTTTATCTCGTGATTTACAAAGTATGTCCACCAAACTAAATGTTGATCCTGACCAGTTAAAAGCATTGTCAAATACTATATCCGAAAGTTTTAACGTATCAATGACTAACAATCAAAAAGAAATCGCTAAGGTCTCTTTAAAAAATCAATTAGATGAAAAAGTTATGGGTAAAGAATATGCAGAAGATTCTATGGCATCAATGGCGGAATTAAAAGATTCATTCACTGCAAATTCTCCAACAGCATTATTAACAAAAATGTCATCAGCTACGTCCGTTTTAGCTAAAACTATGGGTATTAGTAATAAGATGGCACTTGCACATATCAAGGCAATAAATCAAAATACAAAGGAACTTGCAGGTGAAGAAAATAGTGATGTTCAAGAGGCTATAAATGAAGGATTCATGGAAATGTCAGCTGGTTGGGATGCTAGTGGTTATGACCAAGAAACTCAGAAAAAACTAAGGGATACAGCAACTCAAAATCTTTCAGATGATAAGGTTGGGCACTCTGGAATCAGATTGCAAGAAAGTTTACATGATGGTTCTAAAGGTGGTCAAATACTACAGGCTAAAATGGAAAAAGCCAATATATCTGCTGACGATGCGTCTAAGTTATATCAGCGAAAATCGATGGGTGCCGTTATGACACCCGACGAAATGAAAAAACTTGCAATGCTTTCACAAATGCAGGCTGAAGCCGATGCAATCACAATGGAAGATCTTAGTAAAACTGCCAGAGAAAAAAGAGGAACAGCAGAAGGTACAGATGCAGAAAACAAACTAAGAATTCTCAGAGATAACGGGGCAAAACAAAATTCTGGTGTTGCAAATGCCACCAATAAATCCTCAGTCAATGATATTTTATCCAAATCTGCAGCAGGTGATAAATCCTATGCCGCAAACAAGGATAGTGAAAAAAATACAGCTGCACTTAATAAACTCGTTGCTGGTATGGGGATAAAAAATTCTAAAGATAAAGATGATTTTTTAAAAACCTTACAGAATAGCCAACAAGAAGCAGAAAAAATAGGATTTGATAAAGATAAGTATAATAAGGCTTTACGTACACAAAGAGAGGCAATATTAAATAAAAACGGTGTGGCACTTTCTGGAAAAGAATCAGATAGTGAAATTGAAGCTAAATTCAACGAAAAAACTTCTACGGATCAACAGGAGTCTGCGAAAGATTCTGCGTTTTCAGCTGCATTAGACACTAATAAATTAACTTCATTTATAGATAATTCTGCTACTTCAGGTGCTACTCTTGCAGGTAAAACAGTGCAAGGTCAAGACTTTAGAAACAATACAAGCGAAAAAACTTTAGCTGAAAACGAATTAACAGCTAACATGACTGGTGCTGAACAGGTAGAAAGAAAATTAGCAACCTTAGCTAGTGGTGCATTAGATACATTTGAAAATAAAATAATGGAAGTGGTAGAAAAAGCTATTGATCCTATAAACAAAGCAATAGATGGTTTAGTTAAGTCATTTACCTGGTTAAAAACTACATTAGACCCATTATTTACCGCAATAGGTGAATTATACGATAAAAATTTAAAACCCGTAATTGATAGATTTACCGCATGGTTTTCAACTGAAGGAATGGATAAACTAAAATCATCGTTTGAAACTTTTGTAAATTGGTTATCATCTGTAACAACAAAGTTAGGTCCTATTTTTTCAGCAGTGACCGATTGGGGTGAAAAACATATTTTACCCTTATTCAAAAAAATTGGAAATATTGCTGCAGCTTTATTTGGTGCTGCAGTAGATGTAGGAGAAGGGGTTGCAGGTGGTGTAACATCCGATACTGGAACAGCAGCAATTGTAGGTTCCTTTAAACTATTAGGGGGCATAGTGGATGCAGTCACCAATAATTTGGAAATATTATTGACTGTATATGCAGGTCTTAAAACTGCAATGTTGGCAGAAACATCAGCAAGATGGTTGATGGCAAAAAAACAGCAAATCTCATCTGCTATACCTGAGGTTACAGGTAGAGTAAGAGGTGCAGGATCAAAACTTGGAAAAGCAGCTTTATATGCAGGTGCAGCTTATGGTGCAGCACATCTTATGAGTTCAGATGCACAGGCAGATGATGGTAGTGAAGGAGAAGATAATAAATCAACTATTGAAAAAGTAATTGATAGTCCTGTTACTGATATAGCTTTGATGGCTGGTCCAATGCTCAAAAACTTAATTCCTGGCATTGGAACTACACTAATGACCGCGTTAAGTGGTTTAGGTCCATTAGTATTAAGTGCATTGAGTGGTTTGGGTTCATTCTTAATGAGTACACTTACTCTAGCTGGACCAGCAATTATGACTGCACTAGGTACAATCGGTACTACTATCGCTACTGCACTTTCACCACTTTTATTACCAATTGCCGGAGTAGTTGCTGCAATTGCAGCGGCAGTTTTATTATTCAAAGGATGGAATAATGCTGCTGAAGATTTCAAAGATTCTGAAGAAATGAAGGAAAAAAGAAAGTTATTAGAAACTAATACTCCAGAAGCGAAGGCTTATGCAGAATCAATTTCTGAAACTGGGAAAGCTTTTTGGGATGGCAAAAAATACGTTGATGAATTTGGTAAAACTATAGAGGCACAACCGTCATTATTGCAAAAAACATCAAGTGCTCTATCTGCTCTATCGTTAGGTTTTTTTGATCCTGTAAAAATAGAAGCTAGTTTAAGCTCTATTGGTACGATGTGGAATTCGATGTTGGAGTTCTTTAAAAACATCGATCTCGCAAAAATATTCAGTGATTTATGGACAAGTGTTACTAATTATTTTACCGAAGCAAAAGTTCACTTAGTTGAAATATTCTCAGGTTACTCAGAAATTTTTACAGCACCATTTAAAGCAGTTCAAGCCTGGTTTAACGGCGAAATGTCATTTAAAGAGGCTCTAGAAGTAGCATGGCAAGGAATACAAGGTGGGTTTGGAAAAATAGCTGAAAATCTTGGTGAATTATTAACAATGCCTTTTAGAACTGTTCTTAATTTTTTAGAAACGGGAATAAAAAACTTAACATCTCATTTACCATCATGGTTAGGTGGTAGAGATGATAAAAAAGAAGAAGAGGCTAAAAAAGAAGAGTCCAAAAAAGAAGAAAATAAAAGTAGTTGGTTTAGTAGACTTTTACCAATTTCATCCGCACATGCAGATGAATTACCAAAAGATGGAAAATTACCTCCTGCATTTGTACCACCACAAGCTAGTAATTTAACTACGAGTGATATTGAGCTTGAGAAAAAAGAAAAAGAGAAAGCAACAATTGAAAAACAAACTAAAAATTTAGAGTTGGCTAAAACTAATGAAGATGCTGCACAAATAGAAGCAGAAAAAGCTGAGTTAGAAAGAATCAATAAATTGAAATCATTGGATGATTTAAAACTTCAATTGAATGAAAATGAAAAAATAGCATTAGAAAGAGAAAAAATTGAAAAAGATGCAAAAGATAATAAAGATGCTGCTATAAAAGCTAATCTTGACAAAGCAAAAATTGAAAAAGAGGCTGCTGAGAAAGCGTTAGAAGATGCAAAGAATGCATCTAATCAACCATCATTCTTTGCATCATTAGGAACATTTTTCTCATCATTAGCTGGGTCAGCACAATCATCTATTGGTGATATGGTAAGTTCTGCAAAACAATCAGTTAACAATGGTTCTCTAATCAAGGATATAGGTACAGGAATCAAAGATACTACTAGTAGTGTTGGTGATTACGCAACAAAAAAATATAATCAATTTAAATTTAATGAGGTTGACGCAGCATTAGCCTTCCAAGGTGGTGCATCGATAAAAGGACTTAGTGACGTCCAAACCAGAGCATTAGCAGCAAATACGGCAAAAACTGAAAGTGGTGGTAGAATAGATGCAGACAATAATCAGGGGTATTTTGGTCAATATCAATTTGGTGCTGAAGCTTTAGCTGAAAGTGGATTAGTTGATAAAGAAAAACTAGCAGCTGCAAAAAAAGCATCTAAGGGTGGCTGGTACAAAAAACGATCTTCAGATGGATCTATGGGTGGTCATGAAGCATTTTTAAGAGACAAATCTAATTGGAAAATTCAAGGTGGGTTAGATGAGTTTTTAAAAAATAAAGAATTACAGGATAAATCTTTCATTACATACACAAATAAAAACGTTGCAGGTGGATTTAGAAGTGGTGCACTTTCAGAAAATGATGATGCTGGAAAAATTGCAGGTTATTCTAAGGCTGCACATTTAAAAGGTGTTGGTGGTGCAAACAAGCTATTTAAACAGGGTGTTGCTTCTTACGATGGTAATGGTAAATCTACTGTTACATATGCTAAACAAGCAACAGATGCAATGGATAGCACTGTACATGCTATAAATGAAAGAATTGGGAAAGGTGGTAAACCAGAACAACCACCATCTCTATTAGCTAAAGTAGGTCACGCGTTAAATCCAATAAAATCTGCATCTGCCGATGAGTTTAATCCAGGGATAGTGAATACTTCGGAAATGTCAAATAATCTTGTTGCTGGTGTTAATTCCGCACTTTATAAAGGTGTTAATGATGATATTGCCCGTGGTGTGAAATATAAAATGGGTTCGAGAGATTCATCTAGTGGAGCGATAGACTGTTCTGGGTTTGTTTTGGAACAAATGCAATGTGTTAAGGATGCAATCAATGACCCATCACAGATTTCAGATGCAATGAAAGCTATGAAAAAGGGTAACACTGCTGCTGGTATTACTCAAGAACTTGCAAAATTATCTGGCAAAGAATTAACAGGTAAGGATGTTAATGCTGCAAATTTAAAAGAAGGTATGACCATTGGTATTGATAACAATAAGGCTAATAACAATGACCGATACAAAGGTATTGATCATATTGCTCAAGTTGTAAAAGATCCAAATACTGGTGAATTGATGGTTAGTCATTCAGGTAGTAAAGGTCCAACAATGTTACCTGTTGAAAAATTCCTGAAGCAAAATGCAGGAAACGATATGACTGCTGTGGATCCTTTATTTAATGTTCGTGGTAAAGAAAATTCACCAATTACTTCAAATGGTAATGCAACACAAGCTATTTCAATACCAACTCAACAGGCAACTCAACAAGAAACCCAACAAGCGTACCAACAACTGGCAACGGTTCCAATGAGTGAAGATGATGTCCTTTCTGTATTAAAAGCTATTTTAACAACACTAAGACAATCAAATGGTATTTCGGGTCCTGCATCAACACCTATTAATTCAACACCTACAGCACCAGTTAATAATGTGGTAACAACACCACTGACCGATTCTTCGACCACACAAAGTGTTGTTCAAACACCACCGACTAATGATGTTGCTGCTCAAACACAAGAAGCTACTACTAATGCGGCACAAACACCTGCATCCAATGCAAATCCACAAGCTGCAGAAATTGTTCCAGAAATATCAGAAAATGATAAACGTATAGCAGCTTTAAAAGCGGAAATAGCGGCAGCTGAAAAAAGCGGTAATGGTTTGCGAGCACAGGCTGATCAATTTAGAAAAGATGGTGGGTCTGAAGAAGGTGCAAAAGAAATAGCAGGTGCTGCAGAATTGCATGATAAAAAAGCAAAAGAATTGAAAGAGGAATTATCAAGACTACAACCATCACCTATAGAGGCTGTAAAGCAAGGTGCGGAAAAATCTAACCTAGAAATAACAGATGCAACCAAACAATCTGATGAAAAAGCAAAAATGCAGGCAACAATTGATGCTGCAATAGAAAAACAAACAAAAGCCAGAGCAGAACAGGTTGAAAAACATGGTGAAGATTCAACAGAAGTTAGAATGATTGATGGAGATTTAAAAAGTCTCAATAAACAAAAAACTAATTTGGCAGATAGCACAATCATACCCACGATACAAAAAGATGCAGAAAATAAAGTTGGTGAGATAACAAACACCACACCTAAGGAACATCATTTAGATGGAACAATAAAAGGATTAGAAAACGCAGCAAAAACTTATAAAGATCGTGGAATGAATGATAAAGCATCTGAAATTGAATCTCAAATAGAGGCAATGAAAAATTTACGTGATGAGAGCATTGAAAGAGATAAAACCCCTGTTGAGAGAACAGCACCTAGAAATCCCACATCATATGGTGGTATAGGAGGATTTATTACTAGCCCATTGAACAGTAGTTCAGCAGATATAGGGAAAACATTAGCTAGTATGGGAAATAGTATGGCAGATGTCGGAAATTTAATGACATCAACAATTTCGGATGCTTTTGATTTTAGTGGGGATGATATTTTAGACACTATTGCAGAATCCACAACTATTGATTCAAATGAATTAGGTTGTGACATTGGTGAAACAATGAGCAATGGCAGTTTTGGAGATACATTCACAAATATGTTTGAAAATTCAACAAATCAATCAGATTTATCAGACATGGGGTCATCTGACAGATTATACAGTGGTCCACTTGCACCAACAGGTGGTTCAGATATGATGTCTAGTATGAGTTCCGCAATTACTCCTAACTTTTTAGGTTTTGAAAATGGTGGTTTAACACCATCACAACCAAACTCAATATTAGAAGCATTAACTGGTATGCAAGGTGCGGCAGGAATAGTTCATACAAATGAATTAGTAGTTCCACAAGGGTTAGTTGGAACTTTACAGAATTTAGTTGCTCCTAATGCAGCATCTACACCTGGCTATATTCCATCATCATCGGGAAGTACACCTAGTGCAATATCTGGAATAACTCCAGGGTTTAGTGCACCCGTAGCATCATCGGGGTTAGCTGCAAATAGTGCTGCTCCTGCAAATCAAAATAAAACTGAAAACACTACTAATTCGTCAAATACTGATAGACTATTAGGATTAATTCTAGCAGAATGTCAAAGACAATCTGGTTTCTTAGGCAGTAGTGCGAGAGAGGCAGCTGCACAAACTAAACAATCTGCTCAAACATATAAAACAGGTGTCGATAGATTGGATAACTCAAGACAAATGGACATTAATTCAAAAAGTGATAGTATTAGAATGACTTAATTTGTATAATTAACACTAAATAATTTATTATTATAATATAAAAAAGGACAACATGGAAATTTTGAATGAAAATTTAAACCATTATTTAAATGAAAATAACAATTACACACCTTTAAATGAAGCTGCTACTCCTATGTGGATGTCTTATATGGATGCGTTTAACGCTTTCATGGAGCAAAGTGGTAAAAGACTAGATAGATATACCACATATGATGAAATGGATCGGTATCCAGAAATACATTTGGCACTTGATATTATCTCAACAGAAATTTTTGTATTTGATCAAATAGCGAATTCACCGTTTTTATTTAACACCAACGGAAAAATACCAGAACCAACATTAAATACATTAATTAAAAAATTTACAGATGTTTTAAAATTAAAAGAAACATTACCCTACGCAGTAAGACAAGCATTAAAATATGGTGACAGTTTTTACTTTTTAGTTAAAAACAGTAATGGTAATATGGCTGGTTTAAGACGAATAGATAACAAAGATATTGATTTTATCGAATATGATGAAGTAGGTATCGAACCTATGAATTATTACATTTCTAAAAAGAAAGTAGATGAAGCTCAAATGGGTAGTTATTTAACTTTTCTAAAATATCAAAATTTAGAATCTGCATCACAACAAAAATTAGCTGATGTGGCATCAAAAGATGGTGACGACTTTTATATTATCCAAAGAAATCAAATGGTTAGATTTATGAATCATGGTCAAAATTCACAATTTTTTCCATTTGGTGAATCATACTTAGAATCAATTTTTCCATATTGGAAAAAAGTATCACTTTTAGAAGATTCATTAATTATTTATAGAATCGTTAGAGCCCCTGAACGTCGAGTTTTTTACATTGATGTTGGTAAAGCACCTGCAAAAATTGCTGAAAAAGTAGTAATGCAGACAAAAGATGAAATCAAACGCAGAAGAACTGCGGCATCACAGGAAAATCAAGAAATGGGAATTGCCTCATCTTTTAATCCTTTATCCATGCAGGAGGATTATTTTTTCGCACAGCGTTGCTTATCTTTAGATACAAAAATACCACTTTTGGATGGAAGAACGTTATCTTTACAAGAACTTATAGGTGAATATACCGATGGTAAGAAAAATTACACTTATTCAGTCGATAGAAACACTGGTAAAATGATTCCAGGTGAAATTGAATGGGCGGGAATTACTAAAAAAGATGCTGAGTTGGTTAAAGTTACGCTAGATAATAATGAAGAAATAATTTGTACACCTGATCATAAATTTATTTTGCGGGATGGTAGTTATTGTGAGGCAAAAGATTTAGACGGTAAAGAATTGATGTCATTGTATGATATTCGGAAATCTTTAGTTGTTGATGAACTCTCTTATAGAGAAGATGTTGGTTGTTTGACAATTAAAGATTCAGGAGAAAATCATAATTTTGCTATTGCAGCAGGAGTATATGTAAAAAACTCGGATGGGCGAGGATCAAGAGTAGAAACATTGCCTGGAGCGTGTTTGGCATTGGATACCAAAATACCATTGTTAGACGGTAGAGAATTGATGCTTTCAGAAATTATTGATGAATGGGATAATGATAAAGAAAAAGTTAATTGGGTTTATTCATGCGATCCACTAACTGGAGAATTAGCACCTGGAAAAATAACTTGGGCTGGCATCACTAGAAAAAATACTCAGGTAATGAAAATTACTTTAGATAATGGCGAAACAGTAACATGTACCCCAGATCATAAATTCCCTATTAGAGATATTGGTTTTGTTGAAGCTCAAGACTTATCTGTGGGTCAAAGTTTAATCCCTTTTAGAAAAAGACTTGAGAAAGTTATGCCAAGAACTAAGGAATATGAACAAGTTTTTGATGTTTCTAAAAATAAGTGGGTATTCACGCATCGTATAGTGAGTGAATGTCTACCGACAGAATTTGTTCATAATGTGGAAAAAGAGAAAAAATGCACTGTTCATCATGTAGATTTTAATAGATTTAATAACAATCCTACTAACTTAGCTCGAATGAGCAATGATGATCATAGAATTTTACACCAAGATTTGACAGGGTTCGGTAATGAATTTTGGAATAGTATGTCTAAAGACGACTATGATAGAATTTGTATGAAAATGTCAGAAGGTATTGCTGAAAAAAGAAAGGATACAAAATATAATGAGACTTTTTTAGAAAAGCAATTAAATGCAGCTAAAAAAGGTTCTAAAGCGAGAATTACAAAACAGAATTCTGATGGTGAGTTTAAAAAAGCAGTTTATAAAAAATCTGGTGATAGTTTAGCAAAAAGAATTCGTGATGATAAGGGTTATCAAGAACAGTTGTTAAATCATCTAGCAGATGTGCATCAACCTTGGAAAAATGCTGAAACAGTTTTTGATAGAACCTTGTTGGAAATGACAATTTCAAGTATTAAAGAAAATAAAACCAACCATAAAAAAACGATTTTGTATAAATTGAGTACAAATACTGATTTTATGAATCATTTTCAAAAAATAAATATTTTTGATGGTGGTGTTGATAAAAGAAAATTAGATACTTTCGGTAATCAACATATGGATAAATTGTTAAAAGAATTTAATTATCAAGGGTGGAGAGATTTTACAACTACAATTGAAAATTATAACCACAAAATTGTTAAAATCGAAGTATTGGACTATGGTATTGATGTGGGAACGATCACAGTTGATGGTAATGAAGAAATCCATAATTATCATACATTTGCATTGAGTTCGGGTGTTTTTACAAAAAATTCTAATCTTGGTGAAATTTCTGACGTCAATTACTTCTATAAAAAATTAGTTGCAGGTTTAAGAATACCTCCAACCTATTTCAATCCGGAAGCACCACCAACATGGAATGATGGTAAAGTGGGTGCAGCTTTAGCAGAGGAAGCCAGATTTGGAAAATGGTTGACCGAAATAAGAGAACAATTCTTATGGGATTTTAAAATTTTATTTTTGGATTTCTTAAAAGAAAGAGGGGTCAATTTATTAGCAGATGATTTAGATATGCGTTGGAAAGAATCAATCAACGTTGCAGAAAATCAAGAACTGGATAAAATGGCACAGAGACAAACTATTTTCACTGGATTCCCAATGGAACAATTCTCACCACAATTCCTACAAAAGAAAATTTTAGGTTGGTCGGAAGAAGACATTCAAGAAAATATGACAGCGTTAATAAAATGGCAAAAATTTAAGGATAGTAATAATTTAACATAATTATCACCCAAATATTACTAAGTTCAGTCGTCAGATTCATAGTCAATTGAACTTAGTAAATTATTCATTAATTCAATGGTTTCCATTGGATTCTTAGTGTAAGCGTCATTTGAAAAAACACCTCTAATCAAATATCCATCAATATAAATGAATTGTTCATCACAATCATCCATCGTTTTTGCTAATAATTCATAAATTTCATTTCTCACATCTTTGTGAGTATTTTTCAACCACTCATCAATTCTCATTTCAGCATCATATCTTTCTTCATTTTTATTAATATCAGTTTCAATCCACATTTCCTCATCAATAACTTTATATCCATTTTTCACTAATTTATCCAATTTATTTTTAGATTTACTGTAAAATTTATTTGAAGTTATTGTCTGTTGTAGTAAACCAAGTTCTATTAATCTTGATTCCGGTTGTTTGGTTATATTGAATTTAACTTTAGTTACATTCGCCCTACCACCATCCAATCGTTCTTTTATAGGTTCATATGTTACCCGAATATCGGATTTATCATTTATTTCATTTATCGCCTTTTTTAAAATGTCATTGTTGAAGTACGCAAATTTTTTATTTCTTTCAGAATTGGAATTTAATAAACCTAATACTAAATCATAATCGATGGTTTTAGTTTTTATATTTTCATAATCTTTGAGTAATTCATACAGCAATTTAGTTTGCTTCAATTGTAACGAATATTGAATTGATAAGTGCATTTTTGAAAAATAATTTTTAACATTCAAAACCATACCAATAATTTCACCATCTATGAGCAGACTAACCCTTTGACGTTTTTCATATTTGTTACTGATAACCGATACCTTATGAACAAACGATGTGTATGATTTTACCAAATCTTTATTTTTTTGTAAAACATTTATCTTTACCTCCTTCATTCGTAAATCTCTAAGATGTCTGATAATAGATTCAAAATTACCGGAATCGTATTTTCCAAACGTTTTTGCAATATCCTTCAAATCCAAAGTAAGTTTAAATGAGGTTTCTTGATCATAAGGTAAATTATTAGAAATAATACTTTTACGTGACTCATACAAAATATAATTTATTAGATCAATTTCCATCGATGTTACCGTTGCAGTAATACCCTTACTATTTTCATCATAAAACAAAATTTGACAAAGTTCCGATGGTTTATTGATAGTAAGTCTTTCAGAAGTTACTAATCTTTTATGTTTTTTTTCTGGCATATTATTACTCTTTTTTTGGATTTTATGTAATTTTATTTATACATATTTTACCAAAAAATAGTAATTTTTGAGGTTTTTTTCGGTCGAAATTTTTATCGGAAAACATAAATGTTCAGTAATTTTCGGGTCGGAAAACATAAAAGTATAGTAATTTTCGGGTCGGAAAACATAAAAGTATAGTAATTATTGAAGACCGACACGAAAAAAGCCCTTATTAATAAGGCGAAAAAACGGATTTTTTTTGTTCTAAAGAATGATTTTAAAGAATATAAAGAAGAGCCTCTTGAGGAAAATTGCTTTCAGCAATGAAGAGCAAAAAATTATTGATTTCCTCTGAAAATGAAATCCAAAAATCAGAGCTTAATTCCATCAAGTCCAGAATCAAATTTTGAAAATTATTTTTTTCCAAAAATCAAGAGATGAAAATTAAGATCATATCTTATTTGATTTCCTCTGAAAATGAAATCCAAAAATCAGAGCTTAATTCCATCATTTAGAATTAAGATTACAAAAGATAGATATTAATATTTTTTTGAAAATATGAACCGAAAAATTAGCCAAAAAGTCGAATATTCACAAATGACTATTTGGCACGAAAAAACCCCTTATTAATAAGCCATTCTAAAAAGGTCAAAATAAAATTTATTTGGGGGTCAAATTAAATGACCAGAAAAAACACCAAATTAATAAAAAAAAAGCTGGGTTATAAATAATTAGTACAAAAATATTTAAATATAAATTACCCTTGTAAGGAGATATAAAATGGCTACATGGTATAATGGCGACGACACCTATTTGGTAACTGGAAATATTACCGCTGCTGAAGCATACAAAGATTCACTTGCAGTAAATAAAAGTTTTGGTTCACCTGCATTAAATTTAGTTGGTGATGATGATGTTCATAACGCTGAGGATTTTGAAACCAAATTGGTTCACAGATTCAGAGTTAGATTTGGTGTTTTCAAACAAATCGGACAACATTTAAAAACTATCACTAAACCAAATGTAACATTTGCAGAAGTGGAAGTTCCAAAATTAAATACAAAAGTATATTTTGCTGGTAGAAAAACTCAGGATGCTATGAGTATTGAGATTGATGATTCGTTGGATAACGCAGTTGCAAAAGCGACTCAAACTCAATTGCAAAAACAAGCAAACTTTGATACATCATTACATGCTAAATCATCTGCTGGATATTTTTTCAATGTAACAGCTGAAGAATTATCAGGTGATGGTACTGCTTTGTTGGCGTGGTATTATGATAAATGTGTAGTTATGTCTTGTGATTACGGTACATTGGATTATTCTGATGATGGTGCAACTGCTAACGTAACATTAAGTGTTAGATATGCAAACTTTACCACTTGGATTCATGACTTTCAATATGCTTCTGCTAATCCAACTGAAAAAGATCCAACTAATGCACAACCATCTGATCCAGGTTCATGGAAATAGTTTAACGTTAGTTTTAAAACTTTTAAAAGGTGTAGATGTTTTTCTACACCTTTTTTTTGCCTTTTTGATTGAAAATGAATAATTAAACTGATATGCTCATAAATAAGAATTAAGGGCACTTATTTGTTTTGAAATCAAATAGGCATAATACTAAAAAAATTTTAAAAAGGAGTTCTTATGACAGTAATAAGAAATATGATTGATGCATTGGCAGATGATGATTTTTCTGGTGCAAGAGAGGCATTGAAAACTACATTAGCACAATACATTAGTGGTACTAATTATGTTTCTAATGCGGATATATTTGGTAATCGTTACCACAATCCAAATGATGAATCTGATTTATTAGATTACGATCGTGAATATCAAGTTAATACCGATGCTGGTAATGATGAGGATGATGAATATAACAATTATGATGATGAGGATTAAAAATGGATATTTTATTGTTTGAAACGTTAAATCCATCTGAAGCTAAATTGGTTGAGTCTACTAAAGATAATAAACATTGGTATCTCGAAGGTATTTTTATGCAAGCTGAGAAAAAAAATGGTAATGGAAGAGTATATCCAAAATCTGTTTTAACCGAAGCAGTTGATAAAATGTCAGAAAAAATGTCAAAAGGTTATAATGTTTTAGGTGAATTGGAACATCCTGAGGCATTAACAATTAACTTAAACAATGTTTCACATGTTATTGAATCATTGAGATGGGACGGTAATGATGTTATTGGTAAAGCTAAAATTTTAGATACTCCAAAAGGTGAAATTGTTAAAGCACTGATGAAAGAAGGTATTAAATTGGGAGTTTCATCAAGAGGTAATGGTTCAACATCATATAAAGATGATATTACTCTAGTTGAATCTTTCAATTTAATCACTGTTGATATAGTTGCCACTCCAAGTGCACCTGAAGCATTTCCAACGAGTTTGAGAGAATCGATTGATGCAATTTACAACAATCCAAAAATAATTTCTTTAAGTGAGGCAGTTGTTGATGACAAAGCAGCACAGAAGTATTTCGAGAAAGAAATTAAGAGTTTTTTAAATTCTATAATAAATAAAACAAAATAATACAAAAAGAGTTTGTTAAGGAGAATAATAATGATGCACGAAATCTTAAAACCATTGTTAGAAAATGATGTTTTAACTGATGAAGTTAAAGATTCTATCGAAATTGCGTTAACTGAAGCAATTAGAGCTAGAGAAGATGCAGTGAGAACTGAGGTTGAAACTTTGGCTAAGAAAAACTTTGAGGCTGCAAAAAATAAATTTGAGGAAACTTTTAATACGTTACAACAAACTTATAAAGTTAAGTTAGATGAAGCAAAAGTTGAAATTGAAAAATTGGAATCAAAAGTTGAGGATTTGGAAACGAAACCATTTGTTAATGTTACTGAATCTGATTTAGAAGCAGCTGAAAATAAATTAGTTGAAGAATTAGAAGAAAAATTTTCTTTTAAAGAAGAAAAATATAACGAAGTTTTTGAATTAATTCAAGAAGAAAATTCTCATATGCTTACAGAAATGACAGAAGTTATTTCTGAATATGAAGATATTATTGAAGGCTTAAACGAAGAAATTTCTGATTTAAAATCTGAATTACACAACACTGTTAAAAAAGTAACAGGTATCGATATTAAAATTTCTGAAGCAGTAGCAGCTACTGAAGTGAAAATGAGAGCTGAAACAGATCAACGCATTGAAACCCTTAAAGAAAATTTAGTTACTTCAACAGAAATTTTCTTAGAACAAGAGTTATCAGAAGTTAAAGCTGATAAAGAAGAAATGATGAAAGAAACTCAAGGTAGAGAATTGTTAGAATCTATTAAAGGGTTAGTAAAACAATATTGGGATATTGATTCTGAGGTGGCTGCAGAATTGTTGGAAATGAAAAAATCATCTGAGGCTAAAGTTGAACAATACAAAGATATGTTGAAAAAAGAACACCTAAGATTAGAAGAATCACAACAAACAGTTGAAAAATTGAAAAAACGAGTTATCGTTGAATCAAAAGGTTCTGTTTTAACAGGTGACAAAAAAAATGCTTTAGAAAAATTGGCTGAAAATATTGAATCTGATAAACTTGAAGACCATATCGATAGTCTCATGGAATCTGTAATCAATACTTTCAATGATGGATTCACTAAAGAAGAAGTTGTATCAAAAGTTAAAAGTAAATCGTTAACTGAATCTGCAACACCTAGTAAAAAAACTACAATAAGTTCAGGTGATACTTATAAGAAAGATGTAGTTTCTGATGAATTGGCAGAACTTTTATCATTTGCTGGTGTAACTAGATAAATGTTTTTAAAAAATTCCTTATTTTTTTAAAAATAAGCATATTTTTTATAAATGTGTATAAATAAAAATGAAATAACAAATAAATATTAAAAAATCTTTAAGGAGATAATAAAATGGCAAGTGTACAACCAAAAATGTTAGTAGAATCATTGTTAGAAGGTGTTGCTGAAAATAAAAAAGATTCTATGAGAGTTATGTTAGAAAACGAAGCTCGTTACGCTGAAACTTTAAATGAAGCTACTTTCTCAGGTGCAATTAAATCTGTACCTAAATTAATCTTACCATTAGCAAGAAGAATCATGACTAATGTTGTAGCTGATCAATTAGTTGGTGTTCAACCTTTAAAAGAAAGAACCGGTATCTGTATGGCTCTGAAATATGTATATGCTTCAGATTCATCAATTGATTTGGGTGATATTAATATCGCTACTGCGGAATTAAATAGATATAACGCTTTAGTAACTAACGATCCAGATGCACCAAAAGCAACTTTAGATGGAACAACTGTAACTTACCCAGCTGGTTCTGAAGTTTCTTTTGTATCAGGCGTAAACCAATATGCTCAATTGTTGGCAACTGGTAGCGATGCTGCTAACGGTAAAAATGCTGAAAAAATGTCATTCACAGCTGCAGGTGCTGAACAATTCAGAGAAACAACTTTGAAATTCACTCAAACAACTATTACTGCGAAAACAAGAAAATTAGCAGCTCAATGGTCATTAGAAGCGGCACAAGACGCACAAGCTTCATTGGGTATCAATATTGAAAAAGAAATGATTACTGCATTGGCACAAACTATTGCAAACGACATCGATAGAGAATTGGTTAATACTATTGAAACTAAAGTTGGTTATACTAATACTTATGATTATCATAATGTATCTGGTACCAACTCAATGGCTGAAAAATATCAAGCATTGTATCAAAAAATCCTTGAAGTTGCTAACCAAATTGCTGTTAGAACAAGACGTGGTTCTGCAAACTGGATGATTGTTAATCCAAATGTTTTAACAATTTTACAAACATTGAAATCATTCAATTTTGCTCCATCTTCATCTAGCTATGTTGATCCAACAAACATTGGTTTAGCTGGTACTATTGAAGGTAGATTCAAAGTATTTACCGACATCATCAGAACATCTGATGACGTATTGTTAGGTTTCAAAGGAGCTTCTGAAACTGATACAGGTATCATCTATATGCCATATGTTCCATTGGAAGTTAGCCCAACTATCTTAGATGGTAACTCATTTATGCCACGTGTTATGTTATCAACTCGCTATGCTATTGCTGATAATTTGATGGGTGCTGATGCTTATTACGGTAAAGTTCATGTTCAACTATAATTTGTAAAAAAATTATAACAACATAAATCAAAAAAGGTTGATAGCAATATCAACCTTTTTTTGTGACCAATTTTTCTGTGAAATTGTTGTATAATTGTTTTATTTATTTTAAAAGGGTATAACAATAACATGGATGAATCAAAAATAATACTTTACTTGAATCATAAATCAACATTAACTAATCCATCACCTAATAGATTCAAACCGGAAGTGAAAGATTTTTTAGAAAGGTGGAGAACCACCAATGATATTAGTGAACAGAATGTGAAAATTACTTTCTTTATGTATATTCATAATATTAAAAAAGTCCCATTGTGTGAATATCCAAATTGTACCTCTAATGTAAGATATAACACTTATTCAACTGGGTTTTCTGTTGGGTGTTGTCGTGATCATGCACAAAGAGCATCAAATCTTAAAAAGTTTGGTGTTGAGAAACCATTTCAATTATCCGAAATACGAAAAAAAGTATCAGCTACTTATTTAGAAAAATATGGTAATGTGAATCCATGTATGACTGCAAATTTCACTAAAGTTATGTTGGCTCGGTATGGGTCAAAAACTGCAATGCAGTCACCAATTTTAAAGGAACGACTTAGAAAAAATTTAATTGAAAAATATGGTGGGATAGGTAATGCAAGTAAAACAATTTTTGAAAAACAAAAACAGACGATGATTTCAAAGTTTGGAGTTGAAACTTTTTTCACACATTCGGATTTTAATCATATTGTGATGGATACTTGTTTGGAAAAATATGGGGTTGAACACCATTCACAATCTAGTAATGTTAAAGAAAAGAAACGGTTAGTTATGCAATCTCGGTATGGGGTTGATAATTGTGCCCAAATACCCCATATAGTAGAACGATGGCAACGAGAACGCAAAGAAAAATTATTTGATAATTATTATAATCATTGGATTAAATTTGTTGAGCTTAAATTTGATAAAGATAATTTTGTTGATGCAGATAATGATTTGATTTGTATTTGCAAAACGTGTTGTGAGGAATTTGAATTTTCATTAAATAGTGAAAATAATATATATTGTCCTTTTTGTTCAAAAAATAAATCACTCCTTGAAAGGGAGATCTTTAATTTCATTGCTGATGATGGGAAAGTTTCAAATGACAGAACTATTTTGAATGGTAAGGAATTGGATATTTACCTACCCAGTAAAAATGTTGCGATTGAGGTTGATGGGATTTACTGGCATTCGGAATTGAATGGCAAAGGAAAAAATTATCATTTGAGTAAAACTGCAACATGTTTGGAAAAAGACATTCAATTGATTCATATATTTGAAAATGATTGGATGCAAAAACCTTTAATTGTTAAATCCTTAATTAATACAATATTAGGAAAGTTTGAAAAAACCATATTAACTGAAAAATGTCAGGTTCGAGAAATAACAGTGGAAGAAAAAAATAGTTTTTTGGAAGAGAATCACCTCCGAGGGATAGATGAATCAACAATACGATTTGGATTATTATGTGAAACTGTGTTACTTTCCGTTATGACATTTATTATTTCAGAAAAATATCAATTTGAATTGATTCGGTATTGTACTAAAGTTAATTATGATGTTGTTGATAGTTTTTCAAAATTATGGAATTTCTTTGTGAACACGTATAATCCAAAACAGGTAATTACTTTTGTTGATAGACGATATAGTAATGGTGATGTTTTTAAACATCACAATTTCACACAAATAGATATTACTTCACCAAAGTACCACTATTTTAAAAATGATTGTGTTTTAGTAGATGTTGATGAATTCAAAAAAAATAAATTTGAGTGTTTACCAACATTTGATACATCATTAACTGAATGGGAAAATATGCAACTTAATGGATATGATCGAATTTGGGATTGTGGTGAATTAGTTTTTGTGTGGCAATCAATCTCCTAAACCTAATGTTTTTTCAGTCCATATATCGAAAATATATCCATTTTTTTCAGCCCACACTTTTGCATAAGTCCATTTATCATAATTTTTTTGAAATGTTAATAGGTTTTGATTGTACCGCTGCACTGCCTTTGGTGTTTTCTTGCTAGGCATTTTTGGGGGTATTGTTTGGTTGTATGGTTTAATTTCCACCAAATATCTTTTTTGAATTCCACTATTTTCATTTACTATAAAATTAACATCGACATAATATCGGTGTATTTTATTATCAATTTGGCATTTGTACGGAATAATTATACTTTCACTCGCCCATTGTATGATTGCAGGGTTTGTATCTAAAAAATGAAATACTCTATGTTCCCAACTGCTTCTATAAAAAATCGGGAGTGTCCCTACATATTTTGATTGATTTTTAAGTTCGTATTTTCCCTGTTTCCATGTACCACCAGCCATAATAAACCCCACCTCAGTATTATTAGTTATTTAATAATTGTTATTTATCTGAAAACAATGTAAAATATAGTAAATTAGTAGTAGAAATTTGAGTTGAAATGTAAATTAGTATAAATAGAATAAATAAAGGAAATAAACTAATTGAAAGGTGTGTTATGGCAGTTAAAACATTTGAAAGAGAAGTTAAGAAATTATCATCGGAATTTACGAATATCATTGAAAATTATAATTTTGAACAATATGATTTTCATTCGATAAGACAAACTCTCCAGGATTATATTGAACAAACGTATCCAAATTTTAACGACTACTTTCGTTCAGATTATGTTATGATGCTGATTGAATTATTTGCATTTTATGGTGAAATGATGGCATATCGAATTGATATGAACATGAATGAAGCCTATCTATCTACTGCCAAGGATAGACGAAATGTTATAAAAATTGCGGATATGCTTGGATACAAATATAATCGCATTGAACCATCGGTATCTATTAGTAAAATTGATATTACTGATGCCACTGGTGGATCAAGATTGATTTCAAAGAAAAAAAGTCAAAGTTCGGTAAATGATATTTTGTCAAAAACCGCAGAAATTGTGTTTGAACCTATTGCTCACGATAGCAGTACATATTACCCATATAAATTGGATTATTTATTTAAATCTGTAACTGCTGAAGAATTTATTAATACGCTTAATAATATTTTTCATAAGTTGGAAAATTTTTCTAATACTAATGGTATTAAAGTTAAACGAATTTTAGAAAATAATAATGAATATTTTGAACGTAGTATTTTTGTAGATCGTTTTCAAATGCGTTTTCCACCTAATGAAAACGTATTTATTGATTATGTTGGATCCAGAAAGATGTTTGAAATTCAAAGTTTAAAATTTGATGATATTGTTTATTTCAATACTGAAAATACTATTGAGGCTTTAACATATGATGCATATGGTTTGTATGATGATGTAGTTTCGTTGGGTTTTGAATTCGTTTTGAAGTATGACAAAGGTAATAATATTTTAGATAAAGACGTATATTTATATATGCCCATCATACAGGGTGGGACATTTTCAAGAGAAATCACAATAAAAAAGGCAATCAAAGGATTTAAGGATACAGCATATGAAAAAAACATTTTCAATAATAGAACTGTAGTTAAACAATATGATGAAAATAATACGCTGATTAGAAAATATAATGAGGTTGATGATTTAGCAAATAATCTCAATAGATATGCTTATGAAATTCATAACACCCCAGAGGGGTTTGTTGAATTGATTTTCGGTGATGGTAAAAATTCTGAGGTTCTTTTACCTGCCGCTAAAACAATTATGTATTATCGAAAAAATGTGGATAATACCGATGAGGTGGTTAATGTTAAAAATGCATCTGTTACCAGTTTAGTTTTACCAATACAATATTTTGATGCTAATGTTGGGCAAACCCAATCAACTTCAATTTCATTGTTACTGTTGGGAAATAATTTTAATTCTTCTGGTGGATTACCTGCAGAAACAAACGAACAAATTAAACATATGGCGAGAAAAATTCGCAGTGTTCAAGATAGATTTGTTACAGCAAGAGATTATGAAACTGCAGGGATGTTACATCCACGAGTGAGATATTCAACAGTTATTCTTCGAACCTATATTGGTAAAAATAGTGCTCGCATGAGTAATGATTATATCGATGTATTTTTTGATGGTTTAAAAAATCAGATAACTCCATTTATATTAAAAGACCCATATACTGGACTTGAATCTGAGTTTTATCTCATCGTACCAGCAGCATATTTCACAGAATCATCTGTTAGTGATAAATTTGACAGTATTAAATTTATTTCTACTGAAGATGAATATTACTTTACCATTTTTGATGCAGAAGCTATGTCTGCGAATGAATGGTTTAAATATCCAACCGAAATGATTGATAGAAAAGGTAAAGGAACTGTTATAAGATTGATGAATAAAGTAGTTAGTGAGAAATTTTCATCTTTGTTGATTGATAAGATAATAATAAATAACATATTACCATTTGATTTTGCGATAGAAACGTTGACATATTCTGGTGGTACTAATTCAACGTTAACATTTGATATAACCACTAATAAAGCGTTGGATATTAAAAAAGTTGAAGGGGATATTAATAAAAAATCTGCAGAAATATTGCAATCTTATAATTCTATTATACCTGATTTAAGTTTTGATGCAATTTCGGTTGTTAAAACATTTAGGGGGTTTACTGTTTTTTTAAAATATTCTACTAGAACAATTAAAATGCCTGAAAAAGATTTTTCATTTATATGGACACATTATAAATCTGATGATATGTATATTAATCCTAGTAAATCGAATATTATTGAAATATATGTTACCGGTATAAAGAAAGATTTAAAAAGAGATATTGAGGTTTATTCACCATTAACAAGTTCTGAGATTAATAAGCTTGTTATTGAAATTGACAAGCGAAAAATGATTTCGGATATTGTGCAAGTTTATAATTCAAGTGTTTATGAAATAGAAACTGCTATTAAAGTTTACAAGAGTCATTCATATAGTATTACTGATGAGTTATTGAAATCTAAAATTGATGCTGCACTTGATAAGTTTTTTAATATTGTTAATATCCCTTTGGGTAATCATTTTTATATGTCTCGAATGATTGAATGGTTACACAATAATGTTAAAGAAATACAACATATAGAATTGATAAAATCTGATGATGGGGTAGGACATTGCCAAACTATAACTCCAGCATCAACTATTGAGGCATTGGGTGAAAGAGTTGTTTTTACTCAAATAATTGAAAAAATGCAAGTTTTGAATGGTATATCAGTCCCTCAAAGACGAATAGAAATTATAGCATAAATAAGACTTAACTAATAATTAAAATAATCCAGAGGATTTTAAATGCCAAATCTATTAAAATCATTGCCACGTGAAATTCTTGAAAAAGAAGATTCAAAGTTTATTTACAATGTATTAAATCCTTTATTATTTGATAAGATAAAGGAAAGTGATGATGATACTACTGTTACTCATAGTGTATCATCATTATTAAATAAAGATTTACATTATTCAAAACAGTTTTTGTCAGAATTTAGATTGCCTTACAATATAAATTCGAGAGAATTTCATGTTTATATAACTGACGGGCAAGAAAAAGTTAAAATTGAACATTTTGGTGATACTAATCTGGTTAAAGAATTAGAAAATTTAAAAGAATATATTTTTTTCTACCTTAGTGTCGATGGATATGAATTTTTATTTGAGTTGATGCGTCAATATAATAACATAAAAAATTTATATGATGATAATAAAGATCATTATGAGAAAAATTATAAAAAATATATTGCTGAACCCGATTTAGGAAAGAAAAAAATATATAAGTCCTCCTATGAATTTTTTAAGAAGGCATACGAACAATACGCAAATTTAAAAACTGAATTTGATTTGATACTTGCAGAATCATTTCAGTATGCGTCATATAGTGCTAAGCAATTGGTGGATAATTATGCAACGGTAATTGGTGATAATTTAAAAATTAAAACTTTTGATAATGATATAATATTTTCGAAGAGTGTTTTGTTTAATTATTTACAAAGAACTATTGTTTTTAAACCTATTGTTAATAAGCATGTTTTTTCTGGAAAGAATATTGTATCTACAACATCGTATAATGTGCATAATGTATTTGAATTAATTGCATTATTTGCTATGGAAATTTCAACCATTAATGCTAAATATACTGAATATTTGGAAATTTTAAATGATCATGGTCAAGGATTTTCATTATTTCGCAGTGATAATAAAGTTGTAAAAAATGAAATTTATGAAAATGTTAGTATAAACCTAGATAGTGATAATTTAACATATAACTTAGATGAAAATAAAAATAAATTGGACATTTACGTATATTTTTTAAAAAATTTTAAAATAGATACAACTACTTTCAAACTTACCATTAATAATATTGAAATCCCTGTTTCCGTACACTCATTGAAAGGTACGTTAACTTATGGTTATACCATGTTTGAGTATTTTGATTCTGAAACCAAATATTATAAAATTACGGTCCATGATTATTTAGTATATGATCTTAATGGAGTATGTTTGAATCAAATTATTGATACCTTAGATTTAAAATGTTCTATGGTAAAAGAAACTCATACGTTACTAACATCATCGGCAGGATTGCATTTGGAAACAACTGGGTTCATTGACAATTTTTCATTATATAGAAAAAATAAACAGTCTGGATTCTTTGAATTATTTGAGGTACCATATAAACTTAAAGTTTCAATTGATGAAAAAGAGGAAAGGTATGTAAGATCTTATGAATTTATTGGGATTAACAATGCAGCACAAAAAGCATTAATCGATGATTATGACATAATTCTTAGTTGTTGTGATTATGATTACGTTTATGAACCAACACTTTATGTTGATTTTTTCAAATATATGAGTTATTCTGTTAATTTTAGATTTAATACTATATTGCCATATGTGTTGATTGATGATGTAATGGATGAAGATTTTGAAATACCCTATTATTCAGAGATTAGTTTAATTGAATATAGCACTAATATTCATAAAAATATTATTATGTATGATGGGGTAACATATCGCAAGTTGTTTGATGATATAAATCATATGCGTTTATTAAATCCATATAATGAATCTAATTATGAATATGTATCACGCATAAGTTATTCAACATATTTAACTAGACAACATACTAACCCAGTTTTGGTTGACTCTGCAATTGCGAAAATACCTTTTAGAAATAATTTGCGTATGTTGGAAAAATTACAATACGACGCTGAAAGAAATATGATAGTTTTCATGCATATGGGTGTTCAGAAAGTTGTTCCTGTAAATGAGGAAGGATTACAACGTGGGTTAAATTATGAAAAACTTAGTTATAATTTACCAACTAATTCTATGCAGTATTGTGGACATGATTTATATCAGGATGGGTTTTTATATTTATTAGATGGGATATACTTAAAAAACCCATTGACTGGTGAATTGGATATAATTGAGGCTACTCCTACGGAACAAATTAATTTAAGTATTCGTGAAAATGAAATATTTTTTGATGTTCATGAAATGGCACATTGTATTTTATTGAATAATAGAAAATATAAAGTATCGGGAATATATGTAGATACTTATATAAATGCGTTAAAAAATAAAGGTTCGGTTATTTTTATCGAATCAAAATATGGTATCCCCCGATATAAATCGTTAGCTGGTCATATTTTTGATATTGATTTTTCTAAAAAAATTTCAACATTAGAAACTTATTCACATGATACATTTTGGTATGATTCTGTTAATGGTGTTTTAGCATTCAGACATAATGCAACTGAAACATATTCATTACCTCTTGTATTGGTTGAAATTAAAACACAGAAGCATCGTCAGTTGGGATTGAGTGCATTTTCTATATTTTATTCGGGTAACGTCTTACCAGAAAATTCAAACAAAACGTTTTTTGGTCGAGAAAACATTTATGGTTCAATGACTATACCTGATAGTATCTATAGTATTGGTCGAGTTGGTGATAACTATAATGATACTCAACATCATGCTTTATTATCTGAGGAATTTGATTTAAGTTTTAAAGATTCTGAAAAATTTAATATGGAACACGAACCTTATTTGATGTATAAGTCTAAATCTGCATCGATGAAAGGTTTAGAATCGTATTTACTTTCAAGTTTAAAAGCTATTTCAAAAAAAGTTAAAGTTTCCCCAGTTTATTTGATTCAACGTAACAGATATATTTCTGAATGGGCTAGAGTATCAAGTGTTGAGCCGGATTCATTTTATGGTGGTGATTCATTGAAAGATTTGGTTGCCGATTTGATGGAAACTAAATTGATTAATAGTAATTATGATGATTTGATGGATATTTTTAAAAATAATGAGTATGAACATTTTTCAATTGATACCAATGATATTCATGGTATTTTAGTCCAGTATATTTTACGGTTTTTGAAAAGTGAAGCATTGTTAGAAGATTACACTTATTATCTTATCCATAATGTATGGATAAATAACAATCGCAAAAAAATCATCGATTTTATTAGAAATAATGGTAGTAAGAATGATATTCGTACTGTATCGGAACTAACCTTTACTACTAATTATGATAAAGAAAAACTATTTTATATTTTTGTTAATACCTTGTTTAAAGTACAAAATGTTATAATAGAATCTTATATTCCTTTATCGAATTATTCTGATTGGGAATTATATATTGAAAATAATGATGTTCATTTTAATAAACCATACAAGTATGAAGTAATTGATATTTCTGATTTTATTACTATGGCAGTTTATTGGGATAAACCCTTATATATGATTAGACCTTTGACAGAAGATGAGGTTTTTGTAAAACGCGATTTTAGATTTTTGGATATGTCCATAGCAACAAATTCACAAATAACCTATTTTGATTCGTATAATGAATATGTAGATGAAATAAAAAATCGGATAGACAAAACTGTAAGTTTTTTGAGTGAAACTATGAATGTATTGAACGATTCATCGGTTGTTCATGGTTATGACGTAATGGGTATTAATTTAGTTATAGTCAGATGGTTAGTTGAAAGATTTTTACCAACTTATATGACTCATAATGTAGTTGAAACTGTTGAAGAATTTAGAGAAATTATAAAAACTGAGTTGAATAGTGTTGAACATCCAAATTTGTTAGTTTCATATAATCGAATTAAGGAAACTGTTTTTCTTGGTGATTTAGGATCTTCGGTTTCTGAAATTATCGATACCATTATTACTGGAAACTTAGTGATGAACTCAACCACTAAGTTAAATATATCATCGAGTACTGAACTTGCATATTTGGATAAAATTAAAAAACCTGTGGAACATTATTTTGATTATTTATTTTATGCAAAGCGTCATGATTTGGTTACTAAAATTTTGGCATTGTTTACTGAGGACGTTATTGCCACATCAATGTTAGATTTGTCACTTGCCATAAATCTTAAAAATGCGAAAGGTGACAAAACATTCGATATTTACGAACAAATGATATATGATATTTTTGATGAATTCTTACCATTTCATTCGGTTTTAGATAAAATTATTTTTACTTTTAATATTTTAGAAGGGCAATCTGCAGGTGCAGGAGGTAATGCTGATGGTAGTACCGATGGTGAATCATCGGATGCAATGGGAAAAGAGGTGGCAACAAATTTACTCGATACTCATTTTATTGATATTGTTACTGATTTTATTGAAAAAATTAAAATTCAAACATCTGATACTTCTATGTTCTCAACTTCTATGTATATTAGATCCGAAGGAATGAGTGGTTATATTTTACATGATGATATGCCCTATGATTATGATAGAACAGTGTTAGTTGGTGGACACGATATACCTATGCACATGGATGATTATGAAACATTTGGTGTTGATGATGAATGGTATGTTATAAACAAAGATAGGTATCGTAATAGGGTGAACGATCTTTATACACCACCATATTTTGCGGAATTCACATATGATGATAGTCCAGTAGAAAAGAGTGTGTCAACCACAATAACTGAATATTACAACATTAAAACCGATATATTTAATAAAGATGATAGAATTTTATCATATTTTATTGATACTATACCCGTTATTGATATTATGCAAGGGGTGAATGAATCACATTCAATTGATGTTATAGAGGATTATTTGATTCATATTGAATCAGTATATAAAATAAATTTCTTTGATATGGATTCTATATTACATGATGAATTTGGTGTTGATGATTTCTCTGGTCCAGATAGTCAAATCTCATTGATTGGTATGTATGATCGTATGAAGCAAAATATTCTTCATGATTTTTACGATAAGATAAACATTTCAGTAATTGATAGTATTTGGACTGATGTAGTTGTTGTTTATAACTTGGATGGTATTCCTGGACACGACACTTTTGGTATCGATGAATATTATCATCAATTGTCACCAAATTTACTTGAACAAGAAATTTCTACAATGGTTTATGACAAGTTGATGACGACAACAATGGATTTAAATTTTGTTGATATGAGTGACGTATCTTTGATTGATACTAATATTGCTACCCAGGTGTTTATTGACTATAGAGGATTTTTATTAAACACTGTAGTTGCCGACGTATACCATATTAATATTGATATTTGTACCACTAGAATATTTGATAGTGAAGGTCATTTTTTAAGAATGGGTCATGATGAATTTGTTTATGATGAAAATTATCATAATTCATCTTATTTAGATAGAATGGAACATTCGGTTGATATTCTTGTAGAAGATTTTGTGGGGTTAGTGAAGATTGATTTTGGTTTCATGCGTATGTTGCCATTCGACCCTTATGAACAGTTGATTCAACAAAAATTTTATAGAGCAAATTTACCAGGTTCAGAAATTCAAGCATCTATTATTAGGGATAAGTTCACAGCAGATATTCATTCGTTTAGTAAGGATATTATTAGAATTGGTTTAATTGATTTTTATACTTTGGATTTTATTGCTGAGGATTTGAGAAGGAAAATTTATGATGATATTGAGAAAGAATCGTTTGGTGACAGTTATGTTGAATCATCAATAATAGATTCTATTTTCCATAGACATGTACATTTTGATTTTAGAGAGTATATCATTGCAATTGACAAATATACCTATATTCCAAATGATACTGATATTTTGGAAATTTATGGTGTTCGTGCTGCAGATATTGAACGAGATAAATTGTTTAAGATTGAATTTTCTGAAAAATACTATACTAATATAAAGTTGAAGCAGGATGTTGAACGTTCTATGACAAAAATCGATAAAGATTATTTAAAATCGATTAAGGTTGAAGAAGAAAATTTTGTTCAATTTAAATATGTTGAAAATGAGATAGGTGTTAAATTCCATGAGATGTTGGGAAATCATTTTTATTTTTCAAATCGTTTGAATGTTAAGTTGACTGACATTGATAAAATATTAGTTAAACAAATTAGCAAAGATACATCCATTAAATCTGAAATTTTAGATAAGGTACATTATGGACACATGTATGATTTTGAAATTGATGGTATGCTTATTGCTGGTTCCGATAATTTGATTGAAATGTGGACAAATAAAATTTATAATGATTCAATGGTTGTAACTATGACTGATAGTTATAAAACTGAAATCACTGTCAATAATATTTTTGGAAAAGAACGAGTTGAACAGTTACATGATTTATATGGTCATATGGGATATACTGATGAATCTATTGATAGGTTAGTTGATTTAAAACTTTCAGATTCATTGATTCAATTATCAAGAGAGTCTAGGTTATATAAATTAGATGCAACAACATATGATGGTTTAATGCATGATGTACACCAACATTATGGTGATTTCATTGATGTTATTATTGGTGATTCATTGCATACTTATGTTCACATTGTTAAAAAACCATGGATTTTCCCAGAATTTGATATGTTTGGGCATAATGAGTACCCACATATGTATAATGGTGATTCTGATGAATTTAATGTTACTACACAATTGCGTGATAGTATAAAACAAGATACTTATGTGTCATTGTATGATGCAAATACATTGGTCCGATTATTTGAAAAAATCAATATTGGTTATATGAATTATGTTTCTGAGATTGATAGTATCAGTGTATCGATGACTGATGATTTAAAAGTGGTGGATGTTGTTACTACTACAGCTGATACGATTTCATTAACATTTGGTGATTTGATAAAAGATGATAGATTGTTTAAAGAGCATATAACCGTTACCATAAGTGATAAAGTGTGGTATGGATATAAAATGCGTGACAATTGGGTTGATATTTCAACTTATGATACTGTTAGGTATGATTATTCTGAGAATGATTTGATGAAAGACAAATTACCTACATCGGTAAGAGATTGGTTACTCGTCGAATATATGTTTATTGATGATAAACCTAATATTAGATTATCTGATTCTGTATCCTATTCTGAATTTGGTATAACAAGTAGAGATTATGGTTTAGTTGCTTTACACGATACGTTGGAATATCAGGAATTAGATGTTTTTAAATTGTTTGAAACGTCAAAAGTTTATATAACTGATAAACTACTTATTGGTGATAAAAAATATGATGAAGAAATATCGGTTGATTTCTTTTGGAAAGATAATATTTCTGCATCTATACACGCTAAAAAGTTTGGTTATGGTCCAGGTAAAAAATTGTCAGATACTATAGCATCTGTTTTCCTTGACAATAGATTGTATATGGATGATAAACCTACAACCGCAGTATTGCCAGTAGTTGACACGACCTTCTCTGAAGATTTTGGTGTGAATATTATTCATAAAATATTTAGGGATAATGTAGGTATTGATACCTATGAACGAATGAAATTTGGACCTATTTTTTTGGATAAAACCAACGTCTTAACAAATGAAATGTTTGATTTCAGACAATTATGGTTGTATGGTAGAATGGGTGTGGATACGATATATCATGATGTTGGTGAATTAGAATTTCCAGCAGATTCATCAAACCAATCATTTGACATACATTCAAAAGATGATATTAAACTTATAGATATTCATAGATTATATGGTGAAAGTCTAATTATTTTGTCATCTGATGAATTATCGATTGATGATAAAAAACTTAAAAATACAAATATCATGACTGAAACTGATAAATTTGATGGGATTGTTTTAAGAAGCACGGATACTTTGATTTATGGTGAAGGGGTATATAAGTATATTTGGGATGCAAAACAATGGGATAGACATGGATATTATGCTACCTATGAAGAATGGGTTGGACATATTCCACATGATGATTTTCCATATGATTCGATGGCACATTCCGATCAAGGTGATGATTTATCACTTGTTTATACTGGTATTTCTGAAAGTTTATTATATCGTCTTGATTTTACATTTAAAGATGTGTTAAGTATATCTACTGCTGAAAATAAATGGTTTGGTGAGTTTGAAGCAGATTTAATTTTTAAAGATTACATTACTGTACTGGTTAATGATAAATTGAAGATTAGTTGGGATTATAATCAGTTTACTGATGATTCTATGGAATCTACAACTAGTGGATATGCAGAATATGAATTTGGTGTTGATGAAAAATCGTATGATCGATTAGTGTGGTTGAATGATAGATATGGGGTAGATTCAATTCCACATAATGATGATGCAATGGAATATTATAATGGTTCGATGGATAGATCTATTACTACGTCCATGAATGATATTATGATAGTAGATATTCATAGAACTTTTGGAGAAAGTTTAATTGTACTAACATCCAATCAATTGGAAATGATTGAAAATGAAACATCAAATGTTGATGGTGTAGTAATTAGTAGTCATGATAAATTGATGTATGGTATTGGTACATATATGCATATTTGGGATGCAAAAGAATGGAATAATCACGGTTATTTAGTACCTTATGAAAAATGGGTAGGACATATTCCTCATGATGATATACCATATGGTGATATGGAGCATTCAGACCAAGGTGATTTATCTCAAATTATTACCGGTATTACTGAAAATTTATTTTATGATTTGAATTTTATATTTAAAGATGTTTTGACCGTTGTAACTAACGACAATAAAGGATTTAATTTTTGGGGTTATCAATCTGTTTTTAGAGATAATGTTGGTGTTTATACTGATAGTAGAATGCAAGTTCGTTTAGAGAATCGTACCGATCCAAATGCAAGTAAAATTTTAAGAACTGATTCAATGACTATTAGCTATGATTTTGATGATCCGACTAAATCACATATTAAATCAAAAATTGATAGTCAATCATTTGGAAATGTTTTAGAAGGAAACGACCAACATTATTATCGTGGTGATGAATTTAATGCTGTGTTGGCAGATGATATTAAAATAATCGATTTTACTCATACTTTTAAAGACAGTTTAACAATTTTGACCTCTAATCAGTTAGATACTTATGAAATGGTTAAACAGTATCCTGATGGAATTGCTATTACAAACAATGATAGTATAAAATATTGTTCAGTCGGTATGTATGATTATGTATGGGATGCAAAGGAATGGGAGAAACATGGCTACGAGATTCCTTATGAAAATTGGGTTGGACAAATACCACACGATGAAATTCCTTATGATGCAATGGGTCATGGTGAACAAGGTAACGATTTGTCGCAGGTTATAACTGATATTATAGAAAACGTTACCTATAATTTTAATTTTAATTTTAAAGATACTTTAACCACACATACTGTAGATGGAAAATGGTTTACACAGACGATTCATCGTGATATTTTTGAAGATTACTCGGTTGTTTATGCTAATGAAAAAATAAGAATAGGTTGGAATAACTTAAATTATGATAGGTTTGAATTGAATACGATGTCGGTCGGTGAAATTAGTTATGATTGTGGAAATCCCGATATAGCCCATGAAAGAGTTATGTGGTTGAGAGGACGTTATGGTGTCGATTCTATTCCCCATGATGATGGTGAATTAGAATATTATAACAATTCAGCAAATAGATCTTTTGAAGCACTTATGTTTGATGATATTAAACTGATTGATATTCATAGAAAATTCACTGAAAGTTTAACCGTATTTACTGATAATCAATTGGAAACTGTTGGTGGTGGATTTGCTCTAACAAATGATTATATCGGTTTATCTAGCAATGATAATTTAGTTTATGGTGAAGGAAAAGAGTTTTTACTTTGGGATGCTAAAGAATGGGAGGCTCATGGTTATTCAGTACCTTACGAACATTGGAGAGGACATATTCCACATGACGATTCCCCATTAGATGCAACTGAACATTCTGATCAAGGTGATGATTTATCACAAGTCGTCACTGGAGTTGTAGAAAATATTAATTACAAATTTGATTTTAAATTTAAAGATGCTATCATTGTGTTACCAACGGATGAAAAATGGTATCAAATAGTGGAATGCAGATCTGTTTTTAAAGATTATGCTGTGATTCATTATGCTGATAGATTCAAAATTAGTTGGGGAGTAGAAACAACTACGATGTCGAAGATGATTATCGATTATAATTATGGAGATTTTATCAATTCTATTGAACACTTTATGTGGTTAAATGATAGATATGGAGTTGATGAAAATTTAAGTGGTTCAGATGAACTTGAATATTATAATGATTCTGCTAGTAGATCTTTAGATACTATTATGAATGATTCGGTTAGTTTGATAGATGTTCACCAAAATTTTGGTGAAAGTTTGATTATTAAATCCAGTGATCAAGTTAAATATGGATTTGAAGTAGATTCAAAATCTGATGGTATCTATTTAGTAAGTAATGATAGTCTTATTTATGGTGAAGGAAAATACGATTATATTTGGGATGCCAAAGAATGGGAACGTCATGGTTATCATGCATTATATGAACAATGGCATGGCCATATTCCACATGATGAGTTTCCTTATGATGAAATGGCACATTCCGATCAAGGGGATGATTTATCCCAGGTTTCGACTGGTTTATATGAATCTGTATTATATGGTTTTGATTTTATATTTAAGGAAACATTATCTGTTGATACAGATGATAATAGTTTCTTCGATTATTATCAGTATCAATCTATTTTTAAAGAGAAAATTTTAATTTATGCAAATGATGAGGTTATTATCGGTTTATCAAATACTGAACCCCCTATGGATTTGAATATTACTGATGATATTAAACTCATTGATATGCATTTTAAATTTACCGACTATTTAGTTATTCTCCCTGTTGATAAATTATATGCAAATGATAACATCAATGGTACTAATTTTGAAACTACTATGTTGTTAGATACTATTTCTATTGGATCGACTGATAAGTTACAATATGGTATTGGTGTTTATGATCATGTGTGGGATGCAAAAGAATGGAATAGACATGGGTATTTAGTTCCTTATGAAAATTGGGTTGGCAACATCCCACACGATGAAATTCCTTATGATGAAATGGAACATAATACTCAAGGTAGTATTTCACAAATAAGTACGGGTATATCTGAAAGTTTATTATCTCATTTAGATTTTAAATTTAAAGATACTATAAACATTCAACTTATCGATGATGATTTAAAAGGTATGATAGAATGTCACTCTATTTTCAAACATTATGTAGCAGTTTATGTAGGTAATAAACTTAGAATTGAATGGAATACTGAATATGGGTTGGTCGATGTTATTAATCCCGAACATGATTTATGGGATTATAATGATACATTTACAGCCGTAACATGGAAAACATCAAGATATGGTATCGATTCAGTTGAACATAATGAGTTTGGTATGGAGTATTTCGATGATTCTATTGATGCATCAATAAGTTCGTCAATTGTTGATGATATGAAAATTATTGACATACATCAAACTTTTAATGAAAGTTTAATTATTTTATCATCTGACCAGTTTAAAACTGAAAGTAGTTCAGTAGATAAAGAACACAATGATGGTATTGTTCTTAGAGCAACAGACACACTAACGTATGGTGTTGGGCTATATCATTATGTATGGGACATGAAAATATGGGATAGTCATGGATATACCGCCTCATATGAACGTTGGGTTGGTCATGTTCCACATGATGAATTCCCTTATGATGAAATGGAACATTCTGACCAAGGTGATTTAGCACAGATTAATCTAGGTATATCTGATAATCTGTTGTACGGTTTCAATTTTTCATTTAAGGATTCATTGGTAGTTTCCACTAATGATAATAAACTTAGAATTAACGATAATAATGATGGAACTAAAGTTTTCAGTGTTGATAGATTAAAACAATATGGAACCAGTGTTTATGATTATGTGTGGGATGCTAAATCGTGGAAAGAATCTGGTTATAACGCAACTAACGATAGTTGGATAGGACATATTCCACATGATGATTTTCCATATGATAGTATGCAACATGCTGTGCAAGGTGATGATGTGTCACAGGTTTCAACTGGAGTTATAGATACAGTATCTTATATTTTGAATTTTGTGTTTAAAGATACACTTAAAATACAAACAACCGATGGAAAATGGTTTACTACTAATGATTTTGATACTATATTTAAAGATTATGTTACTACACTAGTAAATGATAGAATAAGAATAACATGGTATGATGATTATGATACCAATCTATCTGAAATATCAGTTGCTTATGATTCGAGAGATTCAACTAAAGCACATTATAAAATGTTGTGGTTGAATGATAGATATGCGAATGATTCCATTCCCCATAATGATTTAGAGATGGGATATTATCATGGTTCATATGATAGATCGTTATCATCCATGCTTGATGATGGTATTAGAGTTTTAGATATTCATCTTACTTTTGGTGAAAGTTTAACTATTTTGCCATCTGATAAAATGGTATCAAATTTAAAACCGTTCAATGATAAAGACGGTATTGTTATTGGTAGTTTTGATACTTTGTTGTATGGTGAAGGAAAATATGATTATATTTGGGACGCAAAAGAATGGGATGTGCATGGTTATACTGCTGGATATGAATCCTGGATTGGAAAAATACCACATGATGAATTCCCATACGATGACATGGCACATGACCAACAAGGTGATTTATCTCAAATAACCACTGGAATGTCTGAACATTTTATGTATCGTATTGATACTGTGATTAATGATATTAAGTTGATTTATAATCCACATGATGAATTCCCACATGATGAACTTAGACATTCTGATCAAGATAACGATCCATCCAGTATAGTTGCCGGTGTTGTTGATAATCTCACATACGGATATAGAAAAGTTTTTAAAGATTCATTGAATATTTCGATGGTTGATAGTAATTCTTTCGATATGTTTAGACGAAGAGCATTTTTTAAAGATAAAACTTACATTACTACTGTTGAACATTTGAAAATTGGTTGGGATGGTTTATCTGAAACTTATGTGACGATAAATCAGTCGAATGCTGAAAACTTAATGTGGTTGGTTGAAAGGAATGAATCGTTGATTCATAACGATGGACCATTAGGATATTATAATGATTCATATATGTTATCTTTGGATACTTATATCTATGATGATGTTAAAATGATCGATATTAATTATAAGTTTACTGAAAGTTTAACGGTGATAACAACTGACAAGATTGTTAGTGGGACACATAATATGGTGAGTGATATTGTTAGTAATGCGTCTAAAAATGAACATATTTTGGTATCTAATAAGGATAATTTATTATACGGTATTGGTATTTACGATTATATCTGGGATGCAAAAACATGGGATAAGCATGGATATTTAACATCTTATGAACAATGGAAAGGTCATATTCCACATGGTGATTTCCCATATGATGAAATGGAGCATTCTGATCAAGGTGACGATTTATCACAGATTTTCACAGGTATTAACGATCGAATGGAATATGAAATTGGGTATTCATTCAAAGATTTAATTAAAGTATCGATACATGATGATAAATTACTTAACAAATTTAGATGTCGTCAATTTTTAAGAGGAAAAACATTAGTTTATGCAACTAATGTTGTTAAAGTTGAAACTGATGAAATTTTAAAACATAAAATTAAACCCGATTTTATAAATGAATTTTTAAATATTACCAGTAATTATGATACAACTACTAAATCATATAGAATGTCGATTGTTAATGATTTAGTTACTAAGGAAGAAATAAATATTAGACATTCTACGACTAAACAATTAATTGATACAATCCTTCGCTATAGAACTTATGAATCTATAGATGAATCCATTAATTCAAATTTATTTAACAGTGTATTGTTTAAGTTTGATGAAGAGTTTAGTTTGATTAATAAAAATAAAACTAAAATTGATTTATATAGATCGGATGATTCTGGTAGAGTTACCAGATCCATGACATTGATTAAAGACCAAACATCCGCTCATATCGAAATGTTATTTTCGGATGTTATGCGTTCAACGTTGAAAGATAAAGTGTATGTTGTTGAAATGTCGTGATTAAACTGTATATTTTCGTAGTGTATGTGTTTTCTAATTTTTAAAAAATGAAATTTAGAATAAATAAAAGTAAAATAAGAATTGTTCAATGGAGAATTAATTATGAGTATGAAAGAATTAACACAACCAAGCGTTATCGGAACTTTAAAAGTTTTTGATGATTTGGATTTAGTGGTTGAAAAGAAAAATAAAATTAAACTGGACAACTTTGTTAGAACTTTAGCATTTGGTGCTGTTCACGCAAATGTTGCAAATGCTGAATCATTCAGAATTTCTACAATTAGATTTGGTTCAGGTGGTGAAGATATTGATGGCAATGAAAAAACACCTGATGTTTCAACAGATTCTTTATTTGAACCGATGCATTCAGAAGATGTTGTTGGTTCAGGAAATGGTATTAAAGTATTAGATATTATTGATGATGCAAATAATATCATCGAACCAAATTCAAAAATTATTGAGGTTAACGCCACAATCAGTTCAACTGAAGCAAATGGTGTTAAATTTAACGAATTGGGATTGTTTGACGCTTCAAATAAAAAATTAACACATATTACATTTGATGGCATCACAAAAACCGAAAACAGAACACTGAGTTTTACATACCAAGTTGAGATTACTGTTTCTTAATAGACTCGATAAAAAACATAAAATCACCAAAAATTTTTTAGTTTTGGTGATTTTTTTTGCTAATTTATTTTAGCTCATCAATCATTACATAATTATCATAATCTAAAATTTTTGACATTCCACTGTTTTTGAAAATTTTTCTTTGAGTGTTCCATATTTAAAAGCTTTTTTTCATTTTGAAGTTTCATCATAATGGTGGTTTGGATAAATAGTTTTAATTAAATAATATAAATAAGGGTAATTATTGCAACTTACTTAAAGGGTGTTCTTTTATGGTTATATACACTGTAGATATGTTTGATATTTACAAAATTGAAGATCTTCATAAAGATTTGTTTATGCGTAAAGAAACATTAGAATTTCAGTTAAGAATATACCAAACTAAGTTTGACGAATTTATGAAACTTAACTGTAAGGAACTATTGATATTTGAACGTAAAAAAGAACAAACCTTGTTACAATTGATGGGTGCACCACGACCAAAATACCCAAACAACTTTGTACCTTTTAATAGTAGATGTGGAAATAATGTGTCGAAGGTTAATACGAATACTGGGGATTTATTGCCCGATAACACGGTTATGTTACAAATGAAAGCAATCGCACTTGATCCGGCTGTAAAAGAATTTAAAAAAATAATTGCTGAACTTAAAAATGAGTTGGTTATTATAAATTCCAAAATAAATGGCATTTATAATAGGTTAAATAAAATGTTTTCATTTACAGAAATAAATTTGCGTAGATATTTGAATTCACTGGTACAGTATTATTCTGGTAGATTAGCATTTGATGATGTAATGAAGGATATTTTTAATATTGAATTCAATAACACTGGTATGTATTTTGATGTTAAAGAAGCTAAAAACTATGATATGTTTAAGTTGCTAATTAAAAAAATTCCAAAAAGTTGGCATTCGATAGGTTTTATTATATATTTAGAATTATTATATGTTATCCTCATAGAAGATTTAGAAAAAATTGATAGTGCTATAGCGTTATCATTTATTGAATCAGAAAAACAGAATAGAAAAAAGCGTATGGATATAATTTTGGATAAAGTAAAAACTCTTGATAGTCAAAAATTGGCTGCGGAAAAAACAAAGTTGGCATTAGATACATCATTATATGATAATTCATCAAAGATAGCTTCTGAATTTTTATTGTCGAGAAAAGATAGACATGATGAAATAGTTAAAGCTGCTAACGACAGTGCTGAAAATAATCGTAATTTTGGTTACACACCATCTGTTGCAAGTAGAATGATAAATCCAAATAAATAAAAATATTATATAAGGGAATAAAATTATGGCATGGCAGGGTGATAATGAGGCTGGTGATATAAAATTAGGTGGTGGCGGTGGACCGCCTCATTTTATATGGGATACAACCGCTTTTGCTGTACCTGGAAAATTCGAAGATGAAGTAGCAAAATTTCAATCAGTACAACCTAAGCTGAAACATTGGTATCAGGGAGATTTCCCATCACATTTATCTAAAATGAATTGGATGATAAAAACAATGGATAAACCCAAGGTTGATATTGAATCCGTAACACAAATGCGTTTAAATACTCTTAGAAATTATCCAATAAAATATAATTTTGGTGATTTGAGTTTAACATTTTGGGATGATGTTGATCATCATGCAATTCTAGCAATAGATAAATATTTTCAGGGTGATGTATGGTCACATGCAAAACCAAAAAAAGGTCCGGGTATGTTTCATTTGCGAGACAGTATTGTTATCCCACAGTTTCATATTACTGAATATACCGTTGAGGGTAAAAGACCTTTAAAATTTACGTACTATAATTCGGTGTTAAGTAGTTATGATTTTGATGCTGTTGATGATGAAGGCGATGAAGCAATTTATACTTTGAACATGACCTTTAAAGTAGAAGGTTATAGTGTTAAAATAATTTAAAAAAAGGTTTTAAAATTATGTCTATTTTAAATGATTTATTAAATGTATCGAATGATGTGGTTTTTACAACTACAGATTTTAAGTATAGTCGAGATAATATTTTATTTCTAGGTGGGAATGCAAAAAACAATGAAATAAGTGAATATGTTATTGATGAAAATACAAATAAATCAATTTCTGCACCAAATGATATTGTTGATAGTGATCCAAATGGTTTATTAAATAATGATATTACATCAAGAAATATAAAAAATGCTGCTATTGGTGTTAATACGTCATTGAAACAAATTGGTAGTATTATAGAATCTACTATTCATGATGGTTATGGTAGTGCAATCAACGTCTTTGGATTGACAGCAATTGTAAATTCGAATGGTGATTATAAAAACTATTCAAATAATATTAACTCCTACATGGGAGTTAACACTAAATTGTCTAATGTATTACCTACTGATGATAAAATTAAGAAAACGGTACCGGTAAAAACTATTAATCCTATATCTGATGCGAGTAGTTATCTCGCATCAGCAAAAAGTATAATTGGATCAATCTGATACATTATTCGTATCTTATTTTATATTCCGCTTCATATTGAAAAATTTTAGACTTGTATCTTCTTGGTACGATGATTTGTGTCACTGCATCATTAACAAGTTGTAATGGTGATCTTACTATAACTAATTCATCATCTGAACCTAATGAATGAATATACGATTCAAATGAAATATAATTTGGATCATAGATGTAATTTTCAATTTCATATGGATCAAATTCAGATAATAGTTTTTTTAAATCTAATGAAAAACCGTCTAAGTATTCATCAAAGAATCTTTTTGAAAAATTATCTGTGTTTGCCCAGTTAACTCTATGGTAATTTGTTGAAAAATAATCTTTAGAGTTTGAATATTCACCTTTTGTAACAAATTTTGTAATGCTTGGTCTTTCATCTAGCCATTTTGTGGAAAATTTCACAATGTAAACTTCATTGGTTTCTTTTAACAATTCTTTGTCAAATGTCACTTCACATGGTCCATATTCTGTTAAATATTGGTTGATATTAGAACTTCTTTTAGTTGTTAATGCTATCCAATTTTTACCATCATCTTTGTCTTCAATTTTTTGATCTCGCATAGAAACGTCATACGAAAATACTTTTCCATCTTTTAATAAGTCAAGAATCCATTCAAATGTGCAGTACTTGTATAATTTATTTTCATTCTGATCTCTGGCTTCATATAAACTTTTTAGTTGTGAAAAATTCATATTGCTATTACTCCATATTTTTATTATTGAATGTATTTATATTTTTTATTTATTTTCAACTGAATTACATGCAAGGAAATATGCATCTGTAACGTCAGTTAAACCAGATGATTTTTTCCATTTTTTTTCTTTGGTAAAATGTTCATATACTTCTGGTGGTAAAGCGTTTATCATATCTATTTTTGATGCCCTTCCACTACCTGTAGCAAATTTCTTTAGTGTTGGTGGTGCAATTATTTCAATATCCATTTGCAAAATGAATTTTATTTTTGTTATAATACTAAATTGTAAACCCGCTAAATCTCTAGTTGCGTTTCCGGTCATTGAAAATGCGAGTCCTTCGATTGATAATTTACACTCTGGGTATTTTTTAATTTCGGTTAATATATTCTCACTCATTTCCCAAGCACGTTTAAAAATATCATCATTTTTAGATGAGGATAATATTTTACTTTCGATGATGTTTTTATTATCATCGACAACAACGAACCCAGTAGATGTATAACTTTGGTCGATACCAATATAATTCATAAATTTCCCTTTTCTATTTTTAATATTTATAAATAAAATGAATAAATAATGAAAAGTTTTATGGATAAGGATTATGCAATATAAAGATTTGATTTATAAGATAACTACAAACAACACTGATACTCCTGTACCTCCTGTTGAGATGAAAAATGATACCAATACGGTTGATTTAAATGTTGCTAAAAAATCCGTACAGATTAAAGATGTATTGATTGGCGTAATGGTTGGAAAAATAGTATTAAATGCTGGGATAACTACAGCATTAAAAAATGAGGTTGAAAGAACATTAACTGTACTGTTTGATAGCCCTATATCGGATTCTTTTGCTTTTTTACCTTACGACAAGACCACATTGCTATCTATGTTAGATTTATTTCCAGATAGAACTCATTATTTTATTACAACTAAAGAAGATGCTCCTACATTAAAGCCTGTTAAGGTGTCAAAATTAAATTTAAAAACTGTATATATCAATGATGATGTGAATGAAGATTTTGTTAGCAAAATTGATTATTTGGTAACTGTAAATATTGATTCTCTTGAACCAACTTTAAAAGCTAAATTGGATCAGAAAAAAGTGTTAATTTTACCAATGGTTTTTAGAGGTACTGAACAGTTATCACAAAAAGAAAAATTAGTTGTTCCGGATCCAACTGGGTGGGTTTATAATTCTGCTAGTGGTATATGGTCTAAAAATTGGGGTCGTGATGGTTCGCAGGAATTACCAAGCTGGAAAGCACCTGCCGATTGGAATCTAAACCCCGATCCAAACGCACAAACTGGTGCTTAAAATGTAATTCCTCGCATTTTTCCAGGTGTTGGTGGTGCAACATCTAAGGAAGGTTTATTTTGAGCACTTGCAATAGAACTATAAGCTGCCTGATATGCCTCATCATCCATATTTGGAAAAATTTTCTCTAAATTTATACTTTTATCTAAATACCCATTTGTAGGTAAAATGCTCGGTGATTTACCACTGGTAATGTCTCTTAAATGGTGTTTTATTTCCGCTACAGTCATCATAGGTTGGTCATCTTCACTGGTAACTTCTGTTGGTCTATTCGAAAATGGTGTATGATGATTTACTGGAATTCCTAAATCACTGTTAGTAGACATAGTCTCAGTGATTGTTGTATCAATACTATTTGTTTTGATAATTGGTTGACTGTTATTTTGTACATTTGTGGTTATTTGTGGTGAATTGTTCTGAATTAATTCTTCTAAACTTGCCACTCTATTGTTGAGTTGAGTAACAACATAGATTAACTGATTTAATTTTTCAAAAATTTCGGCAGGTGCAAATTTATCAAAAACATTTTTTATTTCTTGTTTTGTATCATTTGAAAATTTTTTGATACTTTCAGTTACTTCTGCTGATTGTTCATACACTAATTGAATATAATCTTCATCATCTATAGCATCTTTTGGAGATCTGAATTCTTTGGTTGGTGTTAATAACTTTCTTGTGTTTTCGTCTATTTGTGAACTATTGGTTAAATTATCGGCAGACGGTACTACATTTTGTTCTGTTCTTAAACTACTTTGTATGGATTCTGCGTGAGATAAAGAAACGTCTACATCATTAGTAAAGTATTTGCTCATATTTTATCCTTTTTATGATTATTTATGCTTATCTTTTTAGAACGCACTAATATTTTCGCAAAAAAAACCCCATCCAACATACATTCAGAATGGGGTTTTTGATCTGTTAAATAATAAAATTATTTTCTAACTATAATTTTAACTACTTGACCTTTAGTAAGTTGTTTTGTGAATAGAATTCTATTATTTGCAACTTCGATATAGTCTTCACCTGACCATTGAACAACTTTATTTACATATACGTCTAATGCTCCTGCATTAACTGTATAAGTTTCGTTGCTAGGTAAGAATATGTCAAATGTACCATCGGCAACAACAGTAACCGATAAAGTAACAGTTGAAATATTTTTATCAGATGCAGTAAATTGTTGAACTCTTAATTTTCCACCAACTTTCCAATCGTTAATAATAACGGATGCAGAATTATTATCAACAGCATATTGGTCTAATAATCTTAATGTGCCTGTAGAGGTTCTATAAGTATCATTTCCAGTTGAATCTAATTTTCTATCGATAATCAATCCATCTTGGAAAATCATTGTTAGATTTGACAATTGTTTGAATTTAGTAGTGTAAATTCTTTGAATGTTGTTAATAGGTAAAATCTCATTATGTGTTGAAGATGTCAAACTGTTAATATTTGCAACTTTTTTGTTAAATTCATAAATTGAGATTTGTTCACCAGCAACAACATTATCCAAACTGAATGCAAGAATATCGGTATAGTTGTCAGGATCAACGTTGATTACTGGTTGTCCTCTATTATCGATAATTGGTCTACCAGTTGGATCTAAAGCTGGTTTAGTGTTATTGTAAACACGTTCCGCATATACTTGGAAAGTATTGATTTGTGATTGAACAACTGATGTATCTTCAGGTTGTCTTCTTGTAACCAATTGACCATTTTTAAACACCAACATGAATTCATCTTTGATGAATTGAGTGTTTTGTAATTGGTAGAATTCTGCACCTGTTTTAGTTGCAGTGATAACTTCACGAGTAGCTGTTAAATCATCAAGAGCAGCAGCATCTTTTGTAAAGAATTGATACACGATGATTGCATCGCCTTTAGCGTTTGGATTTTTAGCTAATTCTGCAATTGTCGGACCATTACAACCAGCAACAATTAATTTACCTGCATCATTTACATAGTAGTCGTTTTGATCTGCTTCTAACTTCATACCATTTCTAAATACCAAGAAAGTTTTATTTTTTGTGATATTTTTGAATGTGAACGTATTAAAACCGTTGGCGACCGCGTTAAATTCTTCTAAGTATATATTGTATATGCTTGATTGTGCAACTTGCATAATGGTAACAATATCACCAATTCTGATACCACTAACAGACTCGCCATTTGTTTCAGCATCACCAAACACTTGAACTTTTCGTACACCATCAACAGTATATGTTATACCATTTGCATCAACCAATTTTTCAGATGTAATTACGTTAACATTACTTTTTTGTTGTAACATACCATTTCTAAATACAAGTAATGGTGCAGTTAAATCGAAATCCATATTTAAATCTAATGTAAGCCAACCATTAGCTTTCGCTAAACCTTCTTTATAGTTAAATTCAACTGGAACATAGTTGTGTGGTAAGTAAAATTGGAAGAATCTAATATCATCTTGGTCATTTGCAAACATTGATAATGTTTTATTATGACTGTCAACCACATAATTTGTTGGTGAAATGAATACATTATTTCTAGTAACAAAGAAATGATAGTTTGTATCAATATCGATTAAATCAAAAGAAACTCTTTTAGTAGCAGCACTATATGTATAATGTACACTTACTTTACCATATGATTTGGTATCTTGTGATGCTGCTTGTAAGAGATCATTCATCATCTTACCTTTAACAGCATTTTTAGAAGCGACATTATCTACTACTTCACCAATTTTAAACGCATATTCTTTTGAAAAGAATGATGATTTATAATCAGTTCCAGCAATTAATTGCACAATAGTGAATGTTTCACCCACATTAGTGTTTGGAATAACTATAGTATTTTCGTTAGATTCGTTCAAAGTTAAACTAGAAGTAGGAATAAATACCCCTTCTTTGAATACCATAACCCCACCTAATGAAAGGTCGGCAATGTTATTACTTAATTTTACTGGGAAATTTGCTTCGATGGCTTTTAATCTTGTCCAATCATCTGCTAATAAATCGCTTTGTGAAGCAGTTGAACCACCTCTAAGTGCTAATAATTCTTTCATCAAAGCATCATACTGTACTTTTACCACATTGTATGCTTCTTGCTCGTCAGTAGTTCTAGTATAATTGGTAATAGTGAAATTACCACTAACATTTGATGTGAAGTTTTTAACTAAATAATTGATTGATACATCACCATTAAACTGCATGATGTCGATTGCATCATCACCTTGTGATTGGTATAAAACTAAGTCTTTGTTATCAACTTTCCAATCATCGGTGAATAAACCATTTTTAAATACAAAGAATTTTCTATCTAAGTTAATTTTTTGAATATTTAAAATTCTTCTTTCACCTTCAGCAATAGTTGGATGAATAACCTCAACTAGATCTGATGTAATACCAACGTTTTCAACAATAACATCTCTTTTAACTGCCAATGGTACACGTTGAACCACACCATTTGATGTAATGGCGATCTCATGAGATAATTCATCATAAGTTACTGAAACATTTGACCCAGATGTTGAATTGTCAATACTGATGTTAATATCTTTCCATGCAGTACCATTCCAGATTTTTAATGAGTTGTTAACATATGCCATGTCACCATTTTTTGGATTGGTTGGTAATGCTAAGTAAGCTCTTGCATTTTCTGGTAATGATGCCCATCTACCATTCATTTTAACTTTAAGTTCAGAATCAATGGTGTCAATCCAGAATTGACCATCTTTTGCTGCAATAGGAGTTGTGTATGAAATAATAGTAGCTAAACTATTAACTTTTGTCCACAAGGTACTAGTCCAAATTTTCAATTCACCATTTAGATTGTCATACCAAAGTTGACCAGTAGCTGGTGATAATGGAGCAATACCATATTCAACTAATCCAACATTTTGTACATTTTTCCATGTGGTACCAACTTTAACTTTCATTGCACCAGAAACGGTATCAAACCATACCATACCTTCTTTCGCATTTGCAGGCATTGTGTTTGAAATGAATGAAATTGCTGTTTCGTCAATATCGACCCATTTTCCATTTTTTCTAATTTTTAGTACATTTGATCCGTTCAACCAGAACATACCATCTAATGCTCTTACAGGTTCATTAACTGATGAAACTGCACCACCAAATTCTGGAATTTCCACCCAAACTGGACTTGCTTTAGAACCTTTATTAACATAAAGTATGGTTGATGTTCCACTACGTGTTATATGTAATGCCCCTGTGCTAGCAACTTTAGGAAGAGCATTTCCTTCTGATACTGTATCTGCACCAACCTCTTTCCAATAATTTACACCTGTTGATGGTTCTTGTGTGTAAATAAACATTTGGTTTGTAGATGTATTTGTCCACCATTGACCAATGTGAGCATCGATAGGTTGTGATACACTTTCAATAACTGAAATTAATCTTTGATAAGTATCACCATCAAATACTTTCATACCATCGATGTTTCTATCATACCAAAGGTCAGATGCTTTTGGTTCAGGTGGTTGAATGTATGATGCCGCTGAATTGAATCCAAAAGAAACCCATTCAGTACCATTAAATACTTTAAATACATTTATATTGGTATCGAACCATGTTTTACCTGGTTCGGGATTTTCAGGTGGAGCATGTCCAGCTGAACTTCTACTAATTTGATTAACAATATTATCAAATTTAGCTTCAATATCTGTATCTTTATTAATAATTTCCCAGGTTTTTTTAGTAGTGTAAACGAGTAATGAACCATTACTTGTGTTATACCAAATTTGACCAACTTGTGGTGCTTGTGGTTCATGCGAACTAGCGAAATTTTCGAGTAAATGCACGAAATTATTAATATATGCCTCACCCCAGTTTAATACACCTTTACCAGGCAATCTCAAACTTGTAGACACATCATCGTAGGTCTTATTCTCAATATTAAGAAATTCACTGCCATCTGCGTGTTTAACAATTAAACCCATTTCATTTCTCCCATCTTTGTAATATTTTTATTTATTTATTGTTTAAATTATTTTTTGCAATCAATACAGAATTAAGATTCTCATAAACATTTGGAAATCTAACTTTCATTGTGTTTAAAATGTCTTCAAGTATGTATAATTTCATATTATCTATATTTATTACAAAAATGAAATCCTCAATAGTATCAACTAAATCTTTGTAATATATTGGATTTATATTGCCATTGGTCAAGGTGTATAACTTTTTTAATCCAACAGTAGATTTTATTGATGCAAATAACTCTGGTGGTACGTCAGCCTTCTCTAAAATATACTTTAATGTTCCATCGGTAATATCTAACTCTCCATTCATATTCTGTAGTATAAATCCAGGCTGATTAAGTTTTATCAGTTCACCATAAACATCTTGACAACCATTCAACCATTTAAATACTAATTTTGGATACCTCGAATAAATTTGTATTATTGCATCGGAAATTTTTAATTTTTTTGCGACTTCCATGTATAAATTGACATCATTTACTAGTATTAAATTGGTAACGAAATCCTCTAATGTTTCAATTTCATCATTTAATAATTGTTTTGCATAATGTCTGTAAAAATGTATTTTAAATTTGTGTTTTGCATCATTATCCAACCAAGGTTTAATTTTTTTGTAAATTGTAAAATCTAGTGAATCATTAAATTCATTTAATAATCCCTTGTAATGTTTAATAGTATTTAGAGAACGCTCAATATGTTCAAATTCAATATTATCAACATTATCAATTACACTATTGTATAATGTGGGTGTATCAATAAGGTTGAAATGTGCAAATAGATCTTTTAATTTTTTACTCGGTTTTGGATTGTATGGTGTGAGGGCAAATTCACTGTCAACATCATTCAATAATACATTTGTAACTTTTTTTAAATTATCCATGTTTGATTTTTTACCTCAACTTGGGTCATATTTATTTATTAGACTTCCTTCAGTTACACTTATTTTTGTGCCTACCGAACCTCTAACTGCTTCTGGAACTGCACCCGCACCACATACTGATGTATGACTAATTCCACAGGCAGTAACCGCATAACTTCCACCAGATGATTGTATATCGTAACCGCTATCTGCACGCATTATAATCATATTTTTTGCATGTAACGTAATGTTATTTTTTGCGTAGATACTTACATTATTGTTGTGATTTGTAATTATGATATTTTTACCTTTCTCATCCATTAGAATTTGTTCTTTTTTATCAGATGTGGTAAATTGAATTTTTCTACCAAAACTTGAATTATCTAAGAATAATGCCTCATGACCACCTGTCGTATGTACATGAATTCTTGGACATTTACCACTATCTGCCAACCAAATTTTTTGGGCTTTTTCAGTTTGAATAAGTTGAAATGTTGAACCATCTCCTTGATTTGGGTCCACCATTTTATGTCTTTCCTTACCTTTGTCATCAACTAGGAATGGTGCTGCCATATGATCGACAAATACCATATGGTGTTTTTGTGATGCTACCCATAGATTTTCATAGTTTCCAGGTGCAGAATCTTCCATATAGATGAATTTTCCTCTGTGTGAGTTTATTAGTAATTTTTCATCCTTATCAATGTCTGACATGACAATTTGGTGACCCTTTGCAGTAGCCAACATTGCTCTTCTTTTAAAAATGGTGTTTGATAGAGTTAAAAAATGACCAACATTAAAATGTTGGGCTTTTGGGTCATAAGGTTTCCCAGTATCTTCAATCCATTTTTTAACTTTAAATCTGTATGGGATTGAAGCATCCCAAGGTTTTTCACCTTCTTTATCCTGATAATATCTATCTGGACCCATCGCATGTTTCAATGTTTGGTATGTTGGGCAATATGTTTTGGATGTTTCATGTGCACCATCCGATTCTCTATTGTCTAATCTTACCTCACCACGTACTAAATCAGGGTAATCTTTACCAGTATCTTTCCAATCTGCATCCTTTTTATCACATCCTCTATCTCGATTTGCACCCATACTGTTGTTTGTAGCTAATTTGATATAATTGGATTCGTTGGTTTTTGGTGGTTTATCTGTTCTTTCTGTCCAAAACTCTCGGTTGATAGTAAACCCTTCCCATAAATCACGGTAATCGGTTTGTCTAACTGGTGAATATTTTTTTGAATTTTTTCCATCAATACCAGGTTTTGTATTGAAGTTACCAATGTCAACCAACTGTAAAAAGTTATTTTCTGCAGATCTAAATTCCATTAGTTTTGCAGCAGAATGCTCTTGCTTACCTATTTTCGTGGTGTTGTACATGAGAATATCATTTCTTCTCCAACGTTGAAGAAATGATGCTGGTTGATAAACATCACCAATTTTGGGTTCTTTTAGATGATACCCTTTTTTATTTAGATCGGGCCAATGGGAAACATTGTATTCTGTACCATTTTCTTGCATGTTTTGTGCTTCTACTGGTATATTCATTGCCGCATATTCCCATGACGGGTTTACTACACTACCTATAATAAACGTCCCCATTGGTAATTTTGTAAATAAAACAAAATCTCCAAATTCAGGAGCACAATATATTCCATGATTTTCACCTTTTGCCATTGACAATGTTTCAGCAAATGGATATTCCTCTACATGGTTGTTTTCAATGTATTTGAAATCTTTGGTTTCACTTAACGGATATATCCGTACTCTAGTTTGGTTGGTATCATCATTTCTACCAATAACTCGTGCCATTCCAAAAATACCATCACCAGAAATACTAAAACTTTTCTGAATGCTATCAACAATTGTATCCGATGCCATTTATCGTTTCCTTTAAAAAATTATGAAAAAATTAGTTTACAATTTAAGTACCTGATACACTTAAATGAGATAATTTTATTTGTGTTGTATTACCATTTAACCCGATATTGTGCGTTACTAATGTTATTCTATAGTCAGTGCTTATAACATCTACTTTTTCAAGTATTTCACACCATGAATCAATATACCAATAGAATTGTAATTCGATACCTTCTTCTACAGCAAATGCCCCATTTCCCGCGTCAGTTGCATTTTTTAATACCCCTCCAAACCATTCTGGAGTAAATGCAAAAGTATATGGTAGTTCTATATCTAATGTAAATTGAGATAATTTATATTTTTGTAGTAATGACGCAAAATTATTCCAACCGTCATAGGATGGGTTGTTTCCTGCTGGCATACCCACACTATAATCTACTGACGCTAATGATTGTTTTTCTTGTTTATCAGATGCACCCACTTCATCTTTTTTAACATTTATAGTATCATTCTCAGTATTACCAACTTGTGATGGATCACCCGATGATGAATGCTTTTCATTGTTAATTTTATCTAGGGCTAAATTAGTTATTATACCGTTGAAATCCATTCCAACTAATTGTGCTCTGTATGGTTGACCAAAACAGTTTAAATCTGACCCAATACATACTTGTCTATGTTGCGTGGTTTTATAATTTTTATTTTTTAATAATAGTTGAACATCAATGTAACTTACACCACCTTTATTTTCTTTAAATGTTACTAACAGTGATGAACCTGCAAGTATATCCTTGGTATCTTTACTTTCTTTAACTGCAAATCTTTCCAACCATAATTTTTGGAGAAAAGACTGAATATTTTCACCTGCTTGAAATTCGATAGATTGTAGTCTTGTTACTGGATCACCTGCATCGAGTTTTTGCCCTTCACCTGGTTTTTCAGTTAAGTATGGTACGGTTTTTAACATTTGTTCGGTTGTACTCAAACTTGTATCCCAAACAAATTTTATTAATGCAGTTCCTTTTTTTTCTTTGTCCTGTGCTATCGAATTTTGCCATTTCTGTTCAATTTCCTCTAAATAAGATTTAAATGTGTTATCATGTTTAACACTTTTTTGGTTTTTTGCATCTAAACCATTGATTGTTAAATTTGCAGGCGACATAAAAAGTGGGGTATTGGTTAATTGTGCTATTGGTGTCCCTACAAATGTATATGAAAAACCTTGTGTTGGTGAAAATTCAACCTTACAATTGTCTTTCACTGGTTGGTATTTCATAAATTTACCCGATACCCATAATTCACCATCGGACATAGGACCCATGAAAAATATTATTGTTGAAAGTCTGCGAAGATCAATAAAATCTGCCAGAGTTTTACCAGCAATATCATGTAGTGTAAATTCTATGAATGACGATTCTTTGTCATTTGGGGCACTTTGTACATTGAAAAACCCCCATTTAATGTCTGACAAAGATACACCAGTTTCAAATGATGTAGTATGTGCTATTATTTTGCTGGGGGCATCACTATGTAAATCACCAAAACCAATTTGGTAGTGCATTTTTATGACTTCACCATGACCAGTTGGATTAAGGAATGTTGGTATCGTAGTACTGGTTGGTATTAATCCATCAAACATATGTTATATCCCTCTGTTAATTTTTTTTGATTTCGGTTGATTTAATTATTAGTATATTATATTTATTCCCTATCGACTGATATAATTTGATTGAAATGATGTTAAGGAAAATAATTTTATTTTTTTTGTAAAATTTAGGAATATATATCATTTATAAAACACTGAAAAAGGAACTAATTTAAAATGGCTAAACATTATAAGATTGTTAAGAGAAATGGGGAAATCGTTCCCTTGGACATTACAAAAATAAGACAGGTTATTGAATGGGCTGCAGTTGGTTTGGATATAAATCCCATTGAGTTAGAGTCTAATTTACATATGCGTTTTAGAAATGATATGACTACCAAAGAGATTCAGGAAAATATTATTGATACCGCATTACAGTTAACTTCAATAGATTCACCCGATTGGAGAATATTAGCTGCAAGATTAAAACTTATGGATCTATATAAGGATATTAAATTTGAAAAAGGTTATGATACCTTTGGCTATGATGATTATTTGCGTCATGTCACAACATCCGTAGAACAGGGTTTATATGATGCAGCATTATTATCATTATACACAAATGATGAAATTTCAACTGCTGGTACATTTTTAGATATGCGTTACGACATGGATTTTGATTATGCTGGTGCTAATATTATGATTCACAGATATTTGATTACCCGCGAAAATTCTCCTTGGGAATTGCCTCAGGAAGCATTTTTGACTGCCGCAATGTTGATTGAACGATACCAACCAAAAGATATTCGGTTAGATTTGGTTCGAGATACATATGAAAAAATGGCAAAAAGAAAATTATCATTGGCCACACCTATGTTGATGAATTTAAGAAAACCATTTGGTAATTTATCATCATGTTTTATTGTTGCATTTGGTGATAGTAGAGATTCAATCTTTTATGTTTTAGATCAGATTGCAAAAATTAGTAAAAATGGTGGTGGTGTAGGAGTTAATGTTTCGAGAGTGCGGTGTAAAGGATCGTGGATTAATGGAACACCAAATGCATCTGGTGGGGTAATTCCGTGGATTAGAAATATTAATGATGTTGTTGTTTCTGTAAATCAACAGGGTAAAAGAGCTGGTGCTGCAACAGTAGCATTGGATTCGTGGCATATGGATATTGAAGATTTCTTAGAACTTCAAACTGAAAATGGTGACCATCGAATGAAAGCATTTGATATTTTTCCACAGGTGGTATTATCGGATGAATTTATGCGTCGAGTTGAAGCGGATAAATTGTGGACTTTAGTTGATCCTCATGAAATTAAAATTAAATTTGGTGTGGACATCGCTGAAATATGGGGTACTGAATTTGAAAAATTGTATCAACAAATTGAAAATCTTATTTTTGATCATGGCAAAAAATTCAACGTTGATTTAGAAAATCTCAGTGTGGAAGATTTTGAAAAAGAGTATAAAGAGTTGTTGATTGGTAAAGATGTTGGAAGTTTAACCGATCACACCTGTTTAAAAATGATTAAACGCATTAGTGCAAAAAATCTTTTCAAAACGATTATGAAAACACAGGTTGAAACTGGTATGCCTTACTTGACCTTTAAAGATGCAATGAACAGAGCAAACCCAAATAAACATGATGGCATGATTGGTAATGGAAATCTGTGTTTATCTGGCGATACTATAGTGAATGCAAGAATTGATGATAGTTTTGTTGATCTAAGAATGGAGGAGCTAGTTGAAATTTACAAAGAAAATAAGAATATTTCGGTTAAATCATTTGACCATGAAACTGATACCACAGAATACCAAACTTTAACTGATGCGTTTTTAACTTATGAAAAATCAAATGTTATGAAATTAACAGATAGTGAAACAGGAAATTATGTTATTTGTACACCAGATCATAAAATTTGGACTGAAAACCGAGGATATGTACAAGCTAAGGATTTGGTTTCATCTGATCGTCTTAAAATACAATAAAATTTAAAACATCTGTGATTATATTATTATAGATGTTTAATTTTTTTAAAAAAAACAATTGAAGCGTTAAAATACAAAACGATAATACAGGAAAGTAAAATGATAGAAATAGAATATTTAAATGTTGAAATTCCAGTTTATGATATAAATGTTAAAAAAAATAACAATTTTTATGCAAATAATATATTGGTGCATAATTGTCAGGAATCCTATTCAAATTTTAAACCATCAACAGTTTTAGACAGTAGAATTGAGGAAGCTGATGGAAAATTCAAAATAGTTGGTGAGGTTGATGCTGGTTTAGTGCATGTTTGTAACTTAAATAGTATTAATTTGTCCAACATTACCGATAATGATGATTTGAAATCTGTTTGTGAAACCGCTGTTCGTTTATTAGATAATGCTATTGATTTTACTGATGTTCCAATTCGAGAAGGTGAAATTCACAATAATTTATATAGAACTATTGGTGTTGGTAGTATGGGTTTAGCTGATTATCTTGCAAAAAGACAAATTCAGTATGCTAATTCAACAGAGGTGGTCGATGAATTATTTGAAAATATTGCTTACTACACTATTAACGCATCAATCCAATTAGCTAAAAAATTGGGTACATATAAAAAATATGCTGGTTCGGAATGGTCTAAGGGTTTAATTTTATGTAGAGATAGAGATTGGTTTAAAAATAACACGAAAGATCCCGCAAGATGGATGAAAACTTTTGATGATTTGAAAAAATATGGTATTCGCAATAGTCATATTCATATGATTGCACCCAATTGCCAAGATCCGAATAATAAAATCAGAACTAAAAATGGTGTTAAATCTATTTATGATATTTTAGTCGAACAAGGGTTTGATATTGCTACTATTGAGAACAATGATCCTCATTGGGTAGATTTAAAAACTCCTATTGAGGTTGATACTTTAAATGGTGTGGATGTTTGTGACCGAATTTGGTTTAATGGAAAACAGGATACCATAAATATTGAATTTGAAGATGGTAATACCTATACTTATACTTTAAATCACAAGTTGTTAGTTTCTCGAATTGACGGAACGACCGAATGGGTTCGAGTTGATGAGTTGCAAGAAGGTGATGAAATTGTTAATCAAGATGCTGTAATTAATTAGATTAACATCTGCAGGTCTTAATGTTGTTTTAAGTTGAATTAAAACCATCATAAATTATTTTAAATCAAAAATTGAGAAAATGTTAAATGAAAATTAAAAAGATAACTAAAAATGTTGAGAAAACAATAACCTATGATTTTGAAGTAAAAAATCAGCATCATTATTTTATGGAAAATGGTGTTGCATCACATAATACGAGTTCTAGTTTGGTGCAAGGTTGTTCTGCTTCGGTATTACCAATATTTAGTAAATTTTATGTTGATAAAAATTCTAAAGGTTCTGTGCCCATTATGCCTCCATATATCAAGGATAACTTTTGGTACTATCAGGAATTTAAAAATATTCTTCAAAAAAATGTAGTTGATGTTATTTCGAGAATACAAAAATGGACTGATACCGGTATTTCGATGGAATTAATCATTAATTTAAATTTACCAAATGTGAACGCGAAGTATATTTACGAAACTTTGATGACCGCATGGAAAAATGATTTGAAAACAGTGTATTATATTCGATCTGTCCAAAAAAATTCATCTGATGTATCTGCTAAAGAGGAATGTGCCAGTTGTTCGGGTTAATTTTTTAGAATAAAAAATATTTTTGTCATTTATATTATCCGGGTTAAATATTTTTTTCCTGGATAATTTCACGTTTATACCAAATAATTTTTTTCTACCATCAAAAAATAAAAAATAATTATAAATATTTGGGTATATTGTTCATGTCTTAGACATTGCATGTTTTATGTATAGTTTATTTACAGTCATCAAATACAAACATGGTAAAAGACATAATCGCTGTTAAAAAAATATGGGGTGTGAATAAATATAATTAGTAAAAATGTCTAATTTTTCCGTTTAACATTTTGATATGTTAAATTTAAAATAATGATAAATAAAAAGGTAATTTATAAATTAAAGGAGTTTTAAATATGACTAAAATTAAACTGCATAATCCAGTATTAGCTGAAAACAGTACATTTGGTAATTTTTCTGTTGAAAGTTTAGCTACTGACCCAAATTTGACCAGTGTGTTGTCAACAGGTAGAATTTGGTTTAATAGTGCTGAAAAAAGATTCAAAGGTGCGTTTTTAAATACTAACAGCACCTCTGTTGATATTATGTATTTAGCACAACATACTGATATTATCAATATCAATAACACTATTACCACACTGGAAGCTAAATTAGATAGTACGACTGGTGCACTTACAGATTTAACTACAACTGCAAAAAACAATTTGGTTGCTGCAATTGATGAGTTAGATGGAGAAATTGGTGATTTATCTGCATTAACTACAACTGCAAAAAATACTATTGTTGCTTCTATCAATACATTAGATTTCTTATTAGGAAAAGTTGCATTACCTACTACAGCAACTACTGTAACTGGTGCAATTGCTGAACATGAATCTGATATTGGACATGTTCAAAACTTAACTACTACAGCAACAAACTTAACATCTGCTGTTAATGAATTGGATTCATTGTTAGGTAAAGTAGTATTAACTACTACTGCACATAAAGTTACTAACGCTGTTAACGAATTAGATGCATTATTAGGTAAATCTGTATTAACCACAACTGCAACTACAGTTACTGCAGCATTAGTTGAACATGAATCGGATATTGGACATGTTGAAAGTTTAACTACTACAGCAAAAAATTTAACTGATGCTGTTAATGAAATAAACACAGCTAAAGTTGCGAGAATTGATATTGTTGGTAAAACAGTTGGTTCGAATACTCTTATTCCTGTTATTACTTATAATAACCAAGGTCAAATTACGGCTACAACTACAGCACCTGTAACTATTGATTTACAAGGTGTTACTGATATTGGTAATACATCTAATAATGAAATCATTTTAACTGATGGTGTTGCTGGTACAACTGCAGGTTTAACTGCTGATTTCTTAACTACTTCACACGCTGTTAGTGCTGGTTCGTTAGGTGTTACTGCAAACGCACACGTTGGTGGAACTTTAGACGTTACTGGAAATGCAACTGTTGGTACACTTACTGCTGGTGTTACTACTATTCTTTATGGTGATACTACTATCGCTAATGATGGTACAAATAAAGGTAACTTGATTATTCAAGGAAATTTAACTGTTAAAGGTGCAACAACTACAGTTGATACAGAAATCTTAAAAGTTGCAGATAACATTATTACTTTAAATTCTAATGCGGTTGGTGCTCCAACAGAAAATGCTGGTTTAGAAGTAAATCGTGGTAATTTAGGTACACAAACTATCATTCAGTTCAATGAAACAACTGATACTGTACAGGTTGCTGTTTGGAACAAAAACACATCACAATTTGAAATGATTGATGTTGCTAGTGCAAACAACAATAAAGACATTCTTGATGAAATTGATGCAGTAGAAGCATCATTAGGTTTTGGTGGACCACTAGGTACAGTTTATACTGCAACTAGCAATAATTACATTGCTGGTTTAACTGTTACTGCGGACGTTTCTAAATTAGATACAGAATTGAAAAGAGTTGAGAATGGTGCAGGAAATTGGTTATCATTAACAACAACTGCTAAAACATTAACAACTGCTGTTAATGAATTAGATGCTGAGTTAGGTCCATTAGGTGATTTAACAACTACTTTGAAATCTACATTTGGTGCAGCTATCAATGAAGTTGATCAACATGCTAATAACTTATACACTACAATCGGTTCATATGTTACTACTGACGCAACATCATTAAATATCACTGGTACAAATTATTTGAATTCTGCTACTACAATTTCAACTGCTTTATCTACATTAGATACAACATTGAAAACTAGAGCTGATAATTTAGGTGTTGCTGCTGGTACAGTAGGTGACGTATATACTGCTGATGCAGCATCACATTATTTGAAAGCAACTGCATTCACTGCTGCTAGTAAAACGGCATCATTATTCAATGCGGATTTATTGTTAGATACACAATTATTTAACACTAATACAAATATTGGTGTATTAACTAATTTAACAACTGATACACAAACTACTATTGTTGCTGCTATTAATGAAGTTGATTTACATGCTAACCATATTTACACGGCATTAGGCACAGCAATTGCTCAAGATGGTACCGTATTCACAGTTAGTGGAACAACTTATCTTGGTGGTGCTACAACTGTTGCTGAAACATTTAGTGCAATTGACACTAATTTGAAAAGAGTTGAAGATGGCGTTGGTGATTGGACTACATTAACCACAGTTCATAAAACAGTAACTACTGCAATCAATGAATTGGATGCATTGTTAGGTAAAACTGTATTATCAACAACTGCGAAAACAGTAACTCCAGCAATCAATGAATTAGATACAAGATTGAATGCTGAGGTATTGAGAGCGACAACTACTGAAGGAACTTTAGCAAGTTTAAATACTACTGTTAAAACTAACTTAGTTGCGGCTATTAATTCTGAAGTAGCAAGAGCTAATACTGCTGAAAGTAACTTAACTACTAGATTGAATAAAGTTAACACTGCTGCTGGTATTACTAATGACACTTATACTGCTAATGCAACAACAAATTATTTAACATCTGCAACATCATTGTTTAATGCTGATGAATTGTTGGATGCTAAATTAAAAGCAACAATCGTAGCTTATGCAGGAACAACAAAATTAACACAAGGTACATCTTTAATTGGTTATAAAGGTTATACTGAAACTGATCTTAATATTGTTAACCCAACTGTTGAAATCGTAGCTGGTACATTAGAATCTGCTATTGATGACATCGTATCATCTGTTAACCTTAAAATTCATGAATTGGAAAACAGATATGTTAAAGCTGAAGTTGCACAATCTGAAAAATCAGATACTTACACAGTTGTTCATAACTTAGATACATTGTTTGTTGACGTATCAGTGCAGGTTTATGATGAAACTGATTTAGCTTGGCGTTTTGATTTAGTTGTTGTTGAAGTTGTTGACGCTAATACGGTTACAATTTCATTGGCAGCTGGTATCGCACAACAAATCAGATATGTTGTACATGGTTACTAATAAAACCGTTGTTTGAACTTTATTGTTTGAACGATTATTTAAAACCTATGGTGGGAAACTATCATAGGTTTTTTAATGACTTTAAAATTAATTTTGAACTATGACACTCTAAAGGATGTGTTTTCTAATACGTGTTTCAATCGTACTATTTTGGGGTGAGTTCGAGTCATTATTTTCCGTGTGAGAGCACTTTTGATGTTGACAGGCGTAAATCGTTTGTTTTTGTGGCTATTATCGCACACCGGATTTGGTTTTTTGTATAATTGTACTACAATAATTTAATTATTTTGATTCTCTGCATTTCCAACCTACAGGGTGGGGTTCTTGTAGAGAAACTAGAAAAATTTAAAATTGATATAATTTTTTGAGGTAAAGAAATGGACGCACCTATCACTAATCCTAGACAAACAACATTGAGAGAAATATCTACAATATTGCGAGAATTCGATTTTGAAAATTTTAATCCTAGAGAGGATAAAATGGCACTTATGAATGAATTACAATTAATTAATTCAAAACTTGGTAAAATATTAGGAGGGTTTGACAATGGCTGAGATGCACCAGAAACAAAACGATCAAATTGAATTATGGTTACAATTAGTTGCAAATTTGGCAGATTCAACCGCTGATAAACCAGAAGCAGAGATTACTAAGAAGGATATTGTTAAAATAGCTAGAAAAATCAATGATATAGTAAATGTATTATATGGGAAATCAAAAATTTCTGGTTGGAGAATAAATTGATTTATTTTTTATAGTATAATATTTTTTTAAATTGAGGTAAATAGAGTATATTTGAATTTTACACTGATAATTGATTTTAAAAATAAATATTTTTTTTATTTAATTTCGGTTATAATACATAAAGAGTACCAATATAGAAAGAAGTCTTCAGGTAGGTAAACTCTTTAACATTTAATTAACTTTTAGAATGATATGACACACAATACAAAATTAGAATTAGAAATCAAAAATTTAATTTCAACCTTAACAAATGATGAAGTATATTCCGAATATGGAATTATTATTAACGCAGATAAAACTGTTTTTGATGATGTAAATCATAGAACTTATCCAAATATAACTGATTGGGTCTATGATTATGTTAATGATACTGGTTCAGAATTTGAAAAATTTCCAACGAGTTATGGGTATGATGATGATTATTGATTGATTCAATTTACCCTGTGTATTTTTAAGTAGTTAACTCAAACATCTCACCAATAAATTCTTATGATAACTAAGTTACCTGATGGTAGAATATTCGAAACAACTCCAATATTAACAATTTTGTATGATGCAAATGAACCTGTTTATAAGTACACGTTTACTACTATTGATAGATCTGTGAAATCTTCAGCTAGACATAATTGGGTGGTGTGGAACAAATTGTTGAAAGATGTTGATTTAGTTAAGATGGATTCTATTGATACTAATATTCATGAATTGTTGCTTCAAAGATAATTACATCAATCTTTAGTATAGTATATGATATAGGTGGGTATTACTACGCAATTTTTATCCCTCGCTCTACCGAAAAACTCAGTCCTTTAGGTCTGGGTAATTGACTTAATTTTGTAAGTGGATGGAATCAAATATTATGAAAAAAATTAAACTGAAAAGTTACCTATTGCTAGATTTATTGGCAAATTATCAACATATCCATAAAACTATGGATGATTACCTTACATGTTTTTTTACTGAAAATGAAAATCGAATTGATGTTTATAAAGTTAAGAAAAAATTTTTATTTTTTAAAACTTATCATTTAGTTTATCGAGTCCCAGCTAATTTTTCAAAATTGCGCGACATTGATGATGGATGTTACGATCTAAATACCGATGAATTGATTGGTTTGGTTGATAAAACGATGAAAGAGTATTTCAACTTATGTAAGTATTTTAAAAATGAAGGGTTTGAGTTGTTAGATTATCGTGCTACGTATATCCGTGGTATCGATGGAACAATTATTGATTTTTCTAATTTTATGACATATTATATTGAGAATACTAGTTGTGAGTATGATAGAATCAGATTTAATAAAGCACTCATACCTGAAAATGATGATTATGAGTATATTGTTAATTTATGTTTAACAATTTTACAAAAACATAGATTTGATAAGTATTTAGAATCGCATGAAGATTTTATAAAATAACATTAAGATTTTATCCATGCCTTTAGGTGAAGGAGTAAATTAAAATCTATGTAAGTCCAAGTAATTGGTATTAGAAACACCAACCTAAAAAGTGGTGTCGTTCACAAAATATGTAGTATAATATTCATACTAACCAATTTTTAAATTTATAAAGGAATTTTATGTCATATGCACCAATTGTAATTGAAAGAAGTGGTAATGGTGAAAGAGCTTACGATTTACCATCAAGACTATTGAAAGATAGAATTATTATGTTAAATGGTGAGGTAAATAGTCATTCTGCAAATTCGATTATTATGCAATTATTAGTTTTATCAGCAGAGGATTCTGAAGCAGATATTCATTTTTATATTAATTCACCAGGTGGTAGTGTAGTTGATGGTTTGGCTTTATTTGATACTATGTGTGCAATCCCAAATGATGTGGTAACTATTTGTTTAGGGAGTGCGGCTTCAATGGGTTCTTTTTTATTGTCTGGTGGAACACAGGGAAAACGATATTCATTACCAAATAGTAGATTGATGTATCATCAAGTTATGAGTGGTATTTCTGCAGGAACTCAATTTGTTGATATGGAAACATCTGTAAATGAAACAAAAAAACTTTATGAAAAATTAAATAGTTATCTTTCAAAATTTACTGGTGGCAAGATTAATTTTGAAGAAATGAAAAAAAGAACCGACAGAGATTGGTGGTTATCTCCAGAAGAAGCTATTTCTGAAGGTTTTATTGATAAAATCATTACCAACTTAGGTGATGTAAAATAGTTTAAAAAACACAATTATAGGAAACTTATTTATGACAGAAACAACACTTTTAAGAAATCAATTTACAATTTCTGACGCTCTTAACCCATTGGTTAGATTCAATGGTGATATTATTATTACCGATCCAGGCTATGTTATTAAGTCAGAAGATTGGAATGGTGGTAATTATGATAAAGAGTATTTTGGCACACATATCGCAAGAAGTAATGGTTGTGGTGATTGGAATTGTATTACAGTTGACACTGATAGCAATACTGTCTTGGGACAGTTTTCTTCGGAAACTGGTATGGTTGGTGTATTTTTATTAGATGAAGTATTAAAATACAATCCAACGTTTGATAAACATCTCACACAACCCGAAACTACAACTTTGATTAAAAGTTTTACTGGGAATATTGGATTTGTAGTTCACACAAATGATGTTTATGTTGTTGGTGATGGTACTACTAAGTTTCAAACACAACAAACTGAACAGTAGTTTTAAATTTGTAATTGGGGTTTGTCGTATAGTATAAACCCCATCTAAAATTAGAAATAATTGACTTATATCTGGTTTTCCGACATAGTATGGATAAAAAAATTGTAAAATAAAATCAACTCAACCTAATTTTGGAAAAAATAATTGAATATGTATATTAAAAATTTAAATTTAGATGATTATGAATTAGTGTCTATTGATTCGATAACAAAAACAAATAACTTCATTCAAATGAATGATATTCAAGTTGAAGATAATGAAACTTTTTTTCTTGCAAATGGTATCTTAACACATAATAGTGCTATTAGTTCATTTACCGAAATTAGAAATCCCGAAACACAAGCTGGAATGCCGTTGCGAGGTAAAGTTCTAAATGTCTATGGAAAAGCACCAATTGACGCAATGGAAAATGCTGAAGTTGCTGATATGGTTACTGCATTAAATTTAGAATTTAATGAACAGATGGGTGATTGGGTTATTCCTAAAGGTACAGGTGTGTACGATGTGACGTATGAATCAGTATTTGAGGTAGATAAGGAAGGAAACTCAATTATTAAAAATGCAACTGTATTAGGTTGCGATAAATTTCATATTAATAAGCGTTGGGTTACTATTGATAAGTTATTTGGGCATCCAGATTCTTATCGTGGTTATATCGTTTCTATTACTGAATCCGATAAAAATATTAGTGAAATTACGCATCCAGATTATTTTCATTTTCGTAGATTATGGGATTTTAGAGGTTTTCGTAAAGTTGGGACATCATATAAAATTACTATTGGTAAGAAATCATTTTTTTGTAATGATGTTGATGACATTTATGTTGATGGTAAATGGCAAAAAGTTTCATTATTTTTGAAAAAACCTCCTAAAACTAAAGATGAGGTTTCTGTAGAGAAAGTTGATACTGATATTGAACTTACACGCTTCAATAAATTATTAAAACCTGCGTTTGATACAAAATTAAAATTTTCCAAAGTTTTCTTGGCAACTGACGCTGATCCCGATGGTTCCGCAATTTGTAATTTAGCTGTAAATTTATTTCACGAATATTTCCCTGAATTATTTTGGGATAGTGAAAATGCGTTTATCAATCGAATTACCTTCCCGATGATTGCCGCAACTAAAGGTAAAAAAACCATTTATTTTGAAAATAGACCACTATTTGATAAAGCTAAATCGGAAGGTAAAGTTGACGATTCATATAAAATAACCTATTTTAAAGGGTTGGGTTCTATGGAGAAAGAAGATTGGGAACATGTATTTGAAAATTTAGATGATTACTCATTTAAGATTACTGATGATGGTCATTTAGATGAGTTGATGCAAATATTTTTTGATTCCGATGCGAGTGTAAGAAAAAAATGGTTGGCAATAAAATAAAAATGATTCTGTTTTTATGATCGCACCTAAAAATATTCAAGGAGAGATTGAAAAATATCTCTCTAAGAAAAATGTCTATTTTGGTAATTTTTCCAATGAATTAGTAACATTTTTAGAAATTAATTTCCCACACGTTAATACCATCCGAGCAAAATGGTATATGTTTGTTCATGGTATGAATGAATTACCCATTTGTTTGTACCCATCATGTGAGACGTCTGTTAAATGGAATGAAGGGTTAAAAAAATTTAGTGATGGATGCTGTATTGATCACAATAAAAAAATAACCTCTCTTAAAAATTTTGGCGTTGACCACCCAAATAAATCTAAAAAACAACAGCGAAAAGTTAAAAAATCGATGCAAGAGAAATACGGTGTCGATTATATTACGCAGACTGATATTCATAAGACGAGTGTTATGCACAGTGTAATGGAATCTTATGGTGTTGATAATGTATTAAAATCTCCAAAAATTCGAGAAAAGATTAGAAAAACGAATTTGGAAAAGTATGGTGTCGAGGAATGTATTTCTGCACCTATAATAAGAGAAAAAAGTAAACAGACCAATCTTAAAAAATTTGGTACTGAGTGCAGTTTGTCGTCTGTTGAAGTTAGGGAAAAGGCATATAAAACGAATTTGTTCAGATATGGTTCAATTTTTCCAATGCGTAATGAAGAATTGTTGGAAAAAAGGTTACAAACTATTATTGGTAGATATGATTCGCACGGTGTATTAGGTGATAAGAATATAGCCGATAAAGCTAGAAAAACACATTTTGCTAAATATTATAATAACAAGTTATTGAAAAATAAATTTGTATCTCCATTGTTTACCTTAGATGAATATCAGGGTACAAAACGAGTTAAAGATTATAGTTGGGAGTGTAAGAAATGTTATACTGAATTTATCGATAATGTTGACAATGGACATCTACCAAGATGCCCCACATGTTTTCCAAAAGATATTAAAGTTTCAAATGATGAATCGTTGTTATTCTCATTGATAAATGTTAAAAACAAACTTCAGACTAATAGAGGTCTAATACCAAATTATGAAATTGATATATATTTACCTGATTATAAGACAGGTATAGAGTATAATGGTATGTTTTGGCATTCTGAAAAAATGGGGGTTGATCAATTTTATCATTTAGATAAAACATTAATGTCAGAAAATTCTGGTATTTTTTTGATTCACATTTTTGAATCCGAATGGGTAAAGAGAAGGTTACAAACTATAGGAATGGTTCATAGAAATATTGGTATTTTTGATATAATCATATCTATTCAGGACATTGAAATAAAGGAAATTTCGGATATAATAACCAATGATTTTTTAGAAGCCAACACCATTCATTTATTTGACAGTGTTTCTGAAAAACGAATTGGTGCTTATCATGGTTTAGAATTAGTTGCCATCATGACAACCAAACAATTTAAAAATAAAACTGTAATTACTAAGTTTTATGAAAAGATGGGTTATGGGTTTGAAGGGAATCTGTTTCAAAAAATGGTGAATAATTTTGATAATAGTTTACCTATATTTTATTATCCTGATAGACGGTACAATAAAGTTGACCAACAATTTTTATTAGATTGTGGGTTTACTTTTGAAGGTGGTACTGAACCAGAGTTAATATATAGCCGAAATATGAGTTATATTCCTGCAAATCATATTAATAAACATAACATTTTAAATTACGTTACTGATTATGATGATAAATTATCTGTTTATGAGAATATGATTGTTAATGGTTATTTAACTATTTGGGATTGTGGAAAATTAGTTTGGAAAAAAAGTTAGATTTTGCTAAAAATATTGTAAAATATAACTTAATAAAACGGAGACAAATTGGGCGGTTGAATTAAAAAATCATTTTTTTTAATTTGACTATAAATAAAATTGAAATTGAAACACACTAAAGGGGATTAAAATGAGTTTAATACGCTTAAATCAGTTACACACTGAAATTCTTGCAAAAGTTGATGAAAAAGACGTTGCCATCAAACAACAAATTGAAACAACTTTGCAATACACTGTTGGACCAACTGCACCATCATCTCCATCTATCGGTTATAGATGGTTTGATACAGCTTCATCATTGATGAAAGTTTGGAATGGCGTTGGTGCTGGAGCAGATTGGGAAATTACAAATGCTAACGCAATTTACCTTCCAGGTAGAAATGCGATTGATTCTGCATCATCAGCAATGAAACAAATTACAACTGGTTCTGGATTCTTAGAATTTGGTGGTAGAATTAAATCACCAAAAACTGTTAATAGAGCATTGTTAGCTAATTCAGGTATTCCTAGATTAGCTGGTATCGTTGGTGAAGGTGATGCTGGAATTAAAAAATTCTGGTTTGAAAATTTCTTCCTATTGAATGCTAATGGCTATACAGAAGAAACTTTAGATCCATCAACTGGTGAAATTTCTACAATTTTAGTAGATGGTATTCCCGTTAGTTTACAAGGTACTTTACCTAATACAAGTGTTATCAACAGTAAAAAATTGATGGCTGTGAATTTACCAGAAGCTCCAAAAACTACAAGTGAATTAAACAGAGATGAAATCGTATTTTTAGAAGTTTGGAGAGAAAAAATCAGTGATTCTGGTTATGTTTTCCCTTATGGTAACGTACAATTTACAGGTGATGATGCTGATGGTATCAAAACATCACAATATAAAGGTGATGTTGGTTATTGTGCATCGTTTAAAGGCGATAATGTATCAATTACTGCTGCTGATAGCAATGGTGTATTAACAACAACTGAACAACCAAAAGGTAAAGGTTGGGTTTGGAGAGATATTCAAACATCACAAAAAAATACTATTGCTGCAAATTATAAACATAACATTTATGTTGATGGTGATAATTTAGTTCAAATTAGATATAGAATCAGAGTTTCAACATTTAGTAATCTTCCAGCTACACCATTAACAAATACAACTGTTTTAGGTTATACTGCTGATAATGATTCAACTACATTTATCAGAGCACAAGGTAAACTTAGTGCATTGAATACTACTGATAACAATTATAAAATTTTAGCTCCATTTAACCTAGATAATATTCATTCATTGAATGGTACATATTCTACTAAATATGTAAGTGATTTATCCCATGATGGTTTCGTATTTGCTTCACCATTGGTTGTAGTATCAAGAAGAAACCAAGGGGTATTTGATACTATTTTCAATCCAAATGGTTCTGCTAGATTCCGTGATGGTTTGAGATTAGTTGCTGATTATGATGCAAGTGATGATATTATCGGTTTTGCGTTAATGGATAAAGAAAATGCAACATTGGCATCATCTACAACTGGTTCAACATGGGCTGAAAAATATAAAATCATGATGACATGGTTGTTTGATAGAAAAACTATCTTAACAGCTTATGATAACGCACAAGGTTTCGTTATTGGTGGTGATATGAACTCAGGTATCTCTGGAAGATATGATGGTTTATATTATGATGAAGTTAATGAAGCAGACGTAAATGATTTAAGAGTTGATATTAATAAACAGTTAGATTTAACTTATGTATTAGAAAAAGAATTCAATAAATTCATTCTTGGTGAACAAAGAGGCTGGAACCAAGAAAATCATTTATACTACTGGACTGGTAACGTAGGTACTAATGCTAAAGCTGAATATTTAGATGCTACGGGTAAAAGACAACCATTAATGAGTGGTGGTAAACAAGTTACTGGTTATGGTTATGTAACTGAATTACCAATTTATTATAAAATGGCTAATAGTAGTATTATTAATGGTATTGATACTGATATTGCAACCAAAATCACTGCTGGTTATACATCAACAATTTCAATTAGATCTGGAAATCGTATTGATCCACAAACTTCAGTTGCGAGAACGTTATTTTCTGATAAATTCTTCAAAAGAGTTCAAGTATCATTAGAACCAGTTTTAGATGCAGCTGGTAATACACAAAATGACATCAATGGTAACTTAGTACAAAAAATCGTTATTCACGATGGTGAAGTATATGTAGATGAAAAAACTGAAATTGTATTAATTTCACCTAAAGGTAGAACATCACGTAAAACTCAATTACATGCGGATATTATTGGTGATCCAGCTGGTAACTCATATAAATTTACAACATCAACTAAAGTGTTGAATTTACCTGATAACGTAGTTTTAGAAAATGGAAATATCGTATTCTCTGGTCAAAACTACTTTGTTTACAAAGGTATCAGAAAAATTAAATCATTAATTGATAAAGATCCATCTGGTAACTTTAAAATTGATGAATCAAACACTAACGATTGGTTGAATGTAACCGGTAAAGGTGGTTATTCTGAAGGTTGGAAAATGTATGGTAACTTGGGATCATCTTTGTTAGTTGATGAAGAAGGTATCTCAACACTTCCTAGAGACGTGGTGAGTGGTATTGATTTGGGTGATGGTACAGGTTTAGTTAAGAAAAATACTAAATTCTTTAAATTGTCGAAACCAGCAAAAACAATTAGTAAAGTGATGGTAACTACTGATAAAAAAGCTGGAAAAAGAGCGTTCTTAACGCAAATTACATCAACTAAAGATGTTACTGTTGGTGGTGTTACAACTACACAATCTATTTTAGACCAAGTAGATGCTACTCCTTCAACTTTCGCATATGAAAATTCAGTTACTTTAACTAATAACAATATGATTGCTATTAACTGGTCTGCATTTACTGATGATGCTATTATTGAAATTTATTATGAAGTTGATTCTAATCCTACTACTATTACATCTTCAACCCGAGTTGAAATGTTAGGTGATATTTGGGTAGGTAATTCATTGTATCATAACTTAGGTTGTAAATCAATTAGTAATCTTATTAATAAAGTTCCTACTTATAATGCAGCCCAAAGTTCAAAAGGTGCAGCAAAACGTATTCCTTTATCAACCTATTTGGTGAATAAAGGTGATGATGGTGCTATCTTGAATTCACAATGGTCAGTTATTAACCATGCACCAGTAGATTTGTCAGGTACTGGTCCTGCGATTAAAATGTTACCATACATTACATCTGTTAGAGGTGAAATGTTCTTGAAAGTTCTTTATAAAGAATTGGATAAATCGGTATCTTTAGGAAAAGCATATACAAAAGATAATAGTTCATTTACTGTTCTTGATGGTGAAACAACAACTGATATGGGTGTTGATAAAGGTACTTTGATTAAAATTGGTCAAAGAAAAATTAGATTACCATACTACTTTGGAGATGTAGTTTAATAGCTTCGGCTATTAAACTTTCTTAAATATATTGAGGAGAAATAACAAATGATTACAAAATACACATACAGTATTGTTGCCGGTAAAGTAACTAGACAACCTGCATATACATTCACAGCACTTGAAGATTTATTTGATAGATTGAGCACAATTAGTAACATTGATACAATTAATGGTATTGCTTCTAGAACACTTCAAGGTGAATCTGAAAGACCATTGATTGATAAAGAAGATGCTTGGTTTAAAGTACAAACAAGCATTCAAGATATGGATGCGGAACGTGTTTCATTAGAAGCAAAATTAAAAAGTGGTGATGCTTCTGGTAATCCACTTTCACCAACATTACAAAAAAATGTTGCTGCTCGTATTGCTGATTTAAAAGCTGGTAGTATTACAGTTACTAAACAGTTCTATAACCACTATACTCGTCAAACTATGTCTGTTGAAGAAGTGGTTCAAACATCATACACTGTTTCTTTGGAAAAAAGAACTGATCTAGAACAAACAACACCATATTTAGCTGGTTTAAGAGGTATTTCTGCGGCTCCAACAAGACCAGCAGTTACTTTAGATCCTGCTAAAGATGCTGAAATTAGAAAAATTCTAGTTAGACAAAAAATTGGTGTTACCGTTGGTGATGACAAAGATATTATTGCCGATTTGGCAAATGCTTTTAACGCTATTATCAAAAAAGTTGGTGGTCAAGCAGTAACACCTGTGGAAGAAGCACTTATCACTAAATATAGTGCACGTCAAGCTCAAATTGCTACTATTTTAGCAACTGACTATAAAAAATAAAATTTATAGTTAAAAAGTTAAAAGGTGGGTTTTTACCCACCTTTTTTTTGCCAAAAATTTAGTATAATAATTTAAATTTTTTTAAATATATTGAGGTATTACCGTGGATTTACAAACCAACACTAAACACCGATTCATTAAAGATTTTTCTTTGCCTATTCAGGTAATTCAAGAACCAATGTTTATGTATTATATTGATGAATTGGATAGTTATTATTCAACTATTAAAAAACTTCAATATTTGAAAGATGCAATAAATCTGTTAGGTAGTGAAGATAAAGTTTTTAGTGAATTCAGTAAAATTAAAGATAGTTTGATTGCTGCAGTTACCGAACAAAAAAAATACCAAGAATTAAGTGTTGATTCACTTGAACAATATACCGTGAAAAATGGTGTTACACAAAAAAATATTTATAGTTTGGAAAATTCGAATAAAGTTTTTATTTCTATCGATTTAAAACATGCAAATTTTAATGTTTTGAAAATGTATGATAGTAGTTTAGTTTTAGAATCTGAAAATTATGAAGATTTTGTTGGTACTATGACTGATGTGGAATATTTTAAAAAATCAAAATATATTAGGCAGTTTATTTTTGGAAATTTGTTACCTAAGAAGCAGCAAAAGTTACAGCATTGGGTTATAGATTCTATAGTTCAAGTTTTACTTTCATCGGGATTAAAATTACCAGAATTTAATTCTGCTTCAGCTGATGAAATTGTGATACACGTGGATAAAAATCGTGTTGATGATGTTTTCAATCATATAAAAAATGAATTAAAGACGAATGTAAAAACCTGTGGTTTCTATGAGTGGTTGAAAATAGAAATGTTTGTATTAAAGTCAATTGGTGGTAAAAGTTATTTTGTAAAAGAAAATATGTTAGATGGTTCGATAGAGTTTAAAGCAATACCATCATTTATCTTCATGCAAGTCTACAAAAAATATGTTGGTAACCCTGTAGAATATTTTGATAGAATATTTTTTCATGAGGGTTATCTGGCTGAATTTAAACAACCTGTATTTAGTGAGGGGTAAAGAATGTTTGTAGGTGGGAGTTTTTTTAATATAGAAAATAAATTTTGGGAATTTCAAGTTGAACGATATTCTGAATGGGAAACATATTTTAATTTTCAAATTTGTTTTAATCGCAAATGCGATCATGCCGGTTTAAGATGTAATGCAGAAATTTGTGGTTATTGGGTCGATTTACAGATTTACGATTGTCGACACTGGGATTATGACCACGATAAATGGTTCGAATATACATCTGAGGTTGATGGTGATTGATAAGTTATTCCCCACTCTAAGGTGGGGATTTTTTTCATTGAATTCTTCTTATTAATTTTTTAAATTTCCAGGCTGGTGTAGTTTCAGTTTGAATAAAATTCTGTTCTTCTATTAGTTGGAAATCATCATATTTTATTGGTGTTAAAAAGGTATCTGCCTCACCCTCAAAATCTACTTCACTGACATACATCGTATCTACTAAATTCATAAAATAATTGTAGATCTGAGCACCACCAATAATAAACAATTCGGTTTCATGTTTTTCTTTTGCAAATTTAATTGCTTCTGAAATATCTGTAAATACGTGCAAATGGTCAATACTACTATCACTATAAAATCCTTGTTTAGAAACAACTAATGAAACTCGATTTGGTAGTGGTTTACCAATACTTTCAAAAGTTTTTCTTCCCATCAAAATATGGTGTCCTGTTGTTAATTCTTTGAATATTTTTAAATCCTCTGAAATTCGCCACAATAGTTGGTTTTTGAAGCCTAACTCATAGTTATTACCATGTGCAACAATCATCGAAATTTTCATACTGCCATTTCTCCTTCAATTTTATCATGACACTGATAGTTTAATAATTCGAAGTCATTCATAGTAAAATCATTAATATTTTTGGTGTTTGAATTTAGTTTCATTGTGGGTAGTGGAAAGGGAGTTCTACTTAATTGTAGTTTACATTGCTCGAAATGATTTTTATAAATATGAGCATCTCCACTGGTATGAATAAATTCTCCTGGAACTAAGTTGCAAACTTGTGCGATCATCATCGTAAGGAGTGCATATGATGCAATGTTAAAACCCAACCCTAAAAAACTGTCCACTGATCGTTGGTATAGTTGACAACTTAATTTTCCGTTCACAACATAAAATTGAAATAAGGTATGACATGGTGGTAGTGCCATACCATCCAAATCACTTACATTCCACGCACTTAAAATTATTCTCCGACTATCTGGGTTAGTTTTAATGGTGTTAACAATTTCTGATAATTGGTCAATAATAATTTGTTTTCTAAATGCGTGATTTGGTGATGCACGAACTGTATAAAACTTACAATCTATATGAAATTCTTGTTTACCATCAATACAGGCTTTTATTAAATCTTTATTGAATTTTTTATTTGGAAATTTATTATTGAGATCATTAAATGATAAATATTCAAAACGCACACCATCTGAAAATTCAACGACCGTCTTTGTATTAAAATCGATTTCGTGAGCACTATAAAATTTATTCACCTTTGATGGTAGAAATATACATGTGTCCTTTGAATATTTGTTAGAGTTATAGTATTCCCTGTCAAGACACCAATCATTTATATTATCTTTTGTGCCAATTGACCATTCGTAAAAAAATGGTAATAATTCTAAATCATATAAAAACTGTTTAAAGTCAAACCATCGAGAATCGACAAATATTCCTTTACCACCATATAGATGGTAGGATACATTATTAACATCGTAACACCGTTGTATCATGTTGTACCACATAGTTTGTGCTTTTGCATAATACGAAATATTCTTATCTTTTTTTATTGTAGAATAAAATTTACCAAAGTATATTTGCTGACCAAATGTATTATTTCTGAGATTATGTTTACTTGCTATTTCCTTATGTCCAGTCAATATGGATTGTATTTCATAAGAACTATTTTTTGATTTATCCAACTTTTTCAAAACCTTATATTCTGTACCATATTTGTTAGTCATAATACGACCAATAAATTCATCATTTGGAACTGGTTGATGATTATCAATGGATGGTATTGGTATGGATTCTATGAATTTTTTTTCTTCCATTTCTATTAAAGTTGTAGAGTTTAACGCCCCTGTTTTTCTCCAACCAGAACCATATACATTTCCGAGCAATTTCATAGTATCACTATTGGTGTATCCCAATTTTTTACCTTGATTATCTGCGTTTGCAGTCCATATAGTTTTTTTACCAATGAGATTTTCTCTACTATCCCCATAGTGTATTTCTGCTAATCTTCTTTCATCGGTACTACCTTCAATAAACCATAATAATTCGGAAATAATAGCTTTTAAATATGTTTTTTTTGTAGTGATTAATGGAAACCCTTGTGATAAATCGAATCGCATTTGATAACCAAAAATCGATTTTGTTCCAACGCCAGTTCTATCCGTTTTTTCATCACCATCATCAATTATTTTTCTTAATAAGTCCAAATATTGTTGCATAATATCCTATTCCTTTGTAGTTTAGATGATAATATTATACAATTATTTTAAAATTTTGTTTTTTCTATGTTTTCTTTAAAAATTTATATCTTACTAACATTGGCACATAACTTGAAAAATTATGTCTTACTTGGTCGGATGTATCTTTTATTTTATTTACACTACTGTTATAATTTACAATGATCGCTTTTGCAAATTTAGTATCTTTTATTTTTTCCCATGATTCTTTATTTCTTTTTATCCATATTGCCATTATAGTAACCACAGCAGCAATACCTATATTTGTGCTTATATCAAATGATGTTACTGAGTTAACCCCTTTATGACCTGCAAGTAACCATAATAAATTTTCAAACCCTGTATCATTATTTTTATCATCAGCAGAAAGAAACCAGTCAGCTACGTTAAATTTACCTGCAATTGCATCTACAGCCTGTTCTAAATTGTAATCATATACTAAATCACCTTTGAAAACCATAGTTTGCCATGTTTGCCATGCAACCCATGCCATCCCACAACCAATCGCGGTTCTTAATGCTAATCCAGCAGATGTTTTTAAAAATCCTTTAGATGCTACCGTCAATTTTAAAATTCTTATATCGTTAATAGCTTCATTTTTTTTACCCTGATAGTCATTTTCTATAATTTCTTTTATTTTTGGGTTGACTAGATCGGGTTTCATCATCATTTTGTCCAAATAATCTTGACCATATTTCTGTAGAAAGTTTTTTAGTGCTACTACTGGTGTTGTTCCCGCAAAACTTTCACATACTCCTTTGGATAGAATTTCGTGTAATTTTTTATAAACTACAAAACCATCAATTAATCTTTTTAAAAACCAATTACCTGTAGATTTTACTAAACCTATGAAATCTTTATTTTTTATCATTAACCATACAGCTTTAAAATCTACATCACTTAAAGATAAACCTTTAATAAAATTAAATAATGCCTTTCCAAAAACACCAACTGATTTTATAAATGAGATGATGATTTTTTTTACATCACTTATTGTGTTTTGAACAACTGTATTTTTCTGTACTGGTTGACCAAATCGTTCCATCATAATCGTATTTTCTAAGTTATCTATCAATTCGCTTTTTACTGATTCGGTTAGGGTTTTATCTTTTTTCAATCTGTTAATAACTAACTGATTTTCAAGTAAATGTATATCAACTATAGATTTTTTATCATTTAAAATTGATGTACCAAATCTATTCACTAGAATTTCTATTGCATTTATAGTTTCTAATATTTTGTTATACTCGCCGTTGCTAATAGTTTGGTTTGCAACGTCTTTAGGTGGTATTGTGAGTAATGTTAATTGTAGGTCAGTTATATTCATTTTCAATCTCAGCAAGGGGTATGATTACAAATATTTATTGTGCACATTGATAAATTATTGTATAATAGATAAAAAATAATTGAAATAGGAATTTAGTTTATGACTAAAAAATTCAACAAGCAACGAACTGATTTATTGCAAACTGTAGACGATTTTGAAAGAGTTATGGAGGATTATTTTGGTATGCCTCCATTTAAATTGGAACTGTTTAAACTCGACAGAATAACCTATTGGGAATATGAAGATGTTGAAAATTCATTAACTTTACATTTTCGTGATATTTTTGATTTGGATGAATTGGTATCTGGGTTAATGAGTACACCAGATAGATTATTTATGTTTGAATTTGAAGAATACAAACACGTTGATAGAGAAAATTTAACATTAACTATAATTGGTCGAATGGGTGGATTAAAATAATGAAACTGAATGCGTTATATGAAAAAATTAATAGTATGGTTTCACTAGAAATATTTCAGTTTGGTGATACACAAAAGATATTGGAACAGGAATTCGTATCCGAATTCCTATATCTCAATAATATGGTAAATGATGTATTCAAAAATGAAACAACTGAAGCTAAATTTAACATTTTGCGAATTTTTGATGTTTATTATCGTAGTGGTGTTCCACTAATAAGCGACAATCATTATGATGGTATGTACAAAATTTATGTAGATTCGATCAAAGAACCCGTTTCACCTATTATGTTTGAACCCACAATTAATGCATGGGAAAAAGTTAACCATGATATACCTATGGGATCACTTGATAAACAAACAACGATTGATGAGATTGAAAAATGGTGTATGAAAAAAGGTATAGCTGGTTTACCATCGGTAGTATCGGAGAAACTAGATGGCATTTCGGCAGAACTTATTTTTAAAAATGGTAAATTCACTCAAGCTATTACCAGAGGTGATGGTAAAAAAGGTGATGATATTACTGAAAATGCTAAGTATTTTGATGGGGTAGTTAAGGAATTACAGGAACCCTGGGATTGTTCTATACGAGGTGAAGTAATGATAACTAAAGATAATTTAATATCTATCAATACTATTTTAATGTCTAATGGAAAAGATCCTTTAAAAAATACCAGAAACGGTGTTGCTGGATTAGCAACAAAATTCAAAGATAGAAACTTAGAAATTCTATCTTTGATTTCATTTTTAGCTTATGATATTCAAGTATTTGCGGTACATGATACCGGTGAAAATGTTGTATAATTATTATTTTACGGTTTAAACCATTCTTGGATTGGGTTGTAATGAGTACCTTCCTCACTAATCCAAGTTTGTTCACTTACTAATCTAATTGATATTTCCTCAACGTCCCCATACTCAACATATTTAACCTTTGTGGTTATCACTACTTCGTGTGCTTTATCACCTGTTCCTGCCGTACAAATAACCTCTAATAATTCAGCTCTTGGTTCGTATTTTTTGATTACGTTAGTTATCTCTGTCTGTGCGATGTTTCTAGTTCGTTGAATATTTGGTTCGTATATTAATAGGTGTAGATTTGTTCCATAGTCTGGATCATATACCCTAGAACCTTTATGGGTGTTTATCAAATTTTGAATTGATTGTTTGATAACCTCCTTATCATATATAACAAAACCATCCTCACTTGAATTAATAGAAGGTGATAGTTTAAACAAACCTAAATATTTTGACATAATTAAAATCCTAAAGTTTTTTTAAAAAAGTTAAAATCCGGTATTTTTAGTTCTCTACCTTTGTAAAATTCAATAAATGGATCCTGTATTTCATTAAATAATGCAATTATCCACCAATATTTTGCGTTTCCATAAACATCATAGGCTATGGCATCTGGTCTGTTTACAAATTTTTCCTGATTTATTATAAAAGTGGTAGAATCTATTTTAACATTGTTGAAATTTAATCTCCAATCATATGGTAAATCTTTGTTGCCCGGTTTCATATAAACGAATCTATTGAAATTTGTCCCAGTTGCACTTGAATCCTGTTTTAAAAAATAATCTCGTTTATGTACCACCGCTCTTGATAAAGCATCTGTTTCATTTCTTATAGCCATTCATAACTCCTTTTTTAAGTTATTTATCGTCGCTCTGCCGAAAAACTCCAGGTAATATTTAACGATAATTCTCATAAAAAAAATTTAATATTCATCCGAATCCCTACTAGTCTTGGAGAAAAGCAGTGAACGCATGATGATTTGGGTTACTATTATTTCAATTATTTTTAGTATAATATATTTTCAAAAGATAATTTACATGAGGTTAACAGTGTATAGTCATTTTTACAAAAGAAAATACGTTGTTCGATATGAATATATTGGAACTGATTTAAATATCGATATAGTTGAAGTATTTGAATTGTTGACCTTTGATAAAGGTATTGTCAGTATGTCACTCTATATTGAACCACATAAATGGAAAAATATTGCATTATTGTCAATAACTGAAAGTAATAAACAAACACTTTTAAATCATGGTGTTGAAATTTTAGAATCTAAATTTTTGTATGATGATGAAATAGATGCTTTGATTCAATTGGCTTTTATTTGTTCTAAATATATGGTTGCACCCAGTAAAATTTTTGATTGTTCGAATGGTAGATTAACTACCATAGCTTATAAAAAATTGGTAAATACATTTTATGATGATTTCCCAGAGAAATATATTTAAGGAGTTTAAATGATTAAAATAGGATTAATTGGAGCCCCAGGTTGTGGTAAATCGACACTTGCTGCGTATGTATATGCTATGCTAAAAGATAAGGGTGTTGATGGTGAATTAGTTTCAGAATATATTCGTGAACATGTAAATAGGCATAAGCGAGTTCCCAGCATAACATTTCAGGGCGTTATTTACGAACGCCAATTAGAAAAAGAAAAAATAATTCCACAACATTTGGGTTTTTTTATAACTGATAGTCCGCATATTTTATCCTATATTTTCGCATCATTGTATATAGATTATGGTGATCCAGATCAAATTGAATTGTTAGGAGATTTATACCTTAAATTTGTTAGACAGTCAAGAGATGCCTATGATTTAATTTATGTTTTAGATCATAACCATCCACCTAAAATGGATGATGGTGTGCGTTATCAAAATGATGATGAAATGGAATTATTAAAACGAGTTATACCTACATTTTTAGATATGCACAAGATTTCATATACAGTATTGGATGGAACAATATCCACAAAAGAACGTGCTGAGATGGTTGTTAATGATGTTTTGAAATTATTGTAATGTATGGGAGAAATTTTTAATTCCTCCCATACATTACATATCAAGTTAAGCCATTGCTGGAGTTTATTTTGTTGTTTTTGTGAGGGATACTACTTTATTTAACAGTTTGTTGGCTAATGTCAATTGATTTGTTGGTAAAACCTTTTCTATTTTTGATTTCAACGACTTAATAATGTCAGTAATACCTGGTTCGTGATGTCCACCTGCATTACCATGTGCAGCATGGGCATCTTTACTTTCCCACGGTAATACTATGTGTACCCCAGTTAACGCAGAAACCATATGTAATGGGCCAGTTATTAGATGTGCTGTAGCGGTATCAAGCTGTAATAGAACATCAATTACGTTTTGTTGACTAAACGCTTTTTGAATATCCCCTTTAAGATCTTTTGCTTGTATTTGACAATTTTTAAATTTTTCTTTGTCACCCGAAGCTTTTGCTTGAGTTGCAGCTAAACCTAATAGGAAAGATTTCACTAATGTCTTTCCACCTTTTGCTAAAACTTGAATTAATCCGGGTTTTGTATTGTGAAATTCAAAACCCCATTCTTTAAATTTATCGGTTAAACCATCCAATTTACCTTTTAATAAATCTAAAATTGAACTTTCAGTCAAAATAGATTCATCATCTATGACATCAATTAAAAAAGCATATTCTAATACTAGTAATTCTTGATTAGTTAAATGAGTACCATCATCAACTAATAATTGTTTTAATTTCATAATAATTTTTTCTCCATGAATATAATTTGTAATTTTTTTTATTTACTTTGTCTTGTTGTAACTAACTACAATCTTATTTGGTAATGATTATGGTTGTCGTGTTTTGTTTTGATTACTTTTGTTTTTCATAATTGTTTTGATTAAATATACAAAAGTTTTGTTTAGTTTTTCTCTCTGGGGGTTATTTTTATCCCCTGGTAGTAATTTCAAAGTATATGAATATATTTTTTCTAATGTTTCTTTTGCAATTATCGGTGTAATTGGTTTTCCTCCAATTTTCCCTTTATTGTTTGTGTTTCCAGTAGTTACAGAATCATCACTCATTGTTGGTTGTGTTGTATCTTGAACTTTGGTCGAAGCAATTTTTATAAATTCTTTACCTAGATCAATCAATTTATCGAATCCAGTTTTTTCTAATTCTCCACCAAAGTGTTTCATAGACCAAGATGGTATGCTAACTTTAAGTGCTTTACTAAATTCTATTATTTCTGTGACTCTATTGTTGTCTGCGAGAATATCGTTCAGTTTTAAACCTAATGGTGGTGAAGTGAGTTCTTTTTGTAAAGCGTTTACTGATTTTTTACCTTGTGCAAATGCAGTCATTAATTTTAAAAATACGCCAATTGTTAATGATGAAACTGATAATTTTTTAAACATTGATTTTACGTTATTTATTGAATCACCAATAAGACCCTCTTCTAAAGTTGATTCATTTTCAAGTGCTTCTAAAATAGTATCAAAAAGTTCTTGATGTCTTAATGAAACAACATCTATCATTTCTGTGGATTGCAACAAACTATCGGAATAATCGGTAAATAATGTATGTTCTATTATTTGTAATTCTCTATTAGTTAGTTGAAAACCATTATCATCCAGTAACCGTTTTAATTTCATAATAATTTTCCTTTGTAGATATTTTATTTTTCAATGTATATATATTTATTTATTATTCATATTGAAAGACCTCAAACTTTAGTTGAAGGTTGATGGATAGTTTTGTAGTTAATTTGTGAAAATAATTGACTTTTTGCATGAATATTTTTCAATTGTGGTATAATTAGTAATAAATCAGTAATTCTGATTTTGGATAACTGTATATTAATATGAATACTTGTTAGTCTTGGAAACAAGCAGTGGAATCACCATTCTTTAGATTATTTAATGTAGAATAATAGAAAATGTATAATGCACAAGGAGAAATCGATGCCCAATAAAAAATTTGAAATTCAATTAACACCTCAAAATGATGAGTGGATAAACTTAATTCCAAACCCAACACAAAATATGGATGTTATCTTTAACAAAATTGTTGATTTGGTAATCAACGAAGGTATTTTTTTAGAGGTAATTTCACAGTCACTAACATTGAATGACTTATCAAAATTTAAAATGACATATGCTAAAATGCAAGCAACTCGGGCAAAACATATGCTAGATTTGGAAATAACACCCACTCAAACTGAAAGAAAGAAAATAACACAAATAAAAACTGTAGAAGTGGAAAAAGAAATTATTATCCCAGATGAAATTAAAGTTCCTGTGGAAACTAAGATTGAGAAAAAAGAAAAGAAAATGTCTCATGGGTTTTCAGAAGAAAGCTTCTGATTGGATATAATTGATTTTTTAAACATAGGAGAAAAATATGGATTTGAAATTAGAGGAACGTTTTAATACAGAAGAACTGAATGAAATAAGAAAACGGGTATTTTCATTTGCCGATCAGATGTTTTTGGAAGGAGTTTCAGTTGGTCGTGAATTAAATAGAGATTTGATATATGGTGAAACCGAACAATTTGTTCGAGATAAATTATCTGCAATGACTGCATATTTTGTTACAGATTCATTATGGACTGCAATGCCACCACACGGTTATAATCCTGATCCATCCGTTGATATTCCAAAACCTAGTGATGCCGTAGCATCGACATTTGGAAAATCTATAAAAAGATCTATTACTGGAGAATGTAACGCACAACAAAAACCCGAAGATGTTGGTTTGGTTTCGGAAGAAAAACCTGATTGGGTTAAAGAAGTTGAGAAAGCTGGGTTGCTTCGTGAAGGTGTAGATGTTAACACGTTGGAAAACCTATAACATCACGATATTTTAGTAAGGTTGTCAAATGTATTGGTGGTTTAACTAATTGATTAAACCACCAATCATTTAAAAAAATAAGTTTTGTAATTTATCTGGTAATAAATGGGTATTGTTAGTTTTTAATGCATATTTTAGCATATCAGGATAATCTTTCCAAAAATCACCATCATATCTGTCTACTAATTCATTATCTACAATTAATTTTGGTGATGTAACTTGACCAATTATCATAGAATCATGTATTTTTTCTAATTCTGTTATTGCATTATGATTATCCGTGTTTAATGCTACGGTAAATGGACTTTCACCTTTTTTATTTAATGGATTAATAATTGTTTGTTTGGCTAAACTAAAAAATAAAGATAAATATGGAGTATATAAATTTATACCTGATAAAATATGCAATATATGAGTACCTGTTATACTTTGAGAATTTACATTGATATTTTTATGTGATATGACAATTTCAAACATTTTATTTGGGTTAAGTGAATTTAAAGCACTTTTCATAAGATTGAAATCGGCAGATCTTTTTTCTGTAGTTTTGTGGTGTTCTAGCATCGTTTCAATGGTCATTGAATAATCATGTGTCGCTGTTTTTGAAACCGATATTGCAACTTCGATAGGTGATAAAAAGTTACTACCACCAACATCAACATTGCATCCTTGATCGATGAATTGAGTTACCTTTTGTAATAATTTTATTTTATCAAGATCCGAATATATTAATGCTTCTAAAAGTGTTATTTTATTGGCAACTCCTTCTATACTTGAAATATCGATAGTTATATCAGGTTTTATATTACCATTTTTTAATTGTTCTAACCATTGATCAATTTGTTCAATTGAAAACATTATTTTTCTCCTTTATAATAAATTGTTAATGTTATTCCTCAGAATAAAAGGTTTTGTATTTTTTCTGGCAATAAAAATTTTTTTTCTGATTTAACTGCGTATGTTAACATTGCTGGGTAATCTTTCCAAAAGTTACCAATATATCTGTCCACAATTTCATATTTCACAATGTGTACTGGTGATTTACCATCATAACCTATTAACATTGCGTGTTTGTTTTGTTTCCAGGCTAATATTGTAGCAGTGTTGGTGTTTAATAATGCAACAGTCATTGGACTATATCCATCCTTATTTATTGGATTAACATCAATATCAGGTCTAAGAGTTAGAATATCGTTAAGATGTTCAACATAATATGCCACTGCAGATAATATATGTAAAATATGAGTATTGTCATCTATAGAAATTGTGTTAACATTGATGTTTTCATTTGTTACTACTAAATTAAACATAATATTTGCATGTAATGCACCTAACGAACATTTCATAATATTTAAATCGTTTTCGTGTTTTTTGTGGTGAGATAATAATAATCTGATTAGATCAACATAATCATTATCCTCAGACCAAAAAATTGCAGTTTCAATAGCAGAACAACCGACTTGTACACCATCCACATCACAACCAAGTGATATAAGTTTTTCAATTAGTTTAATTTTTTCATTTGGTGATACATTTGTTACTCGTATAGCTGCATCAAGTAAGGTTGTTTGAAATTCCGTATCAACCATAAAATCGGGGGTAATCTTATGCTCTTCTAAATCTGAAATCCATCCATTAAGTTCTGTTAAGGTAATAATCATTTTTTCACCAATGCTTTTAAATATTCAAATAGGGGTGTTAAAAAAACACATTTTTTAATTTTTCTGGTAGTTGATTAAATTTACCATTTTTATAGGCATAATTTAACATTTTTGGATATTTTTTCCAAAAATCTCCAAAATATCTATCAACTAAATTGTTGTCTATAATGTCAGTTTCAGCACCAGTAAAATTTCCAATAATCATGGTATATTTTCTTTTTTGTAGTTCCCTGACTGCAACATAATTTTTTATGTTTAATGCCACTGTGAATGGACTATTACCATTGTTATCTAGTGGGTTTAGATGTACATCTGGTGCATAAGAAAATAAATCGCCAATGAATGCTGCGTGATGTTCAGATTCAACTAAAATATGTAAAATATGTTGGTTGTTACTATTTAATGCGTTTACATCCACTTGTTTATTTGATACCACAAGTTTAAATCTGGAATCTGGATCGTAAGAATTTATTGCCGTTATCATTAGACTAAAATCTGATTCTTGTGTGGAATTATGTTTTCTTAACATCATATTTAATATAGATGTATTTATAACATCATCTTTTAACTGTAGTGCAATTTCTAATGGTGATCTATAATTTTTATCATTTAAACTAGCATAATTAACACCATCAACATCACAACCAAAATCTAATAATTGTTTTATTACGTCAAATTTGACATTTACAGGCTCATTACTCAAAATAATACTTTCAAGCATAGTAATGTCACCTTTACTACTACCTATAATTGCTTTATTTGGCTTTAATTCACCAGTTCGCAACATTTCAATCCACGAATCAAAATACTTTTTGTTAAAACTCATATGCATACCTTCAAAATAAAAGACTTGAAATTTTAGGTGGTAGCATATCAAATTTCCCAAATTTATATGCATATTGTAACATATCTGGATGATCTTTCCAAAAATCCCCATTATATCTATCAACTAATTCATAATGTATTATCTTTTTTGGGTCATTTACTTTTCCAATTATTCTGCATTTTATATTGTGTTTTAATGCAGAAATTGCAGATGAATCATCTATGTTGATTGCCAATGTTAATGGACTTTCACCTTCGGAATTTAGTGGATTGGATATTGTTTTTGGGTTATCCAAAATTAAATTAACAAACGTTGGGTTATAGATTCCTTCATAAATCATAATATGTAATATGTAATCACCATATATTGTTTTTTCATTTGTGTTTATATTATCACTACCAACAATTACAGGGAATAATGCTTCTGCATGTGGTGATTTAAACGACGTTTTTATTATTTCTAAATCTAAATGGTTAGATTTATGGTGTTGTAACATTAGATATACAACATCTGTATAGTTCATGGTTTGCATAATTGCTCGCTCTATTGGGGTAAATACCCCTTCTGCATCAACATCACACCCCAATTCAATTAACTTTTCTACTCTATCTAATAATTCCTTTTTAGTTAATTTACTGCTTATTGCAGCATCTAATAAATTTACGGAATTCTTATTTCCCAAACTAACTAACTTATTTGGGTTCATTACACCGCTTTTTATTTTTTTTATCCATTCATCAATTTGTTCTGGAGTATAAACTGTAACTGTGTTCTTTGTCATTTTATTGCCTTTTGTGAATTCAAATTATATCGCTGATAAAAAATATGTTTCGAATATTTTCTGGTAATGTTTCGGGAATATAAGTCAAAATTAATTTTATTAATGTTGGTTCTAATTTTATAACATTTTTTACCTGTGTACTGTTGATTTTATCAATCCATACATCTTTACCATCAATAAATTGTAAGATGTAATCTTTATTAATTCCTTCCCCGCTAGTAATATAATCATAGACATCTTTTGAACCATTAGTTAAGGCTTCCAATGCTATTCGCTGAACATCACCTAATCTTGTCAAACTACTTGTGTTCATTTCACCGTACTGAGAATATTCATAGCCCATGTTTCGAAATAAATTTTCACGATTCTTGTTTTTTTCTGAAAAATTAAAAATTTCTTTTATGAAATCTAAATCATTATGTTTTGCTGCAATGATACACACTAGATGTAAGAACCCATTATCTCTAATATTTCCCGATTTATGTAAATTTCTTAAATTATTTCCAAAACATTTGTCGTTGATACCATACTTATCCATAAATTGAATAATATCTTTTAAGGTTTTAGTTTCCCCACCACTAATTGCGTGTGATACTGCCGATTGTAATTTTATATTTAAAGATGCGAATAGAATGTTTAACTTTTTTTCTTCATCACGACAATACGCCATAAGTTCCGGTAATATATCTTTATCCGAAACATTACTAGCCCCGTATTTTGTTTCTAATGATTTTTTAATTTTTTCAAATTTATCATCATAAGACTGATAGTTTGATAAAATTTTTGAAATTTCATCCCCAATATTTTCGACACCTGAAAAATTATCTCTTGCATGTTTTTCCTGTGATGAAATTTTTTTAATATTTTTAGTTGCTGTATTCATAATTTGTGTCGATTGATTGAGTTAAAAAAACAAATTTTTTATTTTTTCCGGTAAATATCTATTATCTTTTGTAATCTTATATAACAATTTACTCACTATTGGGGATTGAATATCAACTATGCGTTTTAACCATGGTGTGTAATCTTCTTCAGCAAATTTACCCAATTCTATTAAATTGCAGAATAATATTCCTGTTTCTGTTGTATAATAATTTCTTATTAGTGATGCTAAAGTATCCATAGCTTGTTTATCGGTAGATAAAACGGTTTCATACTTTTTCATAATATCGTCGATTGTTTCACCACCATTGAAAAATAATATTTCACTTGGAAATGTTTTAATCGCTGATAACATCATTCGAAATAATTCAGGCGAATAATTTGCATCAACCAGAGAATAGTAAAAATGTAAGTCTTTAAGTGTTCGGAAAATTGCCCATGACTTATCAGGACTTATTGATTTAGCCTGTTTAACCAATTCTTTTTTAAAAAAGAATTCCATATCAGAAAACCAAGGTTTTTCCGAGAGAGCCGTAAACCAATGTCCAGAACCGCCACCATCATAGTTCAACACTGCGTAAACTAATATTCCAATGTCATAATTATTAAATCTGATTTTATCATTCAGTGAAATATTTTTGTACATGAACTTATAACTCCAGGGTGGTTTATTTTTCCCTTTTATGAGTTTATTGAATTCATTAAATATCACCGACCAAATAAATTCACAGTTTTCCGTGTTGTTTGCTATACCGGATGCATATTCATATAATGCTTCATTTTTTGAATTTCGCAGTAATCCTCTCACAAACTCAGCTTTTTGTATATAATGAGTATCCTTTAAACTGTCATTACATAATTTAATAAATTCGATTGGGTTTTTGGGTGAATGTAGTTTTTTAGCTTTTTCACCAGCTTCAAGGTAATCCATATTATCTCCATTTAAAAGAAAATTAGATTTTTAACCTTTTCAGGTAAAAAATCGACATTTTTAGTTTTGTTATATAATAATTTTTTTATATCATCTGGACAGTTTGGATTTTTACAAAAGTTTAGAATAGTAGCTATTCTAAAATTCGACATCATTGATTGTGAACTTAAAACACGAGTCAATAATTTCCCCAACTCTATTCCATTTGCTACTACTCGCCACTCTAAGTTGTGGTTAGTTAATAATGCTTCGACTAAATCATCTGTATCTAATGTTCGGATTTTCCAATCCTTTGCTTTATCACATACAGCTTCAAAGATTTTTGGCATTTTTAATAATCCTGGGTTTGATGCCATCATAATTAGATTTTTATCAGATTTTATATTTTTCAATAATATTTTTTCAGGTGCGTTAGGATGTTTGAAAAAATCTGCTCGTTGTCTTTCTAACCAACTTTTATCTACTTGTGGATTATTTTTAGGTATTAGCGAACTATAAATTTCTTCTAATTGTTTTGGTGAGGTATGTTTTGATTTCCAAAATTTAAATGGTAGTCCTCTAGCTAAACCATTTTCCCATACGTCATCGAATAATTCTTTCGAACCATTATCAAATAATTTATAAGTGTCGTTGCCATAAATAATCAAAAATTTTTCAAGATTAATATTTGCCAGTTCTCTGATAATATCATCTGTACAGTTTTTTTCTTCCGATATTTTTAGATAAATTTCCCATGGAGTGTGGATACTTGTTCCAATTAAGTGGGTTGGGGTATTTTTTATGGTTTTTACTAATTCTTCTAATTCAACATGAGAAATACTCGGATTTTTAAGTTTTTCATAGCAATCATCATACATATTTATCATTTTTCGGACCTTTTAACATTGTTCTAGACATATTATTATAATATATTTATAGGTGTTTTTAATGTTCACTTTATTTTAAAAGGTCAGTATAAATATTATTTGAATAGTTTTAAATTATTAAGTTTTAATAACAAAAAGGAGATACAAAATGGTTGATTCAATTTTTAAAAAAATGGGTAGTGTAGTTGCAACCGCTGTTGCAAATGAAGCATCTGCCAGACAGGCGGCAGTTACTACTTTAACCACTGCATTAGAAACTGCTAATACTAATAGACAAAATGCTATTTCAACTGAAGCATCTGCAAGACAAGCCGCAGATACTACTTTAACAAATAATCTTGCTTCTGAAGCAACTTCAAGAGCAACTGCTGATAACAATTTGACTACAGCTATCAATACCGAAAAAGCTAGAATTGATGCTATTTTATCAGCATCATCTGCTGATAAAGATTCATTTGCTGAAATTGTTACTTTGATTAACTCAGTTGATACTACTAATGATAACGCATTCGCATCATATGTAACATCTAATAATGCAGCAGTCGCGGCATTAGATACTGCGTATAAAGCTGCTGATACTACATTAACTAATAATTTGGCATTAAAAGCACCAATTGCAAACCCAACATTTACTGGTGTTGCAACTTTCGTAGGTATTAAAGAAACTAAAATTGCTATGTCAGCAAACAACATTGATTTAGCTACAGGGTCTGTATTCAGTAAAACTATTTCAGGTGCTACTACATTAACTATTTCAAATTCACCTACATCTGGTTTAGTAGGAACTTTTATTCTTAACCTTACTAATGGTGGTTCATCAACTATTACTTGGTTTAGTGGTATTAAATGGGTTGGTGGTACAGCTCCAACTTTAACAACTGCTGGTAGAGATAGATTGGGTTTCATTACTGAAGATGGTGGTACAACTTGGGATGGTTTTGTAATGGGTAAAGATCTTAAATAAGGAGATTTTTATGATTAAAGACATTATATTGTGTGCAAATACCCCAAAGGTATCTAGTGGAACTACATATGCGAGTAGTTCAAATACTACCGCTAGTACAAACCGTGGAACTCCAGTATCACAAGCCTTTAATACATCGGGATCATATTTTATATTTGGGACAACATCTGCTGGAAACTACTTACAGGTATCATTTGGATTTGCAGTATCCGTTACACAGGTAACATATCGAAATGCTGTTGGTAGTAGCTGGGCACCAACAAGTGTAAAAATTAGGTATAGTAATGATGGCAGTACATGGAATGATGCTGTCACTTACTCTGATAACGCCAGTACATCTTTACAAACTATATCTGTATCTGGTGGTTCTGGTTCTTATTGGCAGTTATACCAAAATAGTAGCACTCGTGCTGGTAGTGGTGGTTATGAGTGGCACATGGATAGTTTTTCTATGACTGGTTCGTATGGATTAGTTAATGGTCAGATTTCTTATACTGTTCCAGGTACTTATACATGGGTTTGTCCGCAAGGAATAACTAGTGTTTGTGCAGTTGCTATTGGTGGTGGTAGTGGAGGCTGTCATTATACTGGTGGTGCTGGTGGCGGTTTATCTTACCAAAATAATATTTCTGTAACGCCAGGTCAATCTTATACTGTAGTTGTAGGTGCAGGTGCGGTTGGTACAGGTTGGACTTATGGAAAAGGTGGCGATAGTAGTGTTTTTGGTATGGTTGCTGGTGGCGGTGGTACAATCGGAGGTTTAGGTTATAATTCTACTCCACCTGGTGGTGTTGGTAATGCTGGAACTGGTGGGTTAGGAGAGGGTTATTTTAGAAATAATTCTGTCTACAATGTTGGTGGTAGTGGTGCTGGTGGTTACGGATACAATGGTGGCGTAGGTACATATATCACTAGTTCACATGGTAATGGAAATGGTGGTGGTGGTACTGGTATTTTTGGTGGTACTGTTGGTGGATCTGGTGGTACATATGGGTTTGGTAATGCTGGATATACTGGAAGCGGTGGTGCTGGTGGATCTGGTGGTACATCCGGTGGATTAGTAACTGGGTGGACAACAGACAGTAGTGCAAGTAGTGGTTCTGGTACACCTGGCAGTGGCGGTTTATACGGTGGTGGTGGTGGTTCTGGATGTGGATATGGGTATGTTAGTTCCACTGGTGGAAATGGTGCTATACGTATCATCTGGGGTGCTGGTCGTGCGTTCCCAAATACATTAACTGGAGACTTATAATGGATATGTATATTGAAGTTAACGATGGTGTTATTCATGGACATCCAATACTTGCAGATAATTTGGGTTATTTAGGGTTAGATCTACACAACTTACCAAGTAATTATGTAAAATATATCAGAGATGATCATTCTATCTCACCTACAAATGTAAAATCCGGGCAGTGGTTGGAGTATATTAAAGAATATAATCCTGAATTGGGGGTTGTATTTGAGTATGCTTTAGTTTTGGGAAATCCTGATTCTGATGCAAATCATATACCACCTGCATTACAAACAAATTAATTTTAAAAGGGAAAACTATTATGCAAATTGCAATTATCGACAACGGTCAAGTCATTAAATTAGGCTACTATAAATCATTATTTCCAAATGTATCTTTTCCAACAACTGGACCTGATGCAGAATTTTTACAAGCTAATTCGGCTTTAGAAGTTACTGTTTGGAAACCAACAACAGCAACACAAAAATTAGTTGCATCCGAACCTTATGTTGAAGGAAATTTTGTTTATACTGTTAGAGTAGAAGACAAAACTGCAGAAGAACTTGCTGCAGAAACAGCTTCAGTAGAAGCAAAAAAAGATGCACAAACAGTATCAATGAAACAAGCAAGAATTGCTCTTTCAAGACAAGGATTGTTAGATGATGTTACTGCTGCATTATCATTAATTGAAGGTCAAGTTGGTGAAGAAGCAAGAATTGCTTGGGAATTTGCTACAGAAGTAAAACGTGGTGATAAAGTGTTAAAATCTGTGGCTTATGCTTTAAGCTGGGATGAAAGTAAATTAGATGAATTGTTTGAATTAGCTACAACAATTTAATAATGTTAAAAAAATAAAACCCCATACAAACTTAATTGTTTTTATGGGGTTTTTCATGCCATCATCAAATCTTAAATTATTTCCGTGTAACCAAAAATCATATATTTTCAAAAATTTAACTGTCCTAACTGAGCGGATATGTCTTTCGGCAGGAGTGGATAAATAAGATTGAAATAATAATTTAGAGGGATATGTTTTATGATTAAACAACTTATAATGGGTGTTGGTGATAGCACTTCTGGTGGGGGTGCGACGTTATTTACTTTTTCATCATTCACTTTTACAAACGCCTCATCAACTGGACGAAATGGCCCAACATTAGCTCAATGTACATCTGCCTATTCTACTCAACCATGGGTATCTAGCACTGCAAATTTTAATATGGTAACACAAGGAATACAGTTATGGACTGTTCCCTCAACTGGAACATATCGTATACTCGCAACTGGTGCTGCTGGAGCACAAAGTAATCCAAAAGCATATACTGCAGGTGGTAATGGTGGTTCGGCACAAGGAGATTTTACTTTAACATCTGGAACTATACTAGCAATCCTTGTTGGACAAATGGGAACTATACCACAAACATATTCTGGTGGTTGGGCTGCAGGTAGTGGTGGTGGTGGTTCATTTGTAGTATTGAATTCATCAAATACTCCATTAATTGTTGGAGCAGGTGGTGGCGGTGGTGGTGATGATGGTGCTACGTACCAAACATTTCAACAAGGTGGACAAGGATCGGTTGTTACGAATTATACTGGCTCAAATGGACTTGCAGGTAACAATGGTGGTGGTAATGGTGGGGCTGCAGGTGGTGGTTTCAATAATAATGGTGTTAGTGGTTATAACAAAGTTGGTGGTCTTTCTTATCTGAATGGTGGCACTGGTGGTAATGGAAATGTTGATTATCCATCTGGACAGATTGGAGGATTTGGTGGTGGCGGTCAGGGTGGTGGTTGTCCTGGCGGTGGTGGTGGTGGTTTTATAGGTGGGGCATATGGTCCAGGAAACGTAAGTGGACGTGGTGCAACCCATTTTAATTCCGGTTCAAACCAAATAAATACAACTGGTGGTAATAGTGGGCATGGTTTCGTCACTATTACAAAATTATAATAAAAGATTAAAAAGGGGAAAATCTATGTATATTAATACATTAACAAAAGAAACATATAACACATTGGATGACATAAGAACAAGTTTTAGTAGTATATCCTTACCCACAAATTTAACAGATTCAGTATTGTTAACATTTAATATTGTAGAAGTATTAAATTTACCAGAACCTCAAGTTACAGATTTACAAGTTGCAATCGAAACAAATGATGTAGAATTGGCAAATGATGGAAATTATGTACAAAAATGGGTTATTACTGATAAGTTTGCAACTTATACTAATTTTCAAGGGGTAATTGTTACTAAAGAAGAACAGGAACAAAATTTTTTATTAGATAAAAATAAACTACGAGTTCCTTATGCGATTACACCTATACAAGCAAGAATGGGCTTTTTAAATGTTGGTTTACTTGATAAGGTAGAGACTTTAATAAATGCAGATAAAGTTAAAACTATTTGGTGGGAATACTCATTAGAAATTCATCGCAACAACGAACATATTTTAAGTTTAACACAGGCATTAAATTTAACTGATACAGAAATGGATGATATTTTTATTTCTGGTAGAAATTTGGTTCCAGACGTTCTCGCAGATGTTGTTCAGTAAATAACATTCTGTTATAATTGACATTTTGTCCCCACTCAAAATTAAATTTGTCTGGGGATTTTTTGTGCTCGCCGATAAATAATTTTTAATATAATGTGGAGTATAAAATGATTAAAGATATTATTTTGGGTGTTGAATCACCATATACAGTAAGTGGTAGTAGTGCTGGTGATAAAAATTGGGATAAAGTAAGTTTATTATTGAATGGGGATGATTTGTTTGATCATTCATCAAATACTAAAACTATAAGCAATACATTAACAACCGTTAACAATGCAACAAAAAAATTTGGTAGTGGCAGTTTATCATTTTCATCTTTAGCAACTATGGTTGTACATTCACCTTCTGATAATTTAATAAATTGGTTTTCTGGTGGGACTTATACTTTTGAATGTTGGGTTTATCCTACATCAATAACAGATGCAAATTCTGGTGGATCGTTAGTTGGAAATGGGTGTTCGGATGGATCTAATGGATATAATTATTGGTCATTTGGACCTAAGTCTGATGGTAGACTCGGTTTGTATTATTATACAGGTGGGTTAAACAATGTTTATTCAAACTCAACAATCCCGTTTAATGCTTGGACTCATATTGCTTTCACATGTGATGGAACTAATATAAAATTTTGGATAAATGGCAACTTAGATACCAATACCACCATAGTAGGTTCGCCACAAATTTCTAATGCTGCAAACACTGGTGATTTTTCTATGGGTAGATTAGCCGCAGGTGTATTTAGTGGTTACGTTGACGATGTTCGAATTACAAAAGGTATTGATAGATATACAGCTAATTTTACGCCACCAACAGCAGCATTGCCAACTTCCATGTTTGTGGCTGATTCATCAGCAACACCTGTTTCTGATCCCAATACATCAAAATATGTTTCTTTGTTATTAAATGGCGATGGTACAAATGGTTCACAAAATAACACTTTCATTGATGGTAGTGTTAACAATGTAACCATTACTAAGTATGGTGATGCTACTCAAGGTTCTTTTAGTCCTTTCGGTAATTCGTGGAGTGTTTATTTTGATGGCAATGGGGATTATTTAAGTTTGCAAAATAGTGTTACCAATCAACCAGGCAATGGAGATTTTACTATAGAATGTTGGGTTAACGTAGATTACATTTCTTCGTATCAAATTATATTTTGTAAAGGTGAAGGGATAACTTCGGGTGAAATGTTTTTTGCTGTTACTGCATCTGGTTATATTGTATTGTATAACCCCTCAGTAACAAGTTCAAATACAATTACTCCAGGTTTATGGAATCATGTAGCATTAGTTAGACAATCCGGAGTAATAAAAATATTCGTAAATGGTGTTGGTGGGACAGGTGTAAATGATTCGACAAATTTCAATTCTACAAGCTATTTTAATTTAGGAGATAGAAATGCAGGTGCTAGTTATTTAAACTATCCGTTAAAGGGTGCAATATCAAATTTTAGAATGGTGAAAGGTAGTGCACTTTATACTGCTAACTTTACACCATCTACAGCACCATTAGTTGCAGTAACGGGAACAACATTATTGATGTGTCAATCAAACGGGTTTATTGATAACAGCTCTAATAATTCTTTGATTACTGTTTATGGTGAAACTAAAATTATTAAAAGTAGTCCATTTCCCGAAATATATGATAAGAATGTTCATGGAGGCAGTGTTTATTTTGATGGAACTGGTGATTATTTGAGTATGCCTAGTTCTGCTAATTATGCGTTTGATACCAGTGATTTTACAGTGGAAGCCTGGGTTAACCCAGCTACTGTTGGGTTATTGTGTGTTTTTCAATGTAGAGATACTGCATCTAATGGTATGTGGTTGGGATTATATAATGGTAACGTATTTTGGTATGATTCGGCAATTGGTACATGGAGTGGTACTGCGGTAAAATTAAATAGCTGGACACATTTAGCTTGGTCGAGAAATTCTAGTACATGCAGAATGTTTGTAAATGGTGATGATGTTGGAGTTACAAAAACATCAAATGCAAATTATACAAGCACTAATGCGAAAATAAGTTATGATGCTAGTAATAATGGTAATTATTTTAATGGTTATATTTCAAATTTGCGAGCAGTAAAAGGAACCGCACTTTACACTGTAAATTTTACACCAGGTACAAGTCCATTAAGTCAGGTATCCAATACGATTTTACTGTTAAAATTTGATAATGCCGGGATTTATGATGCAATAGGTAAAAACGATTTAATAACTTATGGCAACTCTCAAATTAGTACAACCCAAAAGAAATATGGTACAGGTGCTATGTATTTTGATGGTAGTAGTTATGTAAAAATTCCAACTAGTGTTGGTGGAGATTTAGATTTTCAATCTATTGATTTTACTATAGAATTTTGGGCAAATAGTCCAATGAGTGCAAATCAAGGATGGGTTGATAAGTGGGGAAGTAGTAGTAGCAGATCTGTGTTCATAGGATACTCAAATTCATCACCTAGTTCAGGTGTGAATTTTAACTGGACTACTAATGGTACTAATTGGAGTGCAATTAATTCTTTATCTATCCCATCTGCAAATGTATGGCATCATTACGCTGCAATTAGAAATGGTAATACATTAAACTTTTTTATTGATGGTGTTTCTCAAGGTACTGCATCGATAAGTGGTTCTATATATTCTAGTTCATCACCGTTTATTATTGGTTGTAATGGTGAAACACTAGGTTCTAGTTGGTATTATACGGGGTATATTGATGATTTGCGTATAATCAAAGGGAAAGCACTTTATACTGCAAATTTTACCCCTCCATCTGCACCATTATCATTATAATTTTTAGTTTGATTAATACCCTTCATATCGATTAAGATGGGAAGGGTATTTTTAATTAACTGATATTATACTTAGAAGGGTAGATTAAGGTTATAACAAAATGAGGATATTTTTTATCAACAATTTTCCTAACATCCTGTGGATTATCAGCAATAATTGCAAAATGGGTCTCTGAACTAGGAGTTGTATCTTTGTTATATCTACCAAAAACTTCAAAACTACTTTTACACATAACAATCGGCCCTCTAAAAAATAATTTAACTTATCAAAATAATATATCTGTTGTTTTTTGATTTTTGAATTCTTGTAATTCTTTTACATTATATGACATGCGATGTACTTCACAATAACCATAATTTTTTATAGCAGAAATATGTTCTTTGGTAGCATAACCAACATTATTTAAAAAATTATAATTTGGATATTTTTTATGATGTTCACTCATAAGTGAATCTTTAGTATGTTTTGCGATGATAGATGCTGCACCAACACCTTTTACTAATGCGTCTGCTTTTATTAACGTTGTTAAGTTTTTATTGGTTACACCGAACGTTTTATTTCCATCATATAAGTAATTTTCATTTTTACCAAAATGGTCAATAATATTCTCTAATGATCTTTTAATCATTGCAGACAATCCAAACACATCAATATCTTTTGCAGTTGTTATTACTGAAAAATATTCACTATTAGATTTGATTTTATCAACTAAGTCATTTCGTTGTTTAGTGGATAATTTTTTAGAATCATTAGCAAAAGAAACATCACCAGTTATTTTTAATCCAGTAAATACCATTTCAGCTGCTAAACACCCTCTACCTGCTTCGTCTATGAATACATAATTCTTATAAATTTCATCATAATTTGTTACATCAATCATAGATTATATCCTTATTTCTAAAAAATTACCCGTTAATATTTATTTAACATTTTTTCAGATTCACTGAAAAACTTTCAACAGTCGACAATTTTTTTTGTTATCAAATTTTAAACATTATCCCATTGTAAACCTTCTACTAATTTTTCTACAGCTAGATTTTTGGCTTTAGATTCACACATCATATCTGCCCACGATAGATGAGTTAAAGCCCAATCATTAACAGCTATATTCCAGTAGAAATCGGAATGAGCACGCAATTTGGATTTAGTGTAACCGGCGGCAACTAATGAAGGTAAATCTGGAAAACTCCAGTTAAAAAAAGAATATAAATATTATACCATATATCTTTAACTGTGTCAAGATATGTTACCAATTGTTTTAGTTTCACCATTCAATCATGACTTTGGTGTTGATTTGAGTATTGCGTAAAGCATGTTCGACATAAACAACATCAAAATTTCGACTTAACATTTCTATACAAATTAAACGAGTTAACACTTTTCTATGTTGTTCATCTGAAACGATAAAAGTGTGATTTCCATCATGTATAGTGTTTGTTGAAATGTTAAAGCCCACTGCATTCCTTGAAGGTTTAATAGCTAATATCATCGATTTTATTTCATCGAGAATTGATGAAAATCCCTCATAGTAACAATCTTTTGATGGTGGTTCGGGGGTTTTTCTAAGTGCGTCAGCATTTATCATTTTTTGAATATCCTACTAATTTTCACATCATTGCAAATGATAAACTATTTAAGATTTGCAATGATGTTTTATTTAATGCATATTGAAAGTTGGTGTTGTCAAAATTTAAAAGTTCCCATAGAGTTAAATCTATATCACCACCACACACAGTCATATTTTTAAATGCACTACTAAACGTATATTCGATTTCTGATATTAAATACTGTTTAGTAAAGTCCTCATCACATTCTTTAACCACATGATTAACACATTCGTTAAAATGTGGGCAAATTTTTGAATAATGTCCATCAAACATTTTTATCAGTGCATTATCACCCGAAGTTTGATTTCTTAAACTTAATTCAGAGTATAAAATAGCAAAATAATTCATGTAGTTTTTTACCTTTTTTTGACGTTTTTTGTATTTAGTGGATATAGTTAAAAATTCTTTTGATTAAAAAATTTTCAATCTATATGATTTGTATAGAAATTTTGTTCTTCATTATACAAAGAATCTAACATCATTTCAATTCGAACTAATTCTAATTCGTCTTTGGTTGTGTTTAAACTTGTTTTTTTCAATTTATCTAATTTAAACTCATATAAATTAATTTTATCTTTAATTTCATATTTACTTTTTTCCAAGTTTATAAATTCATCACTCACCATTTTCTGTGAAAATACAGTCGAATTTAAAGATTTTGAATTTGTTAGATTCAAGTATTTCTTAAAATCAGCAGATGATAATAGATATTGTAAGTTATCATTGGTTGATTTAATAAAAATACCATTTTGTTCACTTTCATAATATTCGGTATTATGTTGAAAACTACCAAATTCATCTTTTTTATAAACTTCATGTAAATAGGGATTATATAATAAATCGGCGTCACTAGGGTTATCGACAACTACACCATACTCACCGAATTTTACAGAATTGGTATTGTAATTCTGTAACCAAATTTTTTCATCTACATTTAAAATTTTTATTTTATCAGTTATTTCAGATTTAACAATCGCAAAACAGTCCCCGTAATTATCAATATGAATACTTTTCGATTTTGTAGAGTTAAACCCTAAAAGAACATAGGCTTTCTCATCAATATCAATAAGTTGCATGTTATCAATGTGAGGCATTATATGTTTGATTACGTCCTCATCTTCCAAATCCGCTTTTTCAATAATTGAAAACCATTTTGAATAATTGAATACTTTATTATATTCCATTGAAAAATAATCGGTTTTTGAGCTGGAAACAATTTTTTCTAATGATAGTTGGTTAAACAATTCAATTAGTGGGTGGTTAATATCATTAGTTTCACCAATTAAAAATGATGTACACAGGTTTAATGGGCAGTATTTTTCCTGTATAATTTTTTTATAAAATGAATATTGGTCCTGTTTATTTTCATCAACCCAATCATAAAAATCTACACCATGATAAGGATTAAAGATCTTTTTTGTTAATGAGAAAAACAATTTATTTAAATTTGTTGATTTTAGATTATATTCACTTAATAATACCACTTGATCGATTATAGATTTTGGTATTTTTACTCTTCCTAGATATGAAATATCTTGCCATACGGGTAATTTTGCAATTTCATCGGAAATATGTAAATTTTCTCGACTGTTTTTATTATTTTTCATAGTTTGAAAAAATAACGAAAACACATTCCAGTGGGATTTTAAATTTTGGTCGAAATCATTTTTTCGATTGTATATAGTTTTGATTAATAATGGAGGTAATTTAGAACAATCCTCTAAATATGCCATTGCTAAAAATTTATTGAATAAATCGTCAGCATACGCAGGTTTTATTTGATTGTGTATAGATTTATAAATGCTAGATGCAATTAAATAGAAATCTTCATCAATTTCTTTTTCAGTCTCACCACTTTGTGCTATCATCAATTTAGTTAAATTTCCATAGAAACTATTATAACTCATTACTAGATAAAATTCTTTAAAATCATCGTAACTCATGTTGAAAATTGACCATGATTGGCGAAATTCTTCTTTTCTATTGAATACTACAAAACTATCAAAATTACTCACCACTGCTAATTCTGAATTAGATGTTTGAAACAAATATTTAGCACCCTGTGTGATTGGTGATAATTTACCACTCTTTTTAAATAAGTCCGGTGTATCTAACGCTTTTAATTCGATAACAACTTTGATTGTTTTTTTATCATTTGCATAAAAAACACCATCAATTCTCTCTTCCTTTTTTCCAGCACCATTGGTAGTCCAACTTTCTCTGGATTTTAATTTTTTTGGATAACCTAAAATTTCACAAAAAATTTCATCGATCCATTCTGCATCAAAAGTTGATTCTGAGTATAATCGTTTATCATTTTTGTATTCGTTTCTGAAAGTTTGGAGTTTATTCCAAGCATCACTATATTCTGTTTCGGAATAATTATCAATAAATTTGTTGAGCACTAATTCAGTAATTAAAGTTTTGTTGTTAAACATTTTTATCACCTAAACAAATGAAACTAAGACAAATGACCATCATATTAAAGATGGTCATTAAACCATAAAATTCGTATCACCCTTCACATTTACAAACTTTTACAACTTCGAGTAACGCATCATATTTCCCAGTGTAATATTGAACAAGTTCATTTATTTCATCTCTAGTTTTACCCGAACCATCTATTGCTGTTTGGTCGTTTAATACTTTACTCCAGTTATTTTTTTTTGCTTCGGCTGCATAAATCATTGATTTGATTGTATTCATAATCTTTTGATGTCCTTAAAATGTTGCTACGTTAAAACCTAAAAAATTTTGATGTTAGATTTAATTTATTTTCAGAGCATTTGAAATAATTCAACGCCATTTTTAGTTCAGTTTTATAAGTTGAACAAACCTTATTAGATTATTTTACCAAATTTTTTCACTTAGTAAGTCTTTTATTATGCACTACATACGGTGTTTCTCCACTATGAATTGTTGTATCATCATATGTTTTCGTGTCATATGTTGGTAAATTTTCATTTTTTGGTGGTATTGATGAACTCCTTGTATGCACAAATTTACGCCCAGATTCCGAATTAGTAGATTCTGGTGTTTTTTGTAATACTTCATCTTTAATTTTTGATGATTGTGAGTTATCTATTGTTTTTTTAGTATGCACTAAAACCATTCCTTTTTGAGTCATATGATTATCCTTTTAAATCAGCTGTAAGTAACTCCAATTTTTTTTCCCAATCGAGAATATCTTCCAAAAAAAATGGTTCGTTATTGTCAAATGTAGTATATTCATCACCTAAAGAATCGGAATAAAGCACTCCATCATCATGTTTTTTATTAGTTTTTTCCACTACTCTGGTTGGTGGTGTAGTATTTTCATGAACTATTACATTCTGTTTCAAATTCAAAACTTTATTGGGTTCGGTAATCATTATTTTACCAGGCTCAACAGTCTCACGCATTTGCTGGATTATTTCTGCATGTGGTGAAGGTTTTGTTTCTGAAACATACACACTATCAATCTTTTTTACTTCATCGACCAAATCAGAATCGGTTCGTTTATGTTTATCTGATCGTCCCCATTGACTTTTACCATGGGTAATAATTATTCCCATATTCACTCCAATAATAATTTTAATATTTTTTGGTTATATTTATATTAATTTTTCGGGGTAATGTAATTCTAACTGTTTTGTAAATTGTGGTTTTATTTTTATTTCAATTGGAGTTATCACATCTATAGTTCCGTCAGTGTTATATCTTATACATATACTGACATATTTTTCATTCATAATATGTACATAATTTGATGAAATAAAATTATTAATATTATGTTCCATATTATGAATTAGATTCTCAGTCAATAATTCAAATGATGAACTATCGGTTAATTGTTCGATGTAATCAATCAAACTTTTCATTTTAAATTGGTGATCTATTGATGAAACTATGAATCTTATATGAAATTATATTTGTGATGAATCCTACGGTTTCAACAAACAAATAATGGGAATCAATCGTTTCATCGGATACTAATTTATTTAGATTTTTAATTTTTTGTGAACACAAATCCATATCATCTAAGGCAACTACTTTATATCCATCATTAAGTAAATTAATAATGTCGTTAAATCTGCAACCTGACGATAAACCAATTATTCGATTACCGATACCATCACTGATAGTTTGAAAAGCTTCATATTCATCTTTTTGATTTTTGTGTGAAATTTTTCGATTATATGCTAGACAATTTGTTACTTCGTCAATTTTCAAAATTGAATACCACGATGATGTTATGAACACACCCATATTATACTTTTCCAACATCATTGATATTCTTTTCATGTTTAACTGTAACAAATGTAATGAATCATCAACTTGTCCAAAACAAGTATAGTCGGATGGAAGGATACAATCATCTATATCTAAGCACAAAATATGTTGGTACATGTTAAAAATGTTCCTCTGATGAAAAATTTGAATGGATGTTATTTGAAATGTAAAAATTTTCTACGATTTTTCGTTCTTTTGGTATAGTAGATAGTTTCATATCTATTACACTTTTTTGAATGTAACCTAACCATCGGTTTGCTTTACCTTCGGGCATTGAATCAATCTTATCAATTATGGTTAAGCACATATTTCTAAGATGTTGATCTCTATTAAAACCAAGCATTTTTAAATATCTATTTGCAAGTAGTAATATTATATCTTTTTCATTCATTTAATAAATCCTTTAGTTATTAATATTATACTATAATTAATTGGATTTTAATCACTTGTTTTTTCTAATTTCGATTTTATTGCAAATGTTAAAATACCACCTAAGTAACTAGGAGCAATATTATAGTTATTTGCTTGTGAACCTAAACTAGACATAATTATCGTTGTTATATGGTTTGTTACATCTTCTTGACTGATTTCCTGGTTGGTTTGTCTCACAATAAATTTTCCAGGATTATTAGAAAAATTGAATATTACTGTAACTATGTTGTTTGCAACTTTTACTTCCTTAACATTTAATTCATTAGTTAGAGTTTTTTGTAAGTTAACACCCAGTTGTGATGAAACTTTATAACTTTCTTTACCAATACCATCACTCGAACTTTTTATTTTATCCGTTATACGTTGTGGTTTATTTGTAGGTGCTGTTGATGTTGGTTTATTAGTACCTGCATCTGTTGGTTTTACATCTGTAGAAACCGCAGGTTGTGTATCATCCTCGAATATAATATTCTTTAAATCTTTAAGTAGCATATGGTATATCCTATTTAGTTTACTGTTATATCTTATATTTATCCTCGCTCTACCGAAAAACCCCATCCCTTTAGGGTGGGGTAATTGACCTGACTATTAACAAATAATTTCTAGTCCTTCCATATTTTTCAATCTTGAATAATCGGGATTCAACCAGCAAATGTGATGTGCATCAACCCAAGGATAGTATCCATTAACAGTATTTCCTTCTAAAACCAGCGAATAAAACATTTCAGTTCTATATCTATGTTCAACTTTAATTTTTTTACTTCCATCTGTAAGGCTAAGTATTTTTTCATCTCTTGATAAATCCAATGCAGGGACATATCCTTTATTTGGTACTGACACTAACGTATCTCTGGAAACCGAATAAACGTACTCATAATTAACTTTTTTAGAATTTTTAGATGAGTGCATTTGTATTATTATATTTTGATCTCTTTTACCAACAATACCTTGTATTCGATAAATTGTATTAAATGGTCCTGGAACATATAAACCTAAATTTGGATGATGTGATAAAACCTCTTTAAGGAAAAAAAAGTTTGTTTGAATTTGCATCATTTCTCTACGGTTTGTATCAATAAATTTATTATAGTAGTTGGTTATGAAATTATATTCATTGACATCAGGTGGATTATTAGCTAATGCACTGTTTCTATAGACGATTTCAACAATTCGTAAAGCTTCGTGGTATGCATCATCTCTTTCCATACCTTCAGAAATATTGAAATCGGTTAATCCATAAATTAATTCTGTGTTGAGTGCTTTACCTTTAAAGGTTGAAGTAACTGCATCTTCATAAGTCATACCACCCATATATATTTTTTCCATTACGGATCTAGAATCAAATCCCATGGAAACATTTAACATTGGTGAATTTGGTATCGATATGGTGTTTCTCATTTTTTTTGCAGTTTTTGCAGTTCTATCAAATTTACCACCAACTCCCCACCAACCTAAAACATAACTGTTGAATTTTTCATTATAATCATAATATATGTTGCCTACAACATCTGCATAGTTGGATTCTTTTTTTTCATATTGTTTTCCATTAGCAAATACGTTTGATTCTTGATGCCACCCCATGATTTTTAATGGTCTCGTGTAACCAGTATCATGTTTGCGATTGTTTTCCAATACTTTTACTTCATCAACTCCTAGAACATCCGCTGTTCTCCATCGCCTTTTTGTTCTCTCATGCCAATTCTTAAAATTATAATATGTGTAAGTATCTTTTGGTGCTATCCAAATTTTTAACAATGTTGATGCAGAAAACATAAAACTCCTTAGTTAAATAAAACATATTCTATTATTATACAATTTATCAAAATATTAATAGTTGTTTCAGTTTTTTAGGTAATATAGTTTCATCTTTAGTGTACTTATACATTTCAATTTTTATTTTATCTGGACTGTTTTTATGTTTTGCAATGGCAATTTTTCTTGATGTTGTGGTACATTTATCAAAAAAATCAACTAAAATTTTTGTTGATGTATCTTTGAATTGTGTTAAAACGTTAACAATCTGGTCTTCAAATACATCATCATCCGATAACTGATATTCCACTTCATCTCGATACCAATCATACATGTCATCGTCAGACATAGAACTGAATAATTTATGTAAAAAAACAATTGTTTCTTTGTTTGCTATGTTATACGAGATAGTTATAGTTGCGAATATTCGGTTAAAAGGCTCATCTGTAATATCAAACCATAATGGTCTCCCTAAAACACAATAATGTAAAAAACTATATGGGGATTTTGAATTAAAATACTTGATCCAGTCCAATTTATTACTGGTACCTACACCAGGGGTAAGTTTAAATAGGTGATTTAAAGTATTAAAATGATCATCTGTATTTACAAAATTATCAAGATAAACAACATTCGCAAATTTATTCAAAACATCTAAATTGAATGGTCCCTGTTGACTACATATTAAACTTTTATAAAAAGAGATTCTATTAGACGCTTTTTCTATATTCTCCGATATTTCAAAAATCTCCAATAATTCTGTATTTGAAAAAGTGAATTTACTTAGAAATTCACTATTCCTCGCAGTTATAGATGTATTAAAAAATTCTTTGATCTGTTTTGATTTATCCACAATATCACTTTTTTTTAATTTACTCATAAACACCCTCGTTTGTTTTTTTATTTATTTATTTATTTGTTATTCTCTTGTCATAAGACCTCACACTTTAATTCGTTGCACAAGTTAAAAAAATTGATGGTGTACATTCATATACCAAACGTGAATCGTGAAAAAATCATCAACTCTAAATTAAAGTTGATGATTTTGATTAGATGTTAAATCTTTCTACCTTTACCCATTTTTTCTAACTTAGCTATCTTTCGCAACAATGCAAATTCAATAGTATCGAAGTCGTGAGGTAAAACCAAATGATCCATAATATTTCCTAAAAAGGCTTCATTTTGAGTAAGTGAATATTCAATTTGTTCTGATGTACCAATCAATAGAAATTTAACATTATTATTTCTACCAAATTTACGAAATACAAATCTAACATCCAACCCTATCAAATCAAAGGTAATAACGGGTAGGATTATGATAGTTTTTTCCGACGTTTCCCAGTTTTCATGAAATTCAGTCCATTTTGAAAATTTCTGTATTTCTTTTTCATTCGAAAATAAGTTTCTAAATGGTCTATAGTAATTGTAGAATATTTTTTTCATCAACGTTCAAATGTTTTGAATAATTTTTCTCGATTACCTAATTTAATTTTATATGTATCACAGGTATTTTTTACTAGAAATACCTCCTCTTTAATTTGTACATTGGTAATATCTCTAATATAGTAAATGCCCGTATTTATACCATTAATATCTGCAACAGTAAGTTGCATTCTTGGTAAATCGTTGAAAGATGTGGGTATTTCTTTCGCATCACTTAAAAATCCAACAGATGTTTTACTTGCAATATCACACACGGTTGGTACGTTAAATGGAAATAAAATAAATGTTGCAAAACCAACTATAAGTATGATTGGAGTTAAAACTTTGCATGTTTCCCATAAAATTTTTTTCATTTTTTTCCTCGTTATATTTTCTACATAAGTCTCAAACCCTTATTGAATGAGTTTTTACCTTTTAAATTGTTGATGATTGTTTTTGGTGATTTTTGTGGTTTTTCACTGTTGTCATCATTATCTGTTGTGGAGTCGTTATATTGTGAATCATTATTTTCTTTGTTTTTAGTGAGTTTAGTATATTCTTTTTGTTTTGAATTTGCCCTTACATCAGTATAAGCATTTTTATCGTGTGATACCGTTTCTTCTCCATTTTCATTTGTAGTTGGGATAAATGATAATGTTCCCCAATCAGTTTTAAAAAAAACATATGAACCAACACCGGATGAATCTCTGGTTTTTAATAATTTTGCTCTAATAATTCCTGAATCTCTTGATGCTGAATTTGGGATGAACGCTAATACATTATCAGCACTTTGAATTTTTGCGATACCACCTTGAATATTTTCTTCTGAAATATCATTGGTATCACCACTAGCACTATTATGGGTAAGTATGTCATTAGTAAAAAATAAGTGATCACCATCAACAGTAATATCTCTGGTTTTTCTAATACCAATTTTTTGAATATTTACGATTTCATCCAATACCATTATTTCTCCCAATTAAATTGATTTAGTTGTTTTTAAGAATTATACAATAGTTTTACTTGTAATGATATTAGAAATATGATGCTATGAGAGTTCATTTACCAATGCTCTGCAGAAATGCCACGTCTTGTAGGGTGGGGTGGTTCACAACATCATATTTCTAATGTAATGGTGTTAAGTGTTATTCTGATTGACTTGTGATATTTCTTGAAGACCAACTTTTTTAATTTCTTCAAAACATTTTTCAAACGCTTCTACTATAGTAGGATCAAATTGTGTTCCTGCACCTGCTATGATAATTTCTTTTGCCTCGTCAAAACTTACTTTTTCTCGGTATGGTCTTTTTGAAATTAAAGCCTCTAAAGTATCAATTATGTGAATTAATCTTGCAGATATTGGTATTTCAAATCCACTCAATCCTTCTGGATACCCTGTTCCATCCCATTTCTCATGATGATAATGTGCCATTTCAATCGCAGTATCAATGTATGTAGTTACTTCTGGTTTCATCAATAGTTCGTCTTTAACAAATTCTAATGCAACACATCCCAATCGTGTATGTTCCTGCATGATATGATTTTCATTTTCTGTATATTTATCCCTTTTTAAGAGTGTATTGTCTCGAATACCTACCATACCTATGTCATATAATGTCGCAGATAAACAGATATGTTCAACAAATTCAGATGTTAAATCATAAATATATTCTTTATTTTTAGTAAGCTGATTGACTAAAATTTTAATATACTCTTTTATGAGTGAACTATGTTCAAATGCATTAGCGTGGTTAAATTTTGTCAAGTATGACACCGCCAATAATACTACATCGGTAAATTTATTATAATCCGTTTGAAATCGATTATTGTCATTCTCTAATTTCACAATGTATTCTTGTAATTCTTTTATTTTTGTGTTTGCTTTTATCTGATTGTTGACCCTAGCTAAAAAAATCAATGGTGTAATTGGTTTACGCATATAATCTACTGCACCTAATTCAAATCCTCGAAATTCATCGGAAATATCATCTAATTCAGATATAAAAATTACGGGTGTGTTTTTATATCTGGAATCGTTTTTCAACAGTTCAAACATATCATACCCAGTTTCAAAAGGCATGATTACATCTATTACAAAAAGTGATATGTTATTAGCTACGGATATTATTTTTTTTGCTGATTTAACAGAGCTTGCAGTTTTAACTTTGTAAAATGGTTTTAAAATTCCACGAATGGTATCGACACTTTCACCATCATCATCGATTATCAATATAGTCATAATTTCCCCACTTGGTTTGAATGAACTTGGTTAGTTATTGAAATTTAACAGATTATTATTTTGTTCCAATGGTTTCCACATTTTTGCAAATTTCAAAACTTTCGGGACATCATCTTTTTGTGTTGGACAAACAACTATACTTGAGTCTTTACCACCTAAAGTATGTAATTCATGACCGATACACACATTAGGTAATTCTTTTATTTTATCAAACTCTTTTTGTGTAACTCGAAGAACAACTTTTCGAAATGATTCAGATAACCATTGTTGATAATTTTCATTATCGCTAAATTTAATATGTGCCCATAAAACACTATGTGCAACTAATGTTGGTGTCATAAAATCAGGAAATTCATCCAAAACGGCAATATACATCTTCATAATTTTCTCTTTTTAAGATTTAATATGTTGATTATTTATAAGTTCACCGATTAACTCAATTAATATCATTTTTTTGTAAAAAAATAGTTTAAATTATTTTTTCATATCAAAATTTTTGATAAAGTATTCTTCTCTGAGCACTTCAATGGTATTGTCTTTTTTCCATTGAATTGCCACGGTTTTTTTAACTAATGCATCATCTCTTTCTTTTCCTAATCCAATCACTATTACGTAATTAGATTTAGATTCTAAATGTGCTGATGATTTTGACCATAAACTACCTATCTCAATATTACAAGTTGTGTTGGGGTTTTCTTCTTGAAAGAGTATTTCTGTTTTTAATATGTTTGAATTTCTATCTGCCCAATGAACTACAACACACATTTCTTCTGCTTTTGGTGGTGCGGTATTCCAATCAGGAATAAATTTTTCATATTTGGTGAATGATTGATAATTAAGAAATTCTTTAATATCTTCGACAGAATGAAAATGTTTATTCTCTGTAAAATGATAAACCATTTTGTTTATTTGGTCTTCATTCAAACCAACTGCAACTTCAACCGTAGTAGGTTTAACAAAATCATCTCGATTATTTACCAACCATTTTTTTATTTTGGTAATATTTGAGTTTATATCACCATCTAAAAATCGTGCTAAACGATGTACTTGTTCATTTGTCAACCCAACCGCAACTTCTTTCTCCACCACATCGTCAAATTTCTGTAAATTTAAATAAGATTTAATGCACTCTAAAATAGTTATCGTGCCTTTTCTTTGCCATATTGCATTTTCTAAATCTATGATTTGACTATCACTCAAGCCAACAACAGACTTGGTTGGTTTAGGGTTATTTAATTCTACCCACCGGGTAATAGCTTTCTTATAATCGAAAATTGTATCAACTGATAAAAATTTTGCTAAACTTTCAATTTCCAATGAATTCATTTTTTCTCTCTTTTAAGGTTATTTTTGCAAATTAGTTTGATGAGGAGTGTTTTTTAAATGTTAAAATGTGGCATTTTTTTGGTTTTCGTAGGGAAGGATTGTAGTATCTTAATGTTGATGGATAACACCAACATTAAGATGTAATTTTTGTTGCTTAATCAATAAATGATGATGCTTTTCCATTATCATCAATTAGAATATAAGCCGAACTTCTACCGGCATATGCCCTAACAACAATAGAACCGTTTGCTCGATAAGGAGGAACAGTATCTAATGACCACCCTTTATTTTCTTCAACATATTTTTTTGCGATACTCAAAGCATCATCTTTTTCTTTTTTTGATAACTCAGTAGTTTTATCATCTTTAACACTATCGGCAGTTTGAGATTTTTTTGTTATTTCTGATACAGGTTTATCAACACCTTCACCAAACTTTTCATCTGCCGCAGAAATATTTTGTTTAGCAGTAGCACCACTGGTATTGTAGATTCCATAAAACCAACTTTTTTCTTCTGCATCCCATTTCAAACCCATTTTTTTTGCAATTTCTTTATCTTTGAAATCAACTTTATAATACCGTTTTGTTACCAAAGTGGGGGCTTGTTTTGTTTCATTAATCAATAATTCACGAACTTTCATTTAGAATTCTCCATTTACTATATTTTATCAGTATTTATATTTTTCATCAAAAAAAGTGAATGATTTTCTGTGATTTCATTACACTATTTTCGTTTTATTTTCGAAGATATACTGAATTTCATCAAATTCATCAAAATTTGGTAGTTCAAAGTTTTTTACCTGGTTTGAAATAATATTATACTCTAATTTTTTATGATCTCGGTTATTTAAATTTTGAGTTATTTGTTTTTCACCAATTAAGAAAACCACAGCCTTATGATTATACTGTGTGGTTGGTATTTTAATAAGTTTATTCAAGCGATGTTCCTTAGTTAAATTTGTCATATCAACTAAAATGTTTTCTTTGTTTTTTACTGCATTTAGTAAATCTTTTAAACTCTGGTCGTGAGCTTTTTTAATATTTTTTTTATAATCGACAGAATCGTATCCCATTTTTTTATTATAAAAAAAGTTGTCAACTGATATTATACTATAATTTGAAAAATCTGAATTGTTTTTGACAAACGTTGATTTTCCACTACCAGATAACCCAATTAAAAATACAGCATCCAATTTTCTTTTTTCCCTAAACTGTTGTTTATTATATGGGATATAGTTTTCTAAATGAGTGAACTGGTTGTCAATAAATACCAGCTCATCATTAAAATCGGGTGAAATTTCTCTACCGTACGCATCAGCCTTAACAAAATCAATAAGTTCTTTTAAAAATTCCGGTTGGTGTCCATAACATAAATCCAAATTTTTTATTTTTTCCTCAATAGGAATTTTGTTCCAAAGAGTACCGTGTCTAGCAATTAATTGCAATGTTAATAAAAAATCGATTTCAAATTCTGTTGAGGCATGTTTTAGAATATCTATACTTTTGACCATTGATACGTTTTCATGGTCATAAAACGCTACTCGCCCGTTCTCTTTTTCATATCTTACATAAACTTTACCGATATCATGCAGTATTGCCGCAAAAATATGGTTATTATTATTTAATGCTAAATCCAATACCATTTCAGTATGACACCATACAGTTCCTTCAAAATGAAAAGGATTTTTACTACCATTACTATGTGTATGATCACATAATACCATAGCATTGTATAATTCAACATAATTGGTTTTAAACCAATTCACAATTTTTTGTTTTTCAACTGTCATTAGATTAGCCATTCTGGATTTTCTATTTGGATTTTTTTATATAATTCTATAAAATGTGAAAAATCTATACCATTGATTGACTCAAAATTTTTGAAAAATTCTTTAGCCCATAATTTTTCAGCTATCTCTTTATCTTGTATTTTAAACAGATAATTATAATTTGCAGGTGGAATATCAATATATACTGTAAGAAATTCCATATTATCGCTTTTGTCAAACTTAACTGTGCGAAATGTGGCGGATTTATCTTGCAGTAAATCTACTAAAAATACTTTTTCAAGTTTAATAGTTTGTACCGCGGTATACGTTGGAATAAAAACATACCAATAGTAATTATGTGGCACTAGATCACTGGGTTTTATCATAACATATTATTCCAAATAGTCATTTGTTTTAACTGGGTGTTTAAATGTTGATACCCATTTTTCAATACAGTCATCACAAATTTCAAAATCCCAGGTATCCATATCAAATTTTGAACCATATCCAAATAAAATTGAAAAATTGGTTATGTTTGAACATACAAATTGATATTCATCTGTGATATGGGTTTCTTTACCACAACAATCACAAGCCACCATAGATACTATTTTTTCTGTTGTAGTTACTTCTTTTTCAATGTATTTAATCATGATTAATTTTCTTTTTTTTGGTTTTAATTTTAGAATCACATAGAGAAGACATTAGATCCTCCTGTTGTACCATATATTCTATAAATTTTTTATGAGACATAACATCGAAACAAACATAATCAATTATATTTTTAAAATTTGGAATTGCAACTATTAATTCTTCATCATTTGATAGAGTTTCAATGGCATATTTAAATTCTAAAATTGATGGTTTGTGGTTATATCCATACGCCATAACATAATTATAATTATTATCCATAAACACCAAATAATATTCGAACTCTTTAAAAGTTGTTGTCATTTTTTAATCCTGTAGAGTTATTGAAAAAACACTCCCATAACTGGGTTAAGTAGATGCAATGTATTATTTTCAATTCATTATACATTTTTTTTAAAAACAATTGGATCTGACGCTTTTCCTTTTTCACGAGTATTGGAAACCTGAAATTTTCTTTGGTGGTTATTATCAACAGCAACACCCGACCATTCAATACTTTCTGAAAAATCACCATAAAAATTACTTTCATTGTTATGGATTGCTTCATAATTTACAACATATTCTCTACCACCCACAATGAATATATCACCACTTTTTAACTCTTTAAGTTCATCAAAAGTATATCTGACCATGTTTTTCACATTATAATTTAAAATTTGATGTAATGTTTAATAAACTACTAAACAAATTAAGTATATTCAAATATAAATCCATTGCTGCCTCTATTGGAGTAACATCGGTGTATAGAACTCGCTGTGTATCATAAATCATGTAAAATGAAAACATAATAGCCACACAATATGAAATATATAATGATAGTAATGAACTTCCTATAAATATGTTGATTACCATTAATAGTAACATACCAATTAACACCCAAAATAAATAAGTGCCCATAGTTAAGAAATTTTTACGAGTGGTTGATGCGTAAAGTGTCAAACCACCAGTGATAAACGTTGTTAATGTTAATGATTGTATAATCACATCACTTGATCCAATACTGATAAAATGATTTAATGTAGGTACTAAAGTTATACCTGTAAATAAAGTAAAAAGATAATATGCCACTGGAACTTTTTTAAATATAAACCAAAAAAGAATCAAAAATTCCAACAATATTAAAATGAAAAATGTAACAGCTGTCAATACATGTGTGTATGGTAATATTGCCCATGATCCAAGCATTGCCAATAAGACCCCATTAAACACATACGAGTATGTTTTTCCTAATTTTTGTAAATTGTCACTTGTAGTATTACTAACTAATTGCATGTTTGTACCCTCTATATATTAAAATTAATTTTTCACCTATTTATCAATTCGTACAGTTCGTCACGTAAAGTTTCGATTTCAAATTCCATTGCATTAATTTTTGCTTTCAATTCATTAATCTTTTCTTCTGAAATACGTTCCTCTAAAAATAAATCAATCATATCATTTATTAATACTAGTTCTGAAAAATCAGTTTTAAAAATCAACTCCGATTTAACATTATTCCTTGTTCGATACACCGAAATTCCAGAATCTTCTTTTTCAATACACAAGGTAAAAATTGTTTTACTGTTTTCTGATAAGAAACTATTGTCATCTCTTAACAATGGTTCGAGTGATTTAGGAATCTGTTTTTTCCTTTTCTAACGTATTTTTAATGATGGTAGTGTCAAATACTTGACCTCTATAAATTACTCCCGCAAAACCATCGTTTATTACCTCTGTATTTAATTCATCAAAAGTTTTACCATTTAACATATAATGGTATAACCACATTTTTTTCTTATATACCTCAGGAATATCTTTTAATTGGTGGTATTGACAATGTACACCATTTTCATAATTTGCAAATTCACATTCTTGGAAAATAATATCGGCATATTCCCAGAATGACATTAATCGCCAAAAATCAAATTGTGTGTCCCCACTGTAAAAAAACTTAATTCCATCTTCCTGCCATTTCAAACCAAATGCAGGTACTTCATCTTCATCATCAACAATATGTGGTAGTCTAACTGGATAAAATTCAGTTCCTAGAAATTGAAATCCATCTCTAGGTCTAATACGTCTAACATCGAAGTAATCATCCAATCCAACTTTACTATTTTTATTATGACACCCCATATTTCCTTTTAAAACATTCTCCCATAAAACATCCATTACCTTTGGGTTTGCAAATAACATAGGTTTTTCTGCGTTAGGATTAAAAAATGTTTTGAATCCAATAAGTTCGAGACCACCATTATGGTCGCCATGGTTGTGCGTAATAAAAATATGTTTAATATCTGTTACATCAATATTGTTATACTCTAAAGCCTCACCAATATGATAACCTACATCAATTAACAGATTAGAAGTAACTACTTCAGTTACTCCTTCCTCTGATACAATAGTTCCTGTCTTGGTTATTAAAATGTTGGAATGGAAATTTTCTTTTATTGAAACAAATGCACTTCCACTACCTAAAAATTTAATTATCATTCATTTTCACCATTATGACCCAGTAAAATAACCCATTTCATCTTCATCACCATCATATTCTTCATTACCATAATTTTCTTCATCTGCAAGATCTTCTAAGATTTCTTGTAGATTATATTGTGTATCAGAAATTTTTTCTGAAATTTTTTGATATTCAAAATCATCAATATCATCAATAATGGTATCTAATTGAGTTACTAAATCGTCTAAAGTATTCAATAATTGTTCAATAATATGTTCGTCTTTAATTGTTTCTGCTTCTAATGAGATTTCTGCCAAAGTTGATTTAATGGTTGCAATAGTCATAAACTGTCTCCAAGTTTTTATGTTATTTAAAAATAGTTGTTTTAAAGACCGATGAGTGGTGGAACATCATCATCGGAATAGTCTGAGTTTGGGTTCATCATATGTTTAATCTGATCTAAAATCTCTTTTTGAGTCCCTTTTATACCTGGTTGATCCATATTTAAATTGTTGATGGTTACTGATTTTATTTCAAGTTTCTGTTTTTCAATTTCCATTTTCTCTTTTTGTAGAGTGAAATTCAAAAGAGCCTTCGATGCGTCACTAGCATTTCCCAATGCTTGTTGTGCTACCTCCGAAATTCTCGCAGCAGATTTATCATCAATTTTACCCATAATTTCAATTAATTCATCATGATCGTTTAAACTTTTTTGTGCTACTTTCATTAGAATTATTTTTGAAAAATCTGCAAGACCAAGATCTGTTTCCATTGCTCGAAACATTGAAATATCTTGATCCGTAATCAATGAAGAGGAATAAATGGGTTGGTTTGTCAAAGGATTTATAGAAACTACTGATTCTTCAATTTTTTTATCGTCAACTATATTATCGATATTGAGCATCTTTGATAATTTCTTACTTACTATATCCAAAATGAATCTCCTTTTTATTGTTATAAAATACCTATTTATCCAAAATACAAAACCATTATACAAAAAATATTTATTTTTTTGCGTTTATTATTTTAAAAAATAATCATTAACGTCAACATATAGTAAATTTTGTGGGACGGTGCTTTTTTGTAAAATAGGTAAAAACAACGTGTGGTTACACTGGAAAAAATATATGAAATCCGATAATTCAATCAGCTATCATTATGTTTACAAAATTACAAATATTAATCCTCCTGATGAAAAAAAGTATTACATTGGTGTTAGAACAACCAAAAATAGAACACCTCAAGAGGATAGTAGTTACATGGGATCATCAAAACATTTAAAATCCGCGATTAAAAAACAAGGAAAACAACATTTTTTTAAGGAAATATTATCTACTTGGAATTCAAGGGATGAAGCAAATGTAGAAGAAATAAGATTACATTCATTGTACTCAGTTTCGAGTAATGTCGAATATTACAATATGGCAGAAGCTGTAAGTGTTGGGTTTTGTACATACGGAAATGTTCCCGTTATCGATACAAATACGGGTAAAACACTTTCAGTGTCGTTAAAAAATTTTAATGAAACTTGTCATTATGTAACAAATTCAAAAGGTTGGGTATCTGTTATTGATACCCGAACAAATGAAACTACAAGAGTAACAGTGGAAAATTATCATCGATATGGATATTATAAGTGTATCAACACAGGTACCTTAGTGGTTATTGATACTCGAGACAAAAAGCGAAAAAAAGTGTCGGTAGAAGATTATTACAAACACGAACATTTTGAATGTTTGAGTGTGGGAAAATTAACGGTTAAAGATACTCGCACAAACAAACTAGTTAAAGTTTCAGTTGATGATTACTATAGATATGATTATTTTCAACATCCCTTCATAGGTCAAGTTACAGTAATTGATACACGTGATGGAACAGTGAAAAATGTAAGTAGAGAAGAATTTTTAAATAATAATCATTTTGTTTCACCCTCAAAAGGTAGAGTCAGTGTTATCGATTTGCGAGATGGTGTTAAAAAAATGGTTTCACAAGATGAATATCAAAATAATGAGTATTTCGTTTCTCCTGTCAAAGGGTTAGTTACAGTTATTGATACTCGTGATGGAGTAACTAAAAATGTCACGAGAATGGAATATCAAAGCACCGATAATTATATTTCGGTGGCAAGTAAAAAAGTGAATATTTACAATGCCTCACATGAGTTAAAATATACCATTTGGGGAAAATTTAGAGAAACCTGTGTCAAACTAAAAATCCCTGCGAGATTATTTAAAGAATCGTGTAACAATAACTCAAAACCCATTGTACACAAAAAATTTAATGGTTGGTATGCGATTGAAGTAAAATAATCCAGCTTATTGGTATTCATCCCCATAGTACAAATCCTGAATATCGATTTCTCTGATTTCACCTGTTTTTTTGTTTCTAATAGTAATCTGTGTTTTACCATCCAGACAGTAAACAAATTTTAGCGATTTACCCCTAGCTGCGTTCGCAGTTGTAGCTTCCGCAATGATACGCATACCATTATCAAATTCTACCGAGGTTTCATTGTTCTTAATCATCCCAGGTTTTAACCAGTTTGGAGCAGAATAATACATATCTTTTATTCGCTTCAATACTTCAACAGAATGTGCTTGTTTGTGAGCAACAATTAAAATATCCCCTTTTGCTACAGGAAAACATGCTTCATAAAGTAAATAAAAAGCACCAATGGTTGTATTATGACTGAGAATGCCATTCGTATAATATCGATGATCTTCACTTTCTACCGAAAGGTCATACATAGGTGTTGATTCGATTGTTTTCTTTACAGAAATTATTTTTTCTAATCCATCTTCTGTTACAATGAAATCATCAACGGTTAAATCTTTTACAAAAATTGAATTGTAATTACTATCAAAAACAATATGATTATCTGCACATTCCAATATGTGATTTTCAGTAATCACTTCCCATACACAATAATCAACGGTCTTATTACTACCAATTATTTTTTGAAATCCCGTGTCTGTATTTACTGACCACCCATCAACTAAAAGTTGTTCAATAAATTTTTGTTTTTCATTCATACTGTATCCATTAAGTTTTTCACAATTCAAAATCATCGATTATTTCTAATTATACAATTGGTTGTGAAATAATTACAAAAACAGTCAAATTTTTTTGATGATTAGCTATCAAATATCTATACCACATCGGTAAAAGTTTGATGACTTATGGTTGGGGTTGTCAATTACCCCAACCTAAAGGTCGGGGTTTTTCGGCAGAGCGAGGATAAATATCAATATGGTTCACTTTAAATGGGTGGTAACAATGATTAAAGATATTATAGTTGGTTCAAGTAGTTATACAGGTGTTCCTGCAACTGGTGCACAAATTACGTTCACAACACCTGGAACTTATACGTGGATATGTCCATCCAATGTAACTACGGTTTGTGCAGTTGCCATTGGTGGTGGTGGTAGTAGTGGAGCATACTATACTGGTGGTGCTGGTGGTGGATTATCTTATTTAAACAATATCGCTGTAACGCCAGGTCAATCTTATACCGTAGGTGCAGGTGGTATCGGTTCAGGTGGTATCGGTTGTATTGCAGGTGGTATCGGTTCAGGTGGTATCGGTTGTATTGCAGGTGGTATCGGTTCAGGTGGTATCGGTTGTATTGCAGGTGGGAATAGTTCAGTATTTGGTATGGTAGCTGGTGGAGGTGGTGGAAATAGTGCCCCTGGTTATAATAATGCACCACCACAAGGTGGTTATGATAATGCGGGAACTAGCGGGAGATCACCATACAACTACTCTACTAACAGTTCAATTTACAACGTAGGTGGTGCTGGTGCTGGTGGTACTGGCATTTTTGGTGGAACAGGTGGTGGAACAGGTGGTGGAACAGGTGGTGGAACAGGTGGTGGAACAGGTGGTGGAACAGGTGGTTTGCCTGGCGGTATAGATAACTCCAATAATACAACTACTATCAGTGGTTCGGTTGGTATTGGTGGTGGTGGCGGATCAGGGTGTGGATATGACTATATAGATTCAAAAGGTGGGAATGGAGCAGTTAGAATAATTTGGGGTTCTGGTAGAGCTTTTCCTAATACAAATACGGAGGATTTATAATGAAAATGTATATTGAACTTAAAGATGGAGTTATTCACAATCATCCTATTTTGGAAGATAATTTAATTCATTTAGGCTTTGATATTAATAACTTACCAAATAATTATGTTGAGTTTGTTAGAGATGATTATTCCATTTCATCCACAAAATTAAAAGCTGGACAATGGTTGGAATATTATGCAGAATATAATGAAGCAAATAAAATAGTGTATGAATATTCTATAGTTATGGGTGAGGCTATTCCTGCAGATCCAAATATGTTTCCTCCAGGGTTACTGATTGGTCGTGAATAGTTTAGGGTGGTGAAGTAATTTTTTTTTTAATCATAAATAATTCAAATCGGGTAAATTAGAGGGTATGTTATGATTAAGGATATTATATTAGGTTCATCAGAAACATTGACATCGACAGGCAGTGGTTCTGGTGATTCAAATTGGGATAAGGTAAGTTTATTATTAACCGGAAACAGTTTGTTAGATAGTAGTTTGTCAAACAATACTGTTTCTATTGTAGGCAACACGACTACATCATCTACACAGAAAAAATACAATAACACTAGTATTTATTTTGATGGTAGTGGTGATGAACTGTATGTTTCAAAAACAACTAGTCAGTTGATTGGACTATCAAATGATTTTACTGTTGAATTATGGTATTATGCTGATGGTAATCAATCTGCGTGGACGGGTATTATAAACAACTATCAAAGTGGTGGTTGGGGTTCAAATTCTAGTTGGTGGCTTGGATATGATGGTTCAGGTAGTAATGTACAAATTGGTGTAAAAACGGATTCTTCTCAAACATCAACTACACCAGTAAATGTTTCAGTTAATACATGGCATCATATTGCGTTTGTGCGTTATGGAAACAATTATACCATGTATCTTGATGGTGTTGGTGTAGGAACAGTTACTAATTCGGGTACGATAGTAGATACCAGCACAAAATTGGAAATTGGTGCCTGGGGTAATAATGTATATAATGTTAAAGCTTATATGAGTGACATTAGAATTACAAAAGGTGTTGCTAGATATACTACAACATTTACACCACCTATTTCATCATTACCAACAGCAGCATTTGTTGCGACATTAGCAACACCAGCTTCCGATCCTAATACATCTAAATATGTTACTCTCCTATTAAATGGTGAGGGAACAAATGGATCTCAAAACAATACGTTTATTGATTCATCCTCTAATAACGCAACCGTCACTAAATATGGTGATGTTACTCAAGGTTCATTTGGACCATTTGGTAATTCGTGGAGTGTTTATCTTGATGGTGCTGGGGATGATTTATATATACCTACTTCTTATGGTATTGGAGTTGGAGATTTTACTGTTGAAGCCTGGGGATATTTAAATGTACTATCTTCATGGAGTGATATTATCTGTTTTATTGGTAGTACATCATGGGGATTAACCACGAATAACGGTGATATTGGTGCTTATAACATTGGTATAAACACATCGGGCACTATAATACCTACAAATTCATGGAACCATTTATCAATTACGAGACAATCGGGTACAGTTAGATTATTTTTAAATGGTAGTCTTATAGGATCATCCACAAATAACACATCATTGGATAATACAAGTGTTAGAATTGGTGCCTGGGTATCATCTGGTACTGAAAACTGGAACGGTTATATTTCAAATCTTAGAGTAGTAAAAGGTACTGCACTTTATACCTCTAATTTTACTCCACCAACATCACCTTTAACAGCAGTTTTGGGAACAGTATTGTTGACTTGTCAATCAAATTGGATAAAAGATAATTCAGTCAATAATGTAACAATAACAGTAAATGGTGATACTAAAGTAGTTAAAGATAGTCCTTTTCCTGAAGTTTATGATAAAACTGTTCATGGTGCAAGTGTTTATATACCATCAACGAGTTATTTGTCCATACCTACCTTAGCAAATTATGGATTAGATGGGGATTTTACTGTTGAGGCATGGATTTATCCAAATAGTTATTCGACGTACGCCTATATTTTTTCAGTTACTAACAATCCTAATGGGTTTGTATTTTATATTAATGGTGGTTATCTTAAAGTTCGAGCATATTATAACACTGATTTATTGTCCGTAACTGCACCACCATTAAATGTATGGTCTCACGTTGCCGCAACCAGAAGTGGTTCAACACTTAAAATTTTTATAAATGGTGTTCAAATGGGCAGTGTATCCAATTCAACCATTTTTCCTGCAAATGCTATTAGAGTTGGTGTGGATGGTACTGGTGGTGACTGGAATGGATATATATCAAATTTAAGAGTAGTGAAAGGAAGTGCACTCTATACTAACAATTTCACTCCACCATCATCACCACTAAACATCGTTACAAATACATCAGTTTTATTGAAATTCGATAATGCTGGAATTATTGATTCTAGTGGGAAAACTGATTTAACAACTTATGGAAATGCTCAAATTAGTACAACATCAAAAAAATTTGGTACAGGTGCTATCTACTTTGATGGTAGTGGTGATTATCTAATAACACCTCCAATATCAAGTAGTTATTTGATTGACACCACTGTTAACTACACTATAGAATGTTGGGTAAATATTACTGCAAATCCAAATACAGGTTATGGTCCTGTATTTGTTTTAAATGGTGGTAGTTCAGGTACAAATGGCATTAGTGTTTGGATTTATAATAGTACCATCAATTTTTGGAATAATGGTTATTCTGCACCATTTGGTACATCAGGAAGTATTAGTTTTAATACCTGGTACCATATCGCTTATGTAAAAAATGGAACTACACTTACAGGTTATGTGAATGGTATATCTGTTGGAACTGCAACTACGGTTACTGCAAACGGTGCTACTAATCAAATATATATTGGTGGAACATCCGCCGGTAAATCGTGGGATGGTAATTATTCATATTTGGGTTATATTGATGATTTTAGAATTACTAAAGGAAAAGCTCTTTATACTAGTAATTTTACACCACCCACAACATCATTAACATTATAATACAAATTTAATCATTTTAATCCTATTACATTTTTTTAAGTGTGATAGGATTTTTTACTCTCGCAATTGACTTAAAAACACATACCCTAATTGTGATGAATGTTTCCTATAGGATGAAGATAAATAACTGTATCGACTAATTACAAATGAGGAGTAATACATGATTAAAGATATTATATTAGGTTCATCCGAAATAGTAACAGTAAGTGGTACAGGTGATCCAAATTGGAGTAACGTTGCGTTGTTATTAAATGGTGATGATTTATTGGATCATTCGAGTAATTCTAAAACCATAACTGTTAATGGTACTATATCAATTAATACAACTACAAAGAAATACGGAACAGGTTCATATTATAGTTCATCTGCTGGAAATTATTTAACAGTTACAAATATGGGTTTATTTGGATCTTCTAATTTTACAATGGAAGGATGGTTTTATAAGATAGCTAGCACTGGAAATGGGTTGACAAGTTATTTTTCATATAACCAATATACGGATGGTATTTTATTCCGCGACGATTGTTTATATATTAATGGTTTGAATTTAGGTTCATTTTCATCAGGTTTATCAACAAACACTTGGCACCATATAGCATTAGTCCGTGATGGAAACACTTTTACAATTTATTTAGATGGTGTGTCGACTAAACAATATAGTAGTAATGCTGTTATTTCACCATCATCCACAACAACATTATGGGTGGGTGCGGCATCACATAATGCAGGTAGTGAAGGGTTTTATGGGTATATTGATGATGTAAGAGTAACTAAAGGGGTTGCGGTTTATACTGCAAATTTTACACCAACACAATTACAGATTGGAGCTTTCACAACTTCACCTGTTTCTGCTTCCGATCCAAATACATCGAGATATGTTTCTTTATTATTAAATGGTGATGGTACAAACGGTGCACAAAATAATACTTTTGTTGATAGTAGTTCAAGTAATTTGACTGTTACTAGGTATGGTGATTCAACACAGGGCTCATTTGGACCTTTTGGTAATAGTTGGGGTGTTTCTTTTAATGGTGCATCCGATTATTTAGAGGTACCAACAGCTTTTGCAGGTTTAACAAATACAACATCACCATTTACAGTCGAAGGTTGGTTTAATAGTAATATATCTATTTCTGGTATTTGTCCAATCGGTATGAATAGTAAGAGTTCAGGGACAAATGTTTTATTATGGGGTGGTGATTTATGGGTAAATAATACGAATGTATTTTCATTTAGTACAAACCATACCGATGTAGTAAAATATAATTGGTATCATGTTGCTATTTGTTACAATGGATCAACAGTAAAATGGTATGAAAATGGTAATTTAATTTATACTTATAATGGGGCATTAACAGTTGCACCTAATGATTGTACATTAGGAATTGGTGCTGAATTTGACGCTGCAAATGGTGGCAGTCCAGGCAATTATCATAATGGTTACATAAGTAATTTTAGAGTTAGTAATATCGTTCGTTATACATCGAACTTTACACCACCAACATCTAATTTTGTTTCAGATACAAATACTTTACTATTAACCTGTAGTGGTAATATGTTTAAAGATTATTCATCACTTAATAAAACAATATCAATTTTTAATACACCAAAAATTGTAAAGGAATGTCCATTTCCAGAAGTGTATGATAAAACTGTTCAAGGTGGAAGTGCTTATTTTGATGGTACAGGTGATTATTTGACTACTAATGGAGTATCTATTTCATCAGCAACAAATTATACCTTAGAATTCTGGTTTTATACCACCGATGTAACTGCAAGTTATCACAGAATTATTCATAATAACTCCAATGGTAATATTTATTATTGGTACACCAATGGGACAACATTATATGGTTATAATGCTGACATTGGTACCCTTATTTCTGCAGGGACATTTGTTC